ACAATATCTCTCAATTCATTGCATGAGAAAATATTATCAACACTTCTATTATAACGTTCTGGTCCATGATTCCATCTAACATTGTTGAACTCAATTTTACCATTATTTGGGTTTACAATAACAAATATTATTGACAGTCCATAACTATCCAATGGATAAGTAGTCTCATCTAGCTCACAAGGTTCATCTTGCCATCCATCACGTAGTAAAGCGTACATATCGTATGTGTTGTTTTTAGTATAACCGTTATATGTACTTTGTGATTGAGTATAGCATAATGGTACAGCGCCTCGCCCACCAGTATATTTGCCAAGTTCAGTAACAGTCATTCCCAATCCTTTAATTGGCGTATGATAGCCTTCAACTTTATATACTGTATAATGATACTTACCCTCTTTATATTCCTTTGAGGCTTCAATGGCATCATTGTACTTTTTATTTACATTCCAATAATGCAAACTTTCCTTATCTCCCCACAACTGTTTCTTTGATTTTTGTTCCTTTCTTTGGGCTTGTATAAGGTTCTCAAAGGCGTTCTTTACCCTAATGCTTTTATTAACAAAGAAATTGCCATCTTCATCTTTCCTAACGGCATATGGAATCAATCGGTTGATAACGGTGTTGATTGCCCAAACCTCGTCATTCTGACGCTTCTCTCCTTCAATAGGGTGCTTGACATATGTGTTCCAAATATCGTCAGTCATAGACTGCACTTCTTGGCTTGTGGCATCCATGTTTGTGATAGCTGCCACACCTCGTGCAATCTTGTTTCTGATTGTACGCTCTTGGTCTTCTGTCAATAACAAGTTTCTTGACAAATATTGATTCAGTACCTCTAATAAAATATGTTTATATTGTTTCATTTTTTCACAAATATATCAATAAATAGTTTTGATTTTAACATTTTTTTTAGTATATTTGCTATAGTAACGTTTTTTATATGATTAAATTGGTTATACAAATAGCAGATGTACACATACACAATTTGCATAGACACGATGAATATGCCGAACAGTTTGACAAACTGATAAATAAGTGCAAGGAACTGACTTCAAAATACAATAAGGATGAAGTCAGAATACTCATATGTGGTGACTTGGTTCATCAGAAGAACGACATATCAAATGAGCTTATTGTATTCTCAAGCGCCTTCTTGAGGCAATTGTCAGATATATGCCAAGTATTGATTTACAGTGGGAACCACGACTTGCTTGTCAACAACAAGAGTCGAACAGACACATTGACTGGTATTTTCGAGACAGCAATGTTCGATAACGTATTCTATTTCGATATGGCAACAGACTATAAAAGCGCTTGTATCGTTGATGATGGAATCACTTGGGCTTTATTTTCAATCCACGACAGATTCAGCAGACCAGATATTGATTCGGCAATAATGGAATGCCCAACAAATACAATTGTAGGTCTTTACCACGGAACGGTCAAGGGAGCGCAACTATTCAACGGATATGTGGCAGATAGCGGTATGGACGGTGAACTGTTCGAAGGATGTGATATAGTAATGGCTGGTGATATTCACAAATATCAAGTCATCAAGAGAGGTGACGTTGAGATAGTATATCCAGGCTCACTGATACAACAGAACTACGGTGAAACAGTCACACAACACGGATTCGTTGTTTGGGATATGGAAAACAAGACACACGAATTCGTTGAATTACCTTCTGCATATGGATACTATAACTACGAAATATCACAATTATCTGATATTGATAACAATGCAGAAAAACTAATTAACTATTAAAATATAAAAAAAACCTATACGTTTTGTATAGGTTTTTTAGTTTTGTTTCAACTTATATGTTACCTTCACGATTGCCGTTGAAGGTATCATTTGTGCAACATACGGCATAACCACATCTTGATAATACTTTATTTCCTCCATAGCATCCTTGGAATATAAATCACCTTCGCAATTGCCACCCAAGATGTTTATTGTAATCTCCACCACCTTCGTGTTGACAATCTGTGACGTTTCACCATCTGGTTGTATACCTATGCATACATACCTTTCGTCATCCTCTACAGAATCATCCTCAATAGTACAAGCTGTGTATGCTGTGTTTAATTTATTAATTTGTTCTGCATAGTAATTGTAGTCGTACCAAGATTCAGCGTCTCTTCTATCAAAATGGTGTTCCGTTTCCGTATCACCACTAATGTCGAACCAATCGCCAAAGAAATGAATCTTTGTATCTTCATACAATGGATATATCTTATCACAAACTGGCGGTGTTATCAAGTTCTTGAAACCAATTTCACCGATATATTCATACTCTTGCTCGAAATTACCTTCATATTTTCTCTCATCAAATAGATTTGCGTCATAAGAAGCGTTGAACAGCTTTGCAAAATAGTTCATATAAGAGAACCCTCCATCATAATTGAAATGACCAGTATGAGGATTGTTGCCGTTGAAATAATTCCTTACACTGTTTGCCTTAATATAATCCTCACTGCTTTCAGATAACTGAACCCAACCATTGTCAAGGAATGTCTGCTTTTCTATTCGGTCAATAATCTTGAAGTAATTGGTAGGTGTTCCTGAAATGTTTTCTGAAAAAACACCATCATTTACAAACCGTGTTTCAGCACTACTAATCTTGATGTTAGACTTGTCAAACTCATAATCATCTTGTGCAACAATACCATCAAAGCCATTGTCCCAATTCAAGTATATCCTTATACTATCTCCATTGTCAAGCAAAGATATGTCATACATCCTTATTTCCTCATTACCTTCAGTTGAGTAATCATCATCATTGTTCAAATTGCAATTTCCATATACATTAGAAACATAAATTTTTTCAGAAAATGTATGATAGCCTATTGTTACTGAATTGTTTGCAACTATAATATTTATATATCTATTATTCTTGAAATCCTTGTATACTGTATACAGATAACCATCAACAAGAAGATATTCGCCATCCAAATTATTTACCTTGTATATTTCTCCATTCATCAGTTCGTTAACTGGTAAATCAACAAGTTGCTTTATGTTTTCAACAATCTTAAGTGTATCTACTGTTTCTGTAAAAACGCAAGAGTCTTCCTTGGACATTATGTTATTGTTGTTGTCAAATGAATATGGTGAATTGCATAACCAACCGCCATTCATCTGGTAATATGGATTTCCATCATATCTGTCTTCTCCGTTGAAGTAAGGATAAATGTTATGATACTTGTAGGCAAGAGTTGTTTCACTTGAAAAGTCATTCTTCATATATACCAATTCGAATGTGTCCTTGTTGTAGCTTATTACCTCCTTAATGTCTTTATCAATAATTGCATCATAAATAGAATCTCCACTTATCACATAACCGTCATCAGTTTTCTCTATAGCCACGTAAATGTCCCTATGTTTGATTGGTAGACCTTGATAGCTGTGATAGATTCCGTTCTTGAAGTCTACTGTATTGTACTGTATAGTCTTTGTGGAATTATACCAATCTATTCTTGGCATACCCTTGCAGCACCAATATGGGTCAAGTATAGGATTTGTGACTGTAGTATATTCCTTGATGTCATAATCCCAATCATTGACACTTAAAGGGAAGCTTTCAGTGAAGGCTGATTCTGTATACAATTCTGCGTATTTGTTAACAAAGTTCTTGCTTACAAGACCGAACATACCGAACATCATCTCAACTCCTTGAATTGTTCCTTTGTGCCTAAGTATATGCCTTGAATTAAGCTTTAATCTCTTTAGAAACATTCGGTTAATATCCTTATATGAATATTCCTTTTCAGAGCTATATTTCTTGATTCTCTTGTTGACAAGAAGTTTCTTTTTCAAAACAGTATCACCAACTCGAATCAACTTTGTCTTCTTATTCTTGTTTACCTCTGTAATAGCTTCCTTCGCATATTTACCATCGCAATCATCAATTGTTCCACTAGTACGACCATCACATATGTTGAAATAACCAAACTTATATTTAAGTCTTTCATTTGTGTATGGCTTAATTTGAGTCTTGAGGTCTTGATTGAAAATCCTATTCAACTTATATATTGCACCATTATTTCCGATTACAATATTCTCATTTTCGTTTATTGCTTGTGCAGTAATGTTTTCAAAATCACTTGTAAAGCAAAGACCGCTTTCATCCAATCCCCTATAATACTTGAAATCACCATCTTCTTCCGTACAACCAGTTATGAATTCGTTCAAAGTTAGTGGGTATATGGATTTGACATCAAATCCCTCTGTAGCCAATTCATCACTTAAAAAATAATCTGGAATATTATTTTTGTCGTTATATGTGATTTGATTATAATGTGTTATACCGTCAATGTAGAATTTGATTTCATCGAACTCTCTTCCGAATAGTCTGATTACTTGTGCCAACTTCTCACCGTTTTCAGTGTATTCTGAATTCTCGTTTCCTCCTTTTGTATATGACCAGTCAAAGTTCTTTATTGAATCGTGTGTAAGCATTCTATAAAGATTATCAGAAAAATGAGTATCATAGAATTCTGAAATGCTTACAAATCTGCTGATGTATGAATTAATACCAGCCTCATCTGAACCGATATTGTAACCTCCATATGTGGTTGGGAATGTAAACGATTGAACACTTGTATCATATCCATATTCGCCTTCTGACATTATTTCAAAATAAACCGTATATTTAGGGTCTGATTTTGGGTTCAATATAACAGATTGAAAACTGTCCAATGAATTAAAGAACTTGTCAATAAAGCTTTTCTTTGGTCTGATATGATAGCCTTTTGCGCTTACATCTGGTGTAAAATAAATCAAATTTTGATTGTATTTCACACATATGATTGCAAACGATTGCATACCTTCGCCACTGAAGTTTACACCATAAATCATTGAACCGTTCTTGTACTTTTGTGGAGGAATTGGCAAATTGTTTCGTTTTGCATATTCTATCTCATCCTTGTTGCATACTGTATCATATTTGATAACATTGACAGTAAATGCAGAAGCAACGACCTCTTCATCCTTGTCAAGTATCTCATAGTTAACCCAATGCTCGTTAGCGGCAAGATACTTCAACTGCTTCTCGTCATTGTCATCAGTAATCCATTCGGTATATATGTCTATATTGAATGGGTTGTCAACCAACAATGCATCATTATATCTCTTTTCTGTATCCCCATCAATATAAAAGTTCAATGATGCCATAGTGGAGTCTGTAACATACAATTCTCCAGGAAAAGTACTTAGGATTCCGTTCACGGAACCTCTCACCAATTCAGCGCACGAACCGTAATAAGCAAAGTCTGACAGCTTGTAGTAATCGTTTTTTAGAACAATCTTGTCTTCTGTGTATTCGGTTTCGGCAGAAGCATCCTGCACGTCAGAATAAGTCCAAGTAGTGCCGTGCTCGTTTTCAGCCCAGTTCTTTAGTGCATTGGACTTGTATTGCACGTTTTCATCGTTGATGGTGATTATGAAGTTGCCACTTTTGTATTTAGGCACTTGCCTTGCAGCAAAATTGTCTATACCGCCTATTGTGGTATAGTCCCTTTCATAAATCACACCGTCATCTGTCCTCTGATGCTTCTTCTTTAAAACATAATTGCTATGTGACTTAATGTATGCCATATTACTTGTCGTTAATAGTTTGTGTAAAGTCTATGTCATTATTCTTGTTCTTCTTAACCTCGAACAATGGTACTGAAGTATACTCATCCTTAAGAGTGTAATGTTCAGACTGATGATATATCTCGTTGTTATTGTTGTATGTTGTGACAAGACCGTTGTCAAGGTCTCTCAATTGGCTTCCTTCCAACATATTGGAAATTGTATCTGCATCGTGGTCAACCATTTCAATCTCAATCATAACTGGCTCAAACTTTGTGTTTATGAACAACACCTCTTGGCTTACGTTTCCTATGAATGGTATTGCATTTGCCTTGAATGATGGAGCCACAGAAGGTGTGACAGTAATGAACGTAAGTGTCGAACTGTCGTTATATCTGTATGAGACTATCTTCTGGTTTGAGTTGGTCAAGTTTGTTGTAAGTGGCTCACATCTGTTGTTGCTTGTGATTATCCTATAATAATCATCCCTACCACCATCGCTTGCATTGATATATACAATCCTATAACCGACAAGATTATTGTTGGTTGAGAACTTGTACCTATCAATGGCTTGTAACTTTGTTGTGTCTATCACAATGCCTCTAACATCTGGATAACTTGACAATACTCCAACGTCAGCAATGACTGCCCTTATCTCTCGTGGCTTTATATACACAGTATAGAACCCTTTTCTGCTGAATTCACTCATAGGCAAGTGCAAGTTGTACATTCCCTCAAGAACGCTGTCTTGCTCCTTATTCTCTGTAGTTCTTTTTGCTGCAACAAGTATGTTAGAATTCAGTTTCTTGAATACAAGATTGTTTGAATCCGTTTCAGATAGGTTGGGGCGATATGAAAAGTATATTTCAATATCGTCTATGTTTATTGTACTAGGTATTCTAGTACCATATGTTCCATTACTCATATTAGTTGTTTATTATGTTTATTTTACCATTACCGTATTTTTCAAGGGCATCCATAGTGTGTATATCCAACAGCATAAGGTTGTGCTCATGCGGCTTTATTATAGCCCTTTCAATATAAATATTATCAGTTACCTTTTCCAATGATGATGAGCCAAACTTATACTCTTCCCTAAATATTGGGGAATAATCAAGCCCATTGAATCTCGAAAATGAAATCACATCATCACCACTAATCCAATCTGGTTTATTTTCTGTATTTATTACTACCTTGAAATCAGACATTGGAAGCTCAATAATTTCAGTCGAATACCTTATCTTCTCAATATCTCCAACAATGTCATAATAGTAGATGTTGTATGCAATATCATCGTGTATGCTGTATTGCGTAGGCTTCTTGTAAAGTCTGCAAATATCAACGTATTTTACACCATTCAATGTTTCAGTCTGAATGCCTTTGCTTTCGGAAAACAGCATATATTCCTCGCTATTCTCATTGTAGTCAAGGATTGCACCCACATAATATGTGAACCGCGCCATCAACAAGTCTGACGGTTGCATTGTATCAGAATCCAAATCTTCACACCTCTGACGTATTGCAGCTTCTATTGCATCCAAATTGTTTCCATTGAATGTTGTCGCAGAATAATACATTGTAATAGGTTCTCCATTAGCGTTTGCTATGTAAAACTCAATCTCCTTAAGGTAATCCCCCCAATATCCTATTGTATCTACTTCAGAACCAACAAGTTCTGTCATCCTTGATACAGAACCAACCTTGTATGGTATATCCAATGTTGAATTTTCAACTGGTTGCGGATGTGTACTTGCTGAAGTCACCTCAAAATATCCTTCTATCTCGTGTCCAACATCATCACAGAAAGTGTCATTTCTCTTCAACAATGAAAGTCTTGAAGAAGTTCTACCGCTTATGACACCAAATTCATATATTTCGTATGGGGTATATATTATGACTGTTTTTGACAAAGCATCATATTTATATCCCTTCGTATTATTGTCTGCCTCTGTTACCTTTTCACCCAATGATGTGTCTATATTTGTCATTTGGGCTGCATAATCGACATATTTAGGGAATGGCCTTATAAGCGTATCGCCAGATAAATAATAGGTATTGTTTTTATAAACAAAATAGGAATCAAATGCATCATATACATAATTCTTTATGGTAAATTGACCATCACCATTTCCTTTTATATAATTTCCGTTTATATTAACAAATTGACCAGTAGTTGCTGAAATATTCTTTCCTTCTCTTATACAAGGAATCTTTGTTATGTTGAAATACAGTGTGTTACCACTTGTCTCACCCCAATATTTTCTTCCCTTATATATAACAAATTCCTTTCCATTGTGCGTTTGAACCAAAATATTGTTATCTGAACCTTCTGGATATACAATGTATTTGTGTTCCTCAATTGGACAGATATTTGACTTGTAAAGTATATATCCGTTACTGCTGCCAATAACCTCGACTTTCTTTGCCAATTCTGTGGCAGCTTCGTCCGATGAAGCATCCTCTTTTGTATTGAACACAAAGACAATATCATCAACATTGTATGCATATGCCTTGTATGACAACTCATCTGACATTTCAGTATCACCGCTATGAGCTACAGAATACCTTGTCCAAGCATCATAATTGAAACTATACCTCTTGCAAATGCTGTCCCATTTATAACTCCTTGGTTCAGTACAGTTTCTTATCCACGTATCTGAATCATATACTACTGTAGTACTGCCACTTGTTCTACCGCTTTCGCCTTCACACATTCCGCTATAGACAACTCCACGGCACACATCTGACTTGTATTCAATACCACCTTCCCAATCACTTGACATAACAGTAAACTCGCCAATGTCTTCTATTGAGTTCTGTATATACAACGGCAAACTGAACGATGTCGTAGCAGACGAGCAATATATGTTCTCAAACGAGTCCATATAATCCTTGAGAATCAAGTACATGTCGTTTCCACCTCTCTTGAAATAATCCTTGCAGTCAATGCAGTCGATTGTAGGTACTTCACCGCACACAGTTTCTTGCTTGCATTCTTCTTCTGTAATACCGCTATACATCGCATATCTGTCCTTGAACCATTCGTACCATTTCATTGCCTCGACAAAATACAATTTATCTGTCTTCCAAACTGTCGTGTATTCTGTAGGTATCTCAAATGTGTTGAACACTTTTTTAACCAAGAACTCATCCATTCCTCCTATTTCAATGGCTTGATAATCAATACCATCTGAAGTACTTTTATCAACAACATTAACAACACCGCCATACCTTTTGAATTCTTCGTCCATTTCCTCATATTTCTCTCGTTCAGATTCTTCCATCACATAGATTTCCCAATATCTTGTTGCTGATGATACAATCTGATTGCAAACTTCTCCGTTACATACATTTTGGCTTTTAAGCAATTTGTTGTATTCCAAGAAGAAATGATACATTTTAATGGCTGTCCCATAAGACAATGCATAATATTTGAATCCAATATCTTCACAACCGCTATCATCATATCTAACATCCTCGTATGTTGATATTGTTTCACCAGTCCCACTGACAGACTTAACCAATGCAAGGTCAATCTGGCTATCATCAACTAGCGTACTGTCAAGAATGATGTCACAAGGAATCATTGCGTAGTCTCCCATAGGATAGCAAGAAATCAAGTTGTCCCTTTCTGAATCGTCCCTTGTAAGGTCAATGCATGCACCGTTCTCGTCAAAAGAGTCTATCAGTGCTGGTGTTCTAGCCTTGAATTGCTCAAGGGTTATTTTCTTGTGAATTACTCTCATCTTTCATTTTGATTTCAAACAGATTAAATATTAGATTGTTGTCTTCGTCAAATGTGGCAACATCTTCTGATAAATAATATATGTACTTGTCTTTTTCCAAGTCATATTCAATGTTTATTGGTATATATACATAGTCAAACACATCTTGTAAAGATACGCCTTTCTTCAAATTCTCCACATTCTCGCTGCTGTAATACCAAGGGACTGTCTTGTCACCATCCTTTGCGTGTGGAAGCATGAACAAGCAAGATTTACCTTCGCCAGCGTGATTAAATACTACCTTCATATATATTGTCCTACTGCATACACCATCAAGCAAATCCTTGAACAAATGCAGATAGAAGCCTTCGGCTGAATCATTCATCCTATATCTGTTCTTGACATAGAATTGAGAATCAAGCCTTATGCTGTCATCATATGTAAATGCTGAAGTTGCGGCATCATATGGTTCACAGCCTACACCTATACCCAATTTGACTGTGTTGTTGTCAAAGTCGAAATAGTCGTTAATCTCGCTGTTGTCAATATATTTCTTGTATGCCTTGCTTGAATCGTACCATATTGTCGCTTGATAAAGCAATGATTGGTTAGATGGTGTCTTTGTATCATAGAACATAAGCCTTATAAATGAATTTGACAGCTTCTTCTTCTGATAATATACATCATTGTTAGTGAAGTGCAAGAAATAAAGCAAATCTGAATGCTTCCAAGCTTCAGAAGGCTTCTTGTCAATATCAAATTCTCCATAACTCTGCTTCTTGGTTCTACCTTCGTCCGAATAACCGTTGTATGCTGTATCACCACTATAATAGTCGAAACAGAACCAGTTTGTATTAGCTTCATTAAATGACGGTAATATAGTACCATCACTGTTATCGCCATTTATGCTTGTATAATCCTCCTTAACAGTCCAAGTATCAAGAGTTCTTGTTCTGAAGTGAAGATTGAAATATATTCCGTTAACCTCGCTCCTTGTGTTTCCTTTTATATGGTATGGATAATATACATCCTTGTCCATATCAACGATTCCGTTTATCGCCTTTGCTGTCTCCGTTTCGGTAAAATACTTGTGCACATTATCCTCTTGCATCAAATTTGGGTATTCATCTTGAGAAGCAAACAAAGGTATGCTTATATACTCACAATTGTGCAAGAAATGAAGATTTGACAAATGCATTGGTTGGTCTTCATTGAATGAATAATACCTTGAGAAATCGAGTCTTTCCTGATAAGGTGAAAAGTTATTTTCAATATAGAATACAAATGAATCATAATTGGTGGCAATGTCATAGCATATTGTTCTGAACATAGCCCTATATTCGCCCATATTATCCATATCGTCTTCGTTATAAGACCACACAATAGGTTTGCACAATATGGTATTGTTTCCGATTATCGACTGTATCTTAAGCTCGTAGAACTCTTGTTGGTCAAATAGGATATACTCGTAAGGACGGTCATCCATAACCTCTTCACTTCCATATACGTGTGGTTCAGAATAAACCCTATATCTTGTTCCTTCCACATCTATAACATCATACCTTTTTATACCATATACTGGGTTTGATATTATTATTTGGTCTCCATCACCGCCATTATATAGTTTCCTAGTCAATAGATACTCATATGGAACATATGCAAATGTAGGCTTGTTGTTGTCGTAATATGTAATTATTCCGTACTTCTTTTCCTCAATGTTATTGCATATGACATTTAATCTTTCCAACCCATATGTCCCACCACTGACACCTTCTTGCGTTTGATTTGCGAATTCAACCCTTATTCTTGAATCGTCTTGCTGGGGCATACTGTTTCGATATTCAGATACAACATTATCTATCGAGTTTGAAATGTTCAAGAACATCACCTTGTCCTCATAGTTGATATATCCCTCATTTTCACCATTCAAGAAATGGAATTCATATTCACTGTCACCAACTGTAACATAATAGAATGGTCTACCTTTTTCATCAACGCTCTTCTTGTTGTAGAACTTTCCATTATGAGCTATCGAATTGAAAGTTGTTGGCTCCCCATTATACAATTCCGTATGCTCGGTAAGTATCAAATACCTAGGTTGTCTGCTAACAGTTTTTGCGATTATCCTCTCGGTAGAATCCAAGTTTACATTCGTGTCTGACAAATAGATAAAAACCTCTTCTCCAATGTCTGCCTCCGTATATTTGCCGTGTAATTGTAGGAATGTGTTTTCAGCATCATTTATCTTTACCATCGGTGTTATACCAGAAGAATATGTATCTAAATATAAATCAGATTCAGCCACCTTATATGTAAACTTGCCTTTTTCCTCGTCATATTGATATGAATATGGTAGTACTGTACCGCTTAATCCATCACCAATATATACGAACCTTTCATCAGACCCATCTCTTTTATCTTGCACGTTGTATTCCTTGTCATCATAGAGAACATATTGAATTACATCTGCACAAGCTGCACGTTCAACACTAAGGTATTCATCCCTTTCATTCATAAACGTGAATCTTACGAATGTCTTTGGATAACCATAAACTACTAGGCTTTCACCGCTCAATATGGTGTCTTGCTTATAATGAACCTCAACAAAACTCCCACTATAATCGGTATCGCCTTCATCTGTCTTTATGCGTTCGATATATATGTCGCATTCAGTTCCATCATATAGTTTAACCTTATCACTTGTGATTAGGTATTTTTCAGTCACTACTATATACAAAGACCCATCGTCCTTTGTTTGTATATGGTGTTCAACACCGTCTATGCTTATATATTCGCTTGACGATTCATTGTTGTAGTAGTATCGGTTATCGTGGAACTTGACGTATTTGCATTCTGAATTAGAGTCAGAAAGCACTTCGTATACAGTATCTGCGAAGAATTCACCTATTGCAGTAAACCTACTGACCTTAATGTCTATCTCCTTCCATTCATCGTACTTTGTGGAGTAAAGCTTTATCTTGTCTTGCTCCATCAAAGTACCGTCATCTTCTGCAATGCAAGTTACAATCTGCAAGTCTTCAGAAAATATCATATCATCAACGTGAATTTCCTTCTCCTTGCTCTCCTTCTTGCTTGTAATATTAAACCTTAACATTTTATATCTTTTTCCTCGTGATAATTGTTGCTTTCTGTAACCGTTATTATGTTGTTGCTGAAATCGTCAAACATATGGTTGGTAAGGATAGATGTCTGATTTGGGTTCTGTCTTCTCAAGAAGAAGTCAAAGTCCCTCATAACATACAACCTACCGTTTGTAAAAGGATACCTTTCAACGCTTGAATTTGCATCATCACCATTCTGTATTATACTTCTCCAAACATATTTGCAAGTACCGTCAAGTGTAAAATCTGCATAATCTGGAATATTAATGTCTGGTTTCAATATTCTGAAATAAGACTTGTTTCCATTAACGAAATTACCTATTACTGTCTGCTTGTCACTATCTATATCATATTCGTCTGAAATAGTGCAAGTAAACTCTCTGAATCCAATAACCTCTTCCACCTTGAATCTGACTACAGCATCCTTGTCAAGCCAATCAACATTGTTGTGGTCAACATACAATAGGAATGTTCCATCCTTTTCTAAATAATTATTTTCATTTGTGAAAATCTTATATATATTACCTTCTCTAGAAACCCTTCTTATTGTGAATATTTTAGGCGCTTGCCTTTCCAATTCTGTATTGATTGAACGGATTGGTATTTCATAGTGAGGCTTGTAGTAGTAACCTTCATATTGATTACCAGTTCTTATTGTCTTACAAGAAATGTAATCGTAGTTTGAAAAGTTATTTGTGTCATAGTCATCTTGCTTGATGTTGCAGTAATTAAGCCTTGAATCGTCCCAATGTTCCCTCTGATAAGTGTTGAATCTGTAGTCTGCTGTCTGTATAACAACTTCCTCGCAAGTCTCGTGGCTGTAGTAGCACAAGTCACCATAATAGTTGTTGTTCTTGTAATAATTAACAGTATCACCCAAATCCAATGCATCAACGTGGTCTTCGTCATTTATTAGTGACACTGAAAGTCCGCTATATGGATTTGTATTACCAGATTCACAAAGAACCCTTGTATTAGCCAAATTGTACACTGTATTACCAGTGTCATAATTTGTATCATACATCTTGCTACTCAACATAAAACCGCAGCTTGTCCTTCCGAAACAGTGGGAATATTCAACTGTATCTGCTGATGGGTTGTATTGCTCGTACCATTCGTAATAACCCTTGTTGTTCTTGACAATAGTCAGATATATGCTTGACAAAGGTCTTCCAAGGTTATCGTGGAGATAATTTATGTCGATGTCATCAGTGAAAATTATCTCCGAAACATCATCATTATAGATTGTCTTGGAAAACGCAAGGTTTGCAACGTGGTTTGCAAACTGTTCATTCCCTTCTCTAGAAATTGTTTGATATGTAGGTATTATGTCATCATTCTCGTAGATGAGCTTTTCGGTTATCTTCTGATTGGCAAATTTCCAATTAGGTAGTTTAGAGAATATTCTGACATAATAGTCAACGCCCCTATTGTTTATAATTTTTTTGAATGAAAATGACAAAAAGTTAGAATTTGTGTCGAAATATCTAGCATTTTCCTTTGATACCTTATATGTTGTTCTACCATACACTCCTTCATTTTCGGGTTTATCAAGCACTTGCTGATTGTTGAAATCAACCTCAAGTTGACTTCCTATACTGTAACCATCCTTGCTTACATCGAATGTGTACTCATCTATAATGTTGACTACGTTAAGGCTACTGATTTCAATCTCACCATCTCTATATAACGTGATATAATCACCTTCATTGAGTCCATGCTTTGACATCGAATACATCCTCATTATGTTGTCAAATACAGTATTGATTACAAACAATCTTAATGCGCCTCCCTCCACTCTGTTATCAATAAATGGTATCCCTTCGGTTGTGGATGATGATGGATATGTTAAACAATAGTTCCAGTTCTTTTCGAGCCTATGCCTATAAGGGTTATACTTTGGAGTGAACATAAACAAGTCCCTTGTTGGATACATATCAACAAATTCGCAAGCCTCCTTGTTGTTAAGCGGTTTGCTTATATCCAAGAATTCCCCATTCTTGTTCTCGTCATATATCTTCAGTTTGCCTTTGTTAACGAAACCCATCCATCCATTATTATCTATAAGCTTCTGCTTGACACAATCGTTGAATGTCAGCAAATCATCGAATGTATATATATGGTTGGCATAAGGGGCTGAAGCAAACGAGCCATCATTAAGAGGAATTTCATTGCGTGAAAAATCTCTTTCACCAGTGATTGTTGTATCACCGCTTACAACAGAACCATTATATCTTCTATGATAGTCACACAACGTGTTGAACTTGTCATATGTGGATTCGTTGATTGGAGAGCTTCCGCTTGGCAATGGGTTGACAGACTTGAAAGTGTTGCTTCTCAATATATGATTACCAAAAAAGTCCAAACCGCAGTGATATTCAAGATTTCCTTTTACCTTTGAAGAAAGCTGCGTATCATCAATCAAGTTAACTATCAGAGTCTTTCTATCCCCATCTTCACCTCTGAAGCTATCCTTTGTCTTATAGAATAATTCATCTGGCAATGATAGGTTCTCATTGTCAAGACTATCCAAGAAATTAAGGCATACGGCACTATTGGAACCTTCGTTCTGAACTATTTCGGTAAATGCGTTAAACAATACATTTGTGCAATAAGGACGTATTACGCAGTTAAGCCTTATTTTACTGCACTCGCCCCTTTCCTTGTTATAAAGTTCACCTACATTTACTATAGCGTCAATATCAGTCGATGGAATAATTCTCTTGGCATTCTGTAATGAAACATCAAGAGAATTATTTCCATTGGTTGATTGCTTACTTTCGTATTTTCTTAAAAATATTTGCTTCATATTTATGTTGGTATTTGACCAGTTCTAACATTTATCTTAAAAGAAGTTCCATAAACAAGACCATCACCGTTCCTAAAGAAGAATTGGAGTGTTATATTGATGTCATTGTGTACTATAATTCCCTTGGCATGCACATTGGCATTCGTATTATCACTTGATGGTATTGCATAGCTTTGGGTTAAATCTTGCTCGGCAATTGGGGTAGAACCGTTAATATTCCAAGCCTTAAAACCTACTTCAAAAGACCCATTATTGATTGATATTCCACTTATATTGAAAGATACATCAAAGTCTATCGTTTGACCATCAGTTGTTGCAGATGACGTAAAGCCGCTCAATGTTATCTGTCGTGGGAAAATATAGGCTTGGCTGCAATCAAACAGCCTCAAGTCCCTCTCAATCATACATTCATTATAAATTTGGTAATATTCCCTACCGCCAAAAACAAAGAAATTGTTGCCATCAATTGTACAAGCCAAATTGTATTTATAAGCCTTATCTTCGGTATATGTCCACATATTGCCGTTAATAACGGCATTTGGCTCCAAATACAATTTAACCATTGACAATTCTGTCGAGTTGTCTGGATATGTTAATGCACTGTTTGGTGACTCTGCCGTATAAAGGTTCTTGTAGTACTTGTTGTCTGTTTCATCCAATCCCCAAATATAATCTTCAACACCTTCGGTTATACCCTTCATCTTCATAATTTGAGAACTATATTGATTCAATACGTATTCATATGTATCATATGGAGAATAATCACCGCTTCTATTCCCAAATTTAATGGAAGTGATACAGTTAATCATATCACTTGCAGCAGTAATACCACTGAACTTAATGATAAAAGGTCTGTAGGTGTTATAGGCAAATACTGACGAGTCAACAGCGTCATCTGTACCATAACTGAATGAAAGTCTGCAATAATGAGGAAAGCAATATATTATTGGTGCTGTTGCTGTTCCTCCGTTACGACTGTCACAAAGCACATCAAAGTTTCCAGTCTCAATACAAGTGTCAATGCTGTTTGTTGCTCTCTTGTATATATTAGTGCAGTCAAAATCCAATTCTATTGTATCTGTTGGCGATGTTGTACCAATAATGGTAGCTGCCGAATATGATGAATCGAAGTCATCATATTGCACTGTAGGTCTAATGTCAAAGCTTGTGCTCTCAAGTGTCAGCTTAACGTTACCTTTAATATCTTGCCCTACAATGTCTGTATATCTTCTAATTGGATAATCAGAATAGCCATTTGTGAACGCGCTTACAATATTTGATATGCGATTGTTCATACCTACACCAGAATACGAAGTATCACCAGTATAACCATCTTCATAGCTATATATGTGCTGCTCCCTATGCTCGTCCGTATATATAACGTTATAATTGTCATTTAATGGAAGCTGTGAATTAACCATTGCATAACGAAAGTCACAAGTTGTCTCATTTGTTGCAAGCGATGCCGTATAAAGGCATTTGTGTACATCTTCACCATTATTCTGAACTATTACGGCATCCTCTTCACTTGGGTTAATACAGCTTGCACTATATCCGTATTCATATTTGAATTCATCATCCTCACCAAGTTTTTGTATGACATTCATATTAACTGGTACTGTATCATCAATTGAACTATCCATATAGGCCATTTCCATACCACCGATTGTCTGTAAGGTAAGTCTACCCTTCAAAACAACTTGGTTGCTATCGTCAGTATATTGTTCCAACGATGGGGTTGATGTCATAACAACACCTCTAAAGCCCATCCTACTGTCCACAAAATAATACTTGAACCAATTGTTTACTTGCTGATAATAATTTGAAGGTGCTGTATTTTTTGCCTCAAAGGTAATAAGCTTGTTGCCCGAAGCAATTGGGCTTGAATTTGAAGGTATGCTCTCAAATTTTGTACCGTCTAAACCAGCGTTATTTGTAAATGCAACAAAATAATTGATTGTATTGTTTTTTGTCGTATTAATCAAAGGATTAAAGCTATATGGCTCATATCCATTCAAACCATATCCATCAACAGTTCGTAATACAGTAGCAAAAGGCATCAAGTCAGACTTGTTGAAATTGGATAAACCACCATAGCTAGGTATATTACCAACAGTATCTCCATCAATATAGTACTTGTTATAGTTTTGGTTAATCAAACCACTGTTTGCTTGGTTTGAATAGAAATATGCCTTGTAATTATATGAAATCACATTTGGATGTGAAGAATCACAACTTACTGATGGCTTCGTATCAAGAGTCCACTTGTTAAGCATTGAGCTGTTTAGATTGATTGCTTGGGAAACATTCTTTGTGTCCTTGAACACAAGTTCACCAAATTCATTGAATGTTGGATAATATACTTGTGCAACCGTATTCTTTCCACCATTTATAGTGAAACTGAACGAGTTATTTCCATCATCAGTAAATTTCACCGCCTTGCTCAAATTGAAAATAGACTTGAACTTGAACAGCAAAGCATTGGTTCTAGTCCTTGAATCAGCATATTCTGTAAGTTCTTCTCCTTCTTCCTCACCTCCTTCGATGTATTTGCTGTAATTAATGTATTCAGACCATAAGGTTTCGTTCTCATTGATGTGTGGGAAAGTATAACCAGATGGATTATCTGTCCTATACCACCAAGTTTCATCGTCTCTTGCATTTATTGTTCTGATAGGAACATCATTAATAAGTGCATCGAACATATCACCATTATGTATGGTCATTGGCATTGTGCTTACATTATCGTTAGGACTACCATTACAGTATTGTGTAAAGACAAACGTGTATCTGCCTGGTACACAAGGATAAAAATACAATACTTTTGCTGTCTCATCACCAATTGTCATATCTTCAAAACCAACAACATCAACATTTGATGTTATACTAGTACTAGTGTATTGAATTGGTGTTGACAAATTATAAGGCAAGTTAGTTGGTATTGAGCTTTGGCAAGCAATATTGATGAATGTTTCACTGTTAGTTAAAGCAGTAAATCTCACATCATTATGGAATTCAAGTTCAGTTACATAAACCTTTAATTGGACATCGTACCTTTGGTCTGTACTACCATCCTTGCTTTCCAACTGCAATTTATATTCCTCATAAGATGGAGCATCATCTGTTCCAATGTGTACATTTTCAAGCGTACAATCGATTATCTTGTATTCATCACCATCTATTGTGACACCGCTTACCTTTATTTCACCGTAATTTCCGTTCTCATATATATTATCAAACGTTGTATATTCCTCTATTTCAGTGTCAGATAACTTTGGAATGAACTTAACACCCAACTTGTCATTTTCATATTGAATGTTGATTGGTTGTTGTGACAAGCTGATTGAAACCTTTTCTGTCTTTCCATTTACATCTGTAATAGTCAGATTATAACTACCGTTATGGATATAGAAATTGTTTTCGCTATCACCGCTCTCAAGATAATATATACTATCTGAAGAAGAATCAGTATTTTCCTTGACTATCATTGGATAATCCTTGAATGCGTGTACCTTACCATCCTTAATATAGAACTTACCGTCACTTGTCTGATAATATCTGTCATCACCAATCAAATGCTCTGGAGTATCATTAGGATGCTCATAAGTCTCGTTGTCTGTCAATGACACACCAAATATCAATCTATGCAATTTAACATTGCTCTCCTTGATTATTACATCACTCGTCTCTTGTGTTGACAGCACATAAGAATAAGGTGTCTTGATATTTGGGAGATTTATGTCAATCACACCGCATTTCTTTGGGTCAATAGTACTGCCGCTTTCACTACTGCGATTAGTGCTAGCGTCATACATACACCATTTTGGGACTACCTTGTCAACATCTATTGTAAACGGATATTTCACGTTTTTAGAACAAGTTGCAGTAAATTTGTTTCTGAACTTGTCAATGGCAGTCTTACCCTCGTTCAATCCGAAATAGAAATAGAATGAGTTGTTATAGTATGGGAAGAAGTTGTTATCCTTTGTAGAACTTGGTTTGTCATTAGTAGTGTAATTGTGCGTTACTCTATCTTCTCGCTTATCAGTTGGGTGTCCATATTTGTCGTGTTCCCAATCTGGTCCAAATCTGAACAATAGATAATCCTCATCTGCATAATCGTGAGTATCTATCTTGTATCTTCTTAATATATTGTCATTTTGCCTACCGTCAAAATCTACTGGGTACAAATATCTGAAATCATATATCTTATAACCAGTCGATGGGTCTGTCTTCATTTGAGTCAAGCCCCTATGATTAAGTGTGGCAAACATTGCTCTTGTTTCATAATCATCAAGTTCTGTCTTTGTAATGACACCATCTGCTATTACATTTGTTGTCGCAGTATTGCCATTATTTGCATATACATCTGTATATGACATATCATAGTTAACGCCCAATTCACTTAATCTACTGATGTTTACGCAAGACTTTGGTTTTGTATATATTGCCCTACAGTCCATACTCATTAGCAAGCCACGTCCAAAATAAGGCGCTTGCCTTTCTGGTCCATGAAGCCAATCCATACCAGTTACTTCTACATCACCTTCTTCCTCTGTAGTACCTTCAGTACTTGTACTTTCTTCATCAACAAAAGGTTGAACCGTAGTTGTGATTGCTGGAATACTTGATGTAGTTGAAGGAAGTCCTCTATATGGTTGTGGCAGACCTTCTGTATCACAACTGTTGAACGAACCCAACAATATAATATCTGTAGCAAAGTATCTTGCAAATTCCTTGTATTTTCCGATAGGTGGATTCTCCGTTGGCTTAGGGTCAACAATAACACCAGATGAATAGTAGTATATATTCAAGCCATCCTTGTTGACGATATTCTTAATCATACCCCATTTGGTGTAGTATTCACGCTTGCTATGATGCCAAGTATCACCATTGTCATTTGTTGCACCAGTGTAATTCATAGTACAACTGTCCATAAGTCTCAATCTGTTCCACTGCTTGTCACAATCACAATATATGTTCTTTGCTCTCTTTCTGAACAATCCGAAGAAATATGACTTTTTCTTGGTCTTCTTCCAATGCCAAAGAGGCATGTATAGTGTGCCATTAACCCAATCGTTGTAAAAGTCCAAGTGAATAATATCATACTCTTGTGCCAACGACTGTTCAATAACATCATAAAGCGAACCCATACTTGTACTCTTCGAGCAACCTTCCATATCATCTGGACAATTTCCATAGTTATCACACCAACAACCTGGATAGTATGCGACATTTGTATTGTCAGAGTCAGTCAAACCGCCAGCAAATGGTATACAAGTCAAATATTTCTTTAAAGGCTTCAAAGGGCATATACGGATGTCCTTGACAAATGGAAGTGGAATCCATATACAAAGGACAGTATCAAGCATAAATGATATTGTACACATTAATGCATTGATAATCATAATTGTGCCTATCAAAATCTTGATTATGATACAAAGCATTCTAAATGCAAATGGAAGATAGAATCTAACCTTGTTGTAAGGGAAAGGATTTTTGCTTTCATATGTATTTACTGAACGTATACCGCTATAGTTTTTTGTCTTTACCTTCTTGATGGTTTGAAGTCTTGGAATATAGTTCTTTACAGAATATACCTTGTTCCAATACAAGTCCCTAAAATCTTCTTCAAGTGTTGATGAGCCGAATTCATAATGCTTGTCAAAAGACGAACAGTCACTAATGGATGGCATATTCTCATTTGGCTCTATTTGTGGATTGTTAGGTACAAGATATTTTGCTCTATGTCTTGACATTGCATCATTTTCAGATTCAACCATACTGAATCTGAACCTAACCCTTGTCCTTGTTGGTATACCCTTGTTAGGGTTGTCTGTCGCAACTATGTTACCATATTCATCCATACCAACATAATCAAGATTCATTGGTATCTGATAACACCAAACGCCATCACCGTCTATAAGTTGGTTTCCTTGAATCTGGTATTCTTCAACCAAACCATCTGTTGTCTTTCGAATCATTTCAATAGTACCGTCACCGCATATAAGCTCCTTATTTCGTCCTATATTTGCATTAGGGGTACAAGTTGGCTGTATATTGTTTCCGTAGCTATCGCTGATAATTGAACCGAAAAACACACAAGTCGGCTCAAACTTGTATTGCACTTGTATGTCACATCTAGTTATACCGACATCAGTGCTTTCCTCGTCACTGTAAAACGGATAGACATATACACCTTGGTCTTGACTGATTATTTGGGCAATATCGTCAAGGTTTGTCCCTCCCTTGAACTGTTCCGAACTGTCAAAAAGCGTCTCGGTATAACCTTTGTACATAAAGTCCCTTGGCTTTTGAGAAAGGACACCAATATCAGACAAGTCAATATCAACGTGAAGTTGAGTATTACCAGTTGGTATGCCATAAATCATATAGTCACCAGAGTTATTGGTAACTGTAGTATATTTGTAGTATTTATCAAAAACCTCAAGTGTTGTGTTGTCATCCAAGACAAGCCTTTTGTTTGGGAATGTTCCTACAACCCTATAACAATCGTCATTGGAAGAATCTGGTAACAGATTGTATCTTACGTTTCCATAATTCTTTGATGTGGTGTCAAAATAGTTGTATAAGGAACGTATTTCAGTATTCTCATAATCTTCATCAGATATTGGGATGAACACTGAAACCTTTGCATTTGGGATACCGAATGCATCATTTGCAAGAACCCTTCCAACTATGATTCCATAATTGGAAGAGTCTATTCTGTATGTTTCCTCTTGGTCAATCTTCATTGTCAAGATTTCCAAAAAATCGTATTCTTGACTCATATTAACCTTCAAAACCTTATTGTCACCAATATTAGTATGTATTCTGTAGCTCTTGTTCATTTTGTATAGCCTTTGTCTTGCCCTTTATTTTGTTGATTATACCCTCTGGAAATATGACACGAGCATTGCCAAGTATAATTTGGGTAAACACTATGATTAATGCCAACAGTGGCATTACCACAATGCATACAAGTGCCAAAAATAAGGCATTTAGCAACCTATTCACAACTATTTCATTGAAGATACCCTTGATGTAGTACCACCAACCCTTTTTCTCATGATGACCGTCACTTATCTTGAAACGGTTCCCTATTTTGTCAATTGTCTTACAATTACAAGCCATTTGAAACTATTTTTTTTATTTTAATTTTGCTCTTATTGAAATATCACTTTCTGGAAATTTAATTTCGAACATAGAATCATAATCATTCTCCAAAACTGCATCAAGTGCCTCAATGTCAATTCTGTCACAAATTGCATTTTCATCCTTTGTAGTAATCAGTCTTTCAACAACTTTCTGTCCGCAAGAATCAGACGAGTAGTACAATGGGAACTTTCCGTTAGACCCATAAATACCTCCCCAAATGTTATATACTCTCAAATCAATTAATGCAATAACACCGTCAATCTTGTTTATCTCCTTCTCCAAGTCACCTATGAAGAAATTGTCACCCATAACGTGGTTTTCAACATCCATATAGTCCTTGATGGTATCTATTATGGATTTGATTACGAATTGTGTTGTGTAATTCTTGTCTATATAAACATCTATTTCAAAACCAAGGTTGTATACCTTTCCGCTTCTAATTTCAACATAATCAGTTATATTCTTATAACCCTTCAAATATTCCTTTACGTTGTCAACCAAAAGGCTTGGAAGAGAAGTGTCAAGCTTCTTTGCTGCATTCAAGCCCAAGAATGAAAGAACGACCTTGTTGTTTTCCTCAATAGCATTATATCTGAAAGGACTGCCGTACTTAGGCGGCATCATTGCCACCATAGCCTTGTAGTCATTCAACGTTACACAGCGCTTTTGTGCGCCAACATTGTACTTGATGAGATGCTTAAGCTCTTCTGTCGAAGGTGCGTCTTTACCAGCTATTGCATTGCTTAAGTTGGTAACTGACATTGACTTTGTTACATTGGCAGAATTTATTGTACCCAATGGGAATTCAATGTCAAGATACATTATTGAATTGATTGCGCCAACACCTATGTTTGTGCTTGCACCACCATTCACTGTATAAAGGACATACATTGTCCACCCTTCTTGTGGCAATACACCAAGCATTGCATTATTTACCATATTGCTCATTCTATATTCGGCATAGGTTGTTCCGCTTGGAATTTTATCATAACTACCAGCACCAAAAATAATCTTCAAGTATCCATTGTCAGTATATTCTGTTATGAACTTCTGTGTCAATGGCTTCCACTTTCCCTTGTATACTCTTGTGCTTCGTGTACTAACATTTTCACTATCACCGCTCATAGACCACGTTTCTGTATAATCTACATATACGTCATTAGAACCGCTCAAACAGTCTTTACCATCTGTTTCTGTACCATATCTGTACAAGTCGGCAAGAGAATCAGTTTCAAAGAATCTATATGTGTTAACGAAATCACCAGTAATTCTATATTGTTCCTCATCTATGAAATATTCAAATATTTTAGGATTTGATGTTAAACCAGTTGTTGCTTTGAAGATAATTGAGTCAACACACATAACATCTTTATCTGGTAATATTACCTCCATAAATGGTTCAAGCTCGTTGCTTGTAATTACCTTCTTGAATACCTTTGAATTACCAGCTATTGCCATAACAGATTTGCTTACAGTATAGCTTGTAATAGCTCCGTTTGCGTTTCTGTTTGGTTCATACTTCCTATTGGAATAGCCATCACTGTTGAACTGTTCTGCAAAGTTTACATCTTCTGTCAACTCGAACACCATACTTCCATTACCAACTTGTGTATCTCTCTTAACAACTGGGCAATCACTCCATAATGGCGTATTTCCACTAACTCCTATTTTACAAGACAATTCTACCTCAACCATACTTGCCTTTGAACCTGGAACCTTTACACCATTTAAACGAGCAACGTTCAATACACTGCTTCTAAGGTGCGAAGTATTCACGTTGTTCTCTTGATATGCCCTATCAATGCTATAGGATAAATCGTCACCTACAGCACTTACCAAATCAATGAACCAAGAGCCAACGCTTGAATCTGTGAATGAAGTACTTAATGTCGGATAATACTTTTGACTGAATTTAATCAATTCTTCCTTTATACCATCAAAATCCCTTGCAAGGTAATTTATACTTTTTTCTGCCATCTCTTAATTATATTTTTGTTATTACTGTGTCATTTGTCACTAAATTCCCTTCCTTAACAGAATAATCAATCCTTACGAACACTACTGAAGAATCCTCTTCATTCTGAAGTATCTTGATACTGTTTACTACAGTATCTGGAACATATTTGCTTACCGCACTAGAAATTTCCTCTGTCATTTGAGACCAAGTTTGAGTATCATTCTGCTCAAATATATGCCTTATCAAGTCTGTACCAAACTCTGGGTCTCGAACCTTCTGTCCCTTTGGGGTGAAAATTACATGCAGCAATCTACTCCTAATGCTTTCTCGCATTGTCGTGTTCAAGTCAAACAGATAATTCTCATTGTTCTTGTTCTCAAACGGATATTTTATACCATCATATTGTATTTTTGCCATATGCAAAACGTTTTATTAATAAATATTTGTATTGTGATTATTTAAAATATAATGCTTTTTTTATTTTCATAAAGATATGTTAACAATAAAAAAATGGCATCAGTAGGTAATTATTTTACCAAACTGGTGCCAAATTATATAACATTGTCTAAATTTCAATATAAACAGTATAGTTTCCATATGAGTAAATTTCACTTGTCATTCAATTCGCTTCTAACAAATTCTCCATTGTGGTTCTCCCAAATTGTCTGATTGGTACTGCCTCTGAACATAAGATTCGGCTTGTAATTGTTTTCATCCCATCTACCGTCAATCAGATAGTCACAGTAAGAGACTATTTCCTTCTGTTTGTCAGTCATTTTATCAAGGTAATATCCGCTCCAAATCCAAATCTTTTTGCTGTTACCGAAACGTTTTCTGAAATCCTTGACAATCTTCAATACTGCATCTTGATTGTCATCTGCCAACGGCTCACCTCCCAATATGCTTAAATGTGATATATATTCTGGTTCAATTGACTTGAATATCTTTTCTTGCACATCTTCTGTGTATTCAGCACCAGCCTTGAAATCCCAAGAAGCTCTGTTGAAGCATCCCTTGCAATGCAAGTCACATCCAGAAACAAATAAAGAAGTGCATAAACCAATACCATTTACCGTACAAAAATATTTTATTGCGCTATAATTCATTTAAAACAATTTTCATTTTATATGTTCCGCAATCATAAATCAATGCGAAACCATTATTTTTCATATTGTCAATTTCACTTAACGAATCATCGAAATTTTCCAATATTTTTTTTAATTTATGTTTTTGATATTTAATACGATTTTCCCTTTTTAAATTCTTAAAATAAAAATAAGAAGGTTTTGTTTCTTTTAAGATTGAAAAACCAATTTTTTTATATCCGTTACCATCAAATAATCTTCTATCAACATATGAATATAAAATATTGATATTATAATATTTACATAAATGTTTTAGTAATTTACTAAATCCACCAATAACTTGATGATTTAATTTTGTACACATACGATATAATTCAAATTCATCTGCCGAATACCTTGATTTACCAATACCTATGCATTGAATTAATTCTTCATTATAAAATAAACCTATTCGTATAGGCGTGTTAATAAAACCTTGTATATGATTATTATCTAAAAAATTATTATATTCATCAGTTGATAAATTTTTAATTTTACACTTTCTAGCATACACACGTTGCTCAAATATTCCTAAAGCAGACGAAATAATGGATTTGCAAATATCCTTTTTATATTCCCATTCGTCTTCATAAAAATGTAAAAGTCTAATCCCTTTATCAGCACATTGATTTGTCTTTATGAGCAAATTTTCATCTTTATGCCAAAATAATCCATCGAACTCAATAGCTATATTTTTTGATGGGACGAAAATATCCAATTCCTTGGGTTTTAATATGGTTCTATCATTGTTAATAGCTGTTTCATCAAGGCTTTTCACAAAATCATACATTTCTTTTTCGCCATTGCTTCTATATGAAAATCTATGATTATGTATGATTTCTTCAAAATCAGTTGGTAAACTGTTTCTTAATGCACACCTCCAATTACCATATACTTTTATTGGTATTTTATTTTCTTTTAATATAATTTCTATACCTTCTGGATAATAACCATAAGTTTCACTTAATTCACCAATTGTTACATAACCATCATCTGCAATCTGTTTTATTCTTTTTTGTATTGCAATATTAAGCCCACTTTTTACACCATACTTTGACAACATTGTCACTTCTGATTGTTCATGATTTGTATAAGCACTGTTTCCATAACGAGCCAACTTTGTTTCGGCACATTTTTTTGCATTAATTTTATATAAATCATTTTCCTTCATATATTCAGATACTTTTCTAGCTGCCGCAATATGTTTCTCTCTAGTGTATGATTGTTTGGCTTTCTCTTTATATTCATCTTTGAAAATTGGGTTGTTTAATTTCAAATAATCTTTAAATTCTTGCCTTTTAGAGGAATTATCAACACCATATTTTTCCAAACAAGTTTTTTTATATGCATCTACACGATGTTTATATGCTTCATCAATAGAGCCATATTTTTCTATTAACGTGTTTAATGACTTAACTCTAACATCTTGTAGATGCTGTTTAAACTTTTCCTCAGAACCATATTTTTTAATTCCATTCAAATCTCGTTGGCATTTCTGGCATAATAAACCCCTCTTTCTAACTGCCGCTAAACTTTTAGTAACAATCTTGTTGCATTTCTCGCAAATAAATGTAATCTCTTGACAAGGATGATAGCCAATTATATCCTTTAAATCCTCATATGTAACGATTTTAATAGGTTCTTCAACTTTTTTTTTCATAATATTTACTCGTTCATTTTTAAACTGTACAACTCTTCCATAATTGGCTGTACAGCACATTCATCATAACAGTCCAGATGAATTACTCGATTGTAAATATCGTCCAATCTACCCTTGTTTGTATTACCTGCATTTATTTCCCCAAGATAGCCGCACAAGCGTCCCTTTACATTCATCTTATTATCATCACTGTTACCACAATTAGGACAGATAAACTTGAACTTTCCATCAGTTGTCTTGACAAGTTCCATCTTGCCTTCATATCCACAATCATAGCAAACACCGATGATTCTGTTTATTTCTGCGTACAATATATGGTCTGCCATCCATTGGATAATCTTTACAATTACATCGACATTGTGTGTCAAGTCACCAGTTTCAATATATGAAATTGCACCACCAGCTGACAATGCCAAGAATTCACCTTCAATATCAAGCTTTGTAAATGCATCGATAGTCTCACGTGGGTCTACGTGGTAGCTGTTAACTACATAATCCTTGTCAGTAATCTTTGGTATAAGTCCGAAATCCCTTCTGTTTGCCATTGCAAACTTGTATGTCAATGTTTCTTCTGGTGTACCATAGATAGCGTAGTTGATACCATCCTCCTTCTTCCACTGTGCAACCTTTTCATTCATATATTCCATAATCTTCTTGGTAAATGCCCTACCTTTTTCAGTTGTGTTAGATTCACCGATGATTGCTTCACAAGTTTCATACAATCCTACATAACCGATACTGATAGTAGAACGTGTGGGATACATCTTCATCAAGTCACCAACAGTCTGTTCTGGTTTCAATCTTGCCAATGCGCCATATTGCCACAATATTGAAGAGTTCATAGCCTTGATTTCCTTGCACCTTTCATACCTTATCTGCAAAGCCCTTCTGCAAAGAGCCAACCTTTCATCGAATACCTCAAAGAAGTCTCTTCCCTCTTGCTTTGCTTCAAGTGCAACGTGTGGTATATTGATTGTTACGACACCATTATTCCAACGTCCATAAACGATTGGCTTCTTGATTGTAACTTCTGTATCTGTCTTCTTTACGAGCCAACCAGTGTTTCCTCTGAAATTGATTGAATATCTACCGTTTTCATATCCACTTGGATATTCACCGTTTTCAACAGACTCGAACGACCTCTTTGCAACAAATGTACCATATGGGTATGTTCCAACACCTTCAACCCAATAGAACTTTGTATCAATTGGATATGTATGTTCCTCCCAAATAGGGCCTAACAAGCTTCTGCATCCCATTGATGGAATTATCTGTCCTTGCTTTACTCTTCTTGTTTCCTTATCAGAAACAATATCTGGTTGCATTCTGTATGCGTTGCATTCTGCTGCAAGACGTGTAAGGTAGAAGTATGGTTCACCCTCCTTGTAGTTAACACCATCTGTAATCCAATAGAGAAGCTTTGGGAACAATGGGGTAGTATAATGTCCGTTCTTGTCCTTGATACCCTTGATTCTGCGCTTGAATATTTCTTCAATCAATATTGCAAAATCGTCAAGCTCTTGCTGTGTTTCTGCCTCTCTCAAGCAAAGGTTGTTAGATACGAAAGGTGTCTGTCCGTTTGAACTCTGGTGGCATAAAATCTGATATTGATATGTCTTAACACCCTCCTTGATTTCTTCCCTTAACTTATCCTCTACTATTTTGTTTATCTCATCATCAGACAAGTTTCCGTTGTATTTTTCAATATCAGCTAAAACCTCTTTTCTGATAATTCTTCTTGAATTTGCAATAAATGGAAGTAAATGCGCCCATGAAACGGTCTGCCCACCATATTGTCTGCCACTTACTATAAGATTTATTTGTGCCAAAAGGTTGCAAGCTGTTCTGAATGGTGTCTCATCGTTTGGTTCAATCAATGTGTCACCCATAACAAACGTATTTGTCAACATATCTTCAGCATTAATCAAGTCACAATTGTGTTCTGGTTGTAATGGGCTATAATCCATATCGTGCCAATGTATAAGCCCTTGCTTATGAGCTGTAATGATGTCGTTTGGAAGCATCTTTTCAGCCATTGTCTTGCAAATGATACCAGCTACATAATCTCTGATTGAACCATTGTCATCAATGTGCTTGTTGGCATTATCACCTCTCAATTCAGAATTTCCATCTACCAATGCAAGAATTTTTTCTTCATCTGGGGTGAACTTCTTATCATTCTTCTTCTTTTCCCTATATAGTATGTAATTCTTTTCAATCTGATATTTGTTGTGCCTTACAAGAGCAGATTCTACAAAACTGTTGATGTCTTCAGCGCTGATTGTATTAAAGCCCTCAAGTTTCTTCAATACGGTTTTGATGACCTTCTGCAATGACTCTTCATCCATCTTTTGGTCATCTTGAACAGTGGAATTTGCATTTTTTAATGCGTTTTCAATCTTTTCCAACGAAAAATCCTCTTCGCTTCCGTTTCTCTTAACTACTTTCATATTTCTTTTGTTGTACGTAATATTTTGTTTATTTTTTTCCTTTTACAAACGTTTGTAAACATAATTAGTATACAAAAATGAAAAAAAATTACTAAAAATTTTACAAAAAATTGGCTACCAAACCTAAATGTATGATAGCCAAAATTTTAATTAAAACTTTTTTTTGGAAAAAAAAATTATTTTTTTTTATCTTATAATTTTATTGAAAAAAATACAAAAAATGACTATTTAGAGTCCAAATATTTCAAATTTTATGGTGATTCTGCCGCTTTTTGATTCTTTTTAGCTTGTTTCAAAAGTTCCTTCTGAATTTTTCTAATATCCTCTTCTCGAACTTGGTCAAACTTGACCATATTTTCAAATTCGTCTACATCATCCATATTTACAGTACAAGTACCGTTATTGAAATATGCGTTATTGAATATCTTTCCACTACAACCAGCTCTGTTCTTTAGAATCGCAATAGTTGCCCTATTGTTTGCAATATCATCTGTTGAACGAGCAATAGACAATATAATGTGCGCAACTTGAGCTTTTCTGATTGAACCGCCACCCTTGTCAATGGTTACAAGTTCAGAATTGATTGAATCTCTACTACCTTGACTAGGAACCCAAACAGCCATATTAAGGTCGCTTGCCATAGTTTCGATTCGCCTCATAGTCTTGCCCTCTTGCTCCCATTGTGATAAAGATTTATCTCCAGACAATTTCAAACATTCGAAATAATCAAGAATCAACAAGTCTGGTTTAAAGCCAAGATTTATCAGCCTATTGATATAGTTCTTTATTTGGTCTATTGTCTTTTCGCCACTAGGAAACTTGACAATCTTCAGATTTTTAGCAAGCATTTCCTTATCTTCGTATCTGTCAATCTGCTCCCTAACCATCTGAATGTAATCGGGTTTTGACAAATTACGAGCCTCCACTTGCGTTATCTTTGAGAAATGCTTTCGTCTAATCTGCTTTATCTTGTCCTCAAAGACAATCTGTAGTACTTTAAATCCTTGATTGTTGTTGTATTCACATCTACAAGTTGCTGCTGCACTAGCAAATGATGTTGTTAGAGATGTCTTACCAAACGATGTAGGGCCAATTATCATTCCGACTTCGCCTAATCCCAAACCACCTTCAAGAACCTCGTCAAGCCTATCAACTCCAGTTGGTATTGGCTTTCGATATTCATCTGACAAGGTATCTTCTATGTTGTCATAAATTCCCTCGCCATAATCTTCGCCAGTTCCAACATTGATTGCATCTGTCAATAGAGTGACGCATTTGTCATACTTGTCAGCATCAGTTCCATTGCTTCCTACAACCCTTAATATTTCATTTGCAATACGTACAATATTCTGCTGCTTGAAGAACCTTGTAGCAACTTCTCTGACATAATCGATTGATTCAGTGGTTACTGTCTTCAGTTCTTCATTGAAAGCCAACTCTTGCTCAAGCTCAATTTTGTTGTGTATTCGTTCCCTTATGGACATATCCATTACAGTATATGAAGGACAAATCTGATATTTCTCATAATAGTCCTTCATAATTGCAACATATGTTCGCATTATTACACTTGTGAACATATTTTGGTCTATAATGGATGACAAATCTCTGAAAAAGGAGCTATCAACCATAAAGGCGTGTATCAATCTCTTTTGAAACTCTTCACCTAGATAACCTAAATCCTTTTCATTTGATTTTGATGCCATAATTCATTAATACAATGTTTCAAAATATTCCTTAGTCTTTGCTGAAACTGCTTTTGCCCAATCAGAAATATACTTCTTCTCAGTAAGATTTACTGAATAGAAATACTTCTTGGCTCCACGAGTCCTCAAAAATTCCTTTTTACCTTCCTTGTTGACAACATACTCGTCATTCCCATACACTTCGCTCACAGTATAGTCACCGATTGACTTGTACAAGTTCTCGCGTGGTGAGCAAACCTCGCAAATCTTCCTTATAATCTGCTGTGTCAAGTCTTGCTTGTCCATTATCATTGCCTTGAGAACATAAAGCTCTGCCGACAATCTGTCTTCGTTTGCCTTGAAATATGTGTCCTTGTCATACACATATGTCTTGTCATCTTTTGTAGTAATCCTTACAATCTTGTTGGTGATGTCAACCCTATCCCTAATAGCCTTAGGGTAAGCATAGCCATCCCAAATCCTTGACAGAACAACCTTGTGGTTATCAGTCAATTCAAACTTAAACGTGCATTCCCACGGTTTTAGAAGAGGGTCTTTGAACTCATTCAAAACATCATCCTCGTTAAAGTAATACCAACAGTATACTCTGCTCTTGGATTTCAAGTCATTGTCAATACTCCTTACAAGACCGTCAAAAGTCTCCTTGAAATTGACAGTATCCATACTACCCTCAATAAAGTTATTAATCTTGAAATTTCTCTTGCAAATCAATTTGTCATTAACATATAAGTCAATTTCAAATCTCTCTTCCTTGTACTCCTTGTTTGGAACTTCGTTTGCCATAATCGTTAAAAATTAAAATTAAACGTTTAAAAAATAACTCTCGATTTAACATTAGTTAACACAACGAATATATACGAAAAAAAAACAAAAACAAAATTAAATGTTAATTTTTTTTTAACATAATTGCCGCCTACAATACTATTTATTTGATATATTGATTGTTGATTATGGAAAGAAAAAAAATACATAATATCATTGCAAATGAAATAAACAGATATATATTCGAGAATATCAATAACAGCACTAATACATTTATTGTTTATAGAGGTGGTTCAGAATTGGCTCACGAACATTTTTCTGACGTTATTTGGTTTTCAGATAAACCAATACAATACTTTACGCATGGTGGAAGAGATAAAATGTCAAGATATTTGATACAACTGAATAATCCATTGATTGTTAACGTAAATGATGAATGGTGCGGTAAATTGTGGTGGTACTACTTGGATGACAATGGTGAAATAATACGTCAATCAAACGACCCAAAATTGACAAGCATTATGCCTTCCCAAATATGGGATTATGTTATGGAATCCGAAGAAGAATATGAATTTGGCGATATTCCATACATTGTCAAAAATATGGTAAATAGCGGTTTAGTAAACTACGATTCAGTAATACTTAAAAATATAGGAGAAACACCAGTAGCTGATGTTTACTGTACCGATTATGTTGTGTTTTCAATGGATAATATAATAAAGAAACTAAAATAATACAATTTGGCACAAGTGTGTAAAATAATTACTGACTGATGTCAATTTTCTTTTTCAGCAAGATATTTATGAATAAATAAGAAATTATATTATGGTACATATAAAATTATTTCAAACAGAAGAAGAAAAACAAGCATGTACAGACAAATACGAATATCTGTCATACACAATTGAAAGTAATAAAGTGAATATACACCCAAAAACATTTTTCTGCAAATTAACACTTAATAATGGCGATATTGTTGAAATTGAAGGCAGTGGAGAATTGACATATGCAATGACAAGTCAATATAAATCAACAACAGTCAATGCTGAAATAGGTAATTTATGCACAAGTATTGGTGTTGGTGCTTTCAATAGTTGTAGTGGATTAACAAGTGTTACAATAGGAAATAGTGTTACAAGTATTGGTAATTATGTTTTTGGTGGTTGTAGAGGATTAACAAGTGTAACCATACCTAATAGTGTTACAAGTATTGGTGCTAGTGCTTTCAATAGTTGTAGTGGATTAACAAGTGTAACAATAGGCAGTGGTCTTACAAGTATTAATAGTGCTACTTTCCAAGGTTGTGGTGGATTAACAAGTGTTACAATAGGAAATAGTGTTACAAGTATTGGTGATGGTGCTTTCCAAGGTTGCAGTGGATTAACAAGTATAACAATACCTAATAGTGTTACTAGTATTGATGCTGGTGCTTTCTATAATTGTAGTGGATTGTCAAATATAACAATAGGTAATAGTGTTACAAGCATTGGTAGTAATGCTTTCTATGGTTGTACATCATTAACAAGTATTACCATACCAAATAGTGTTACAAATATGGGTAATGCGGCTTTCCAAAATTGTAGTGGATTAACAAGTGTAACAATAGGCAGTGGTCTTACAAGTATTAGTAGTGCTACTTTCCAAGGTTGTAGTGGATTAACAAGTGTTACAATAGGAAATAGTGTTACAAGTATTGGTGATGGTGCTTTCTATTATTGTACCTCATTATCAAGTATAACAATACCAGATAGTGTTACAAGTATTGCTAGTGGTTCTTTCCAAGGTTGTAATGAATTATCAAGCATAACCTCATTAGCAACTACAGCACCAACAATACAAAGTAATACATTCAGAGACGTTAAAACTAATGGTACATTATATGTTCCAAGTGGAAGTAGTGGATATGATTCTTGGATGCAAAATGCTGACTATTATTTAGGTTATTATGGTTGGTCAAAGGTAGAACAATAACAAGCAAAGATAAAGCCAAATACAAGCAATATACTGCAAGTATTTGGCTTTATTTTTATTTATTATGTTTTTCCCTATATATCAATCCGTTGAAAGCCCCAAAGAAATCTCCAAGTCTACCATCATCCAACAAGTCATTAATCTTGTTTTCTTGGGCTATCTTATACAGATTCTTGAAATCTCTTCCCTCATCATCCAATGGGCATTCTGTAAGCATTTTCATTGTTTCTGTTGCCTCTTCGGTAAGCAACGGTTCCTCAAGTGATATTATCTTCTTGTTTATCTCGTATATCTTGTTTCCTTGAACACCTTCAGTCACATTGTTTATGATGTTTTCACAAGCCTTCAAAGGTCTCTTCTTTTCCTTCTTGCGTTCATCGTTTATCTCCTTTGCCCTTGATATTACATCTTCCACAAGCATCTTGTTGTTCACAGCTTCTGGAAATAGGCTGAAGAATGTCTTTTCTCCAACTCCTTTTATACCAGCAATGTTATCTGAAGCATCGCCACAGAATATCTTTTTAAGAACAATGTTCTCGTGAGTGCATCCCAATACTTCCACACAGTTTGAAGGTATTACATAAGTTTTCTTGTTAAGTACGTACAAGCAAACGTCATCGGATATAAGCTGTGCCAAGTCCCTATCGCTTGATATGATAACAATCTTTTCATTCGGTTTCTTATGTCTTACAACATATGCGCACAAGTCATCAGCTTCCACATATTTCGCCATATATACCCTAATGTACAGTTCTTCGCAGATTTCAATTATAATATCTCTGCACCTACTGTACCTTTCATCCTCTGTTTCTACATATTGGACTTTTTTTGATTCTTTTTTCTTGTTTCGTGAATAAGCAAGTACTTTCTTTACATAATCGTTTATCTTCTTGTCATATTCTGTTTCGTTTATATTGTAGTGCTTGTCCCTATTCGCCTTATAAGCTGGGTAAATATCTGCCCTTAGCTGACCACTCAAGTCATCGTCAAAGAACACATAGCATTTTGAGAAATCTCGCTTGACTATCACTTGTCTTATCATATTGAAGAAATTGATAATTGCACCATAATCAAGACCGTCTTGGTTGAGTTTTGTTGATACCAATGCTGTTTTAAGCACACTAGAACCGTCAACAACCAAAGTATATATATTCTCTTCTGTCTTTATATTGTTAGCTTCTATGATTGATTTTCTTATTACTTGCTTCATATATAAAATCTTAATCCATCATTATGAAATTCATTATAACGAGGTTTGTATTTCGCTATGTCCTCATATGACAACCCATAAGGTCTTATCCATTCCTCTGCGTCAATAAGCGCTTGTTGGGATTCGGACATTTCCTTGACAACATCCTCAATGGTCTTGCCGCCCTTGCTGTCATCAACCATTTGCCAAATTTCTTCTGGACTATAAATCTTTGATGATTTCCCATCAGTTATAATTCTGTTCTCATCTCGCAAGAATTTGTCTATTGATTCTCTTGTCGGTTGATAATGTCTAAAGCCGTTGACATAAAACTTGAACTCATCTCCTTCGAAATAATCGCCAAACCATATTTCTTGCCCAAGTAAAACATCTGTCATTTTTCTTATTTCGTAAAAGTTGTTATCATCAATAGCCTTATGAAGTCTTTTCTTTGTATTATCGTCTATTTTTTTCATGCTAAACAGACTAATTATTTCTTTGTCTTGAGTATATTTTTTCATCAGCAATATATTTTCTTACTTATTGTATGAGGCATTTTTCTATATGTATCCCTTGAAAGTAGAATATTTATTGGTTTTTCAGATAAATATGGTGAAAATGCAAATTTACAACCATTCTCATTGATGTTTCCGAAATTCTTGTCAGTACCGCTTCTTATTTTCTCATCCTTTACCTTAAGCAAAGGAATCGTCCATCCTATTGTATAAAGGTAGTCATATATGTCTTGTTTCAGAACCAATGCAATTTCAGCTTCCCTTATCTCGCTTGCGTTGTGTATGACATTCTCATCCGACTTGTCAACCCAAACGAACAGATATGAATTGTTTTCCAAGCTTTCATTAACGAACCAACCCTCCATTCTGTAGTCGCTTCTGCTCAAGAATGACAATTCAAGGCAGAAGGTATTCAATTTCCTTCCCTTCTGTTCATTTGTAAAGTCCAATGCAGCTTTTTCATCACATTTGTATTCAAACCCGTTATATTCAAAAATCGTGTCAATGCCCTTAAGTTGGGTATTTTTCTCATTAACTTCTATCAGATTTTTTACTTCATTATAAAAATGCTTTTTCAAGAAATCGTGCACTGCCGATTCTCCTTGTATGTCTTGTTTTTCCTTTTCTGCATTTCTAGCCATAAATAAATGTTACTTTTAACTAATATATACAAAAAATATTACTTCTGGAAAATTTATTGTATATAAAATGATATTTATTATAAATTATATTTTTATATTATGATTTATTTAAAGAAATTTGACACTGACGAAGAAAGAACTCATTATGCGTCAGAAGACAAACTAATGTCATATACAGAAGAAACAGACACTGTTCACATATTAAAGAAAAGTGGCGGTGACTATTTGACCTTTGTTGCGGTAAGTGATGGTACTTTTGAATTCAGTGGAACTACTGGTGATTCACAAGTAAATATGATTGCATATTCGTTGGACGATGGTGAAACATGGTCTGAATATCAGAATCAAGTATCATTAAATGTAAAATCTGGTGATGTTGTGAAGTGGAAAGGAAACATGGTTCCATATCCTAGAATTGGTTCATATGAAATTGCAGATAGAGATTCTGGAATAGGAGTTTTCAGTGCAAGTACTGCAATGTTTAATTTACAAGGAAATATAATGTCATTATTGTATGACGATGACTTCGAAGATAAAACAAGTTTGATTGATTCTTGTACTTTCAACTTGATGTTTTACAAAACAAATGTTGTCAATGCAAACACGTTGGTTATGCCATCTCACGATTTGACAATAAATTGCTACTGCCGTATGTTCTATGAATGCGCCAAAATGTACACAGCACCACTCCTTGTGGCAGAAAACATAAATGATTTTTGCTATTTCGAGATGTTTATGGGGTGCGAAAGATTAATAAATGCGCCATCACTAGTTGCTACTGAATTGAAAAAAAGTTGCTACCACAGAATGTTCGGAAATTGCACAAGTATTGTTGTTGCACCAGTATTGCATGGTGAAATTATGAAAGAAAGCTGTTATGAGGCTATGTTTAAAAACTGTGCTAGTCTTTTGATTGCACCTCAGCTTTCATCTACGACCCTTGCTAAATGCTGTTATGATGCTATGTTCGAAGAATGTACATCTTTAAAGTCAGCTCCAAATCTACCATCATTGACAGTACCAACAAGCGGTTATTGCGAAATGTTCAAGGGCTGTACTAATTTAGTTTCAGCGCCAAAAATATCTGCAACTGGATTTACTACTAATGGTGGTGAAAAAGGATTATATTCAATGTTCGAGGATTGTAAATCACTTGAAGTGGCTCCTACATTGTTAATAAAGTCTCTGACAGCAACATCATGTTACCGCTATATGTTTAGAGGATGTACAAAATTACAGTATATAAAGGCTATGTTCACAACGACACCATCAACGGCATATACCGATTCTTGGGTGTCTGGTGTTGCATCAAGTGGTACTTTTGTTAAGAACAGCGCAGCAACTTGGAATGTCAGAGGTGTAAACGGTATTCCAAATGGTTGGACTGTTGAAACGGAATCTGAATAAGATATTTATAAAAATTATGTATACACAAAAAAATGGCACTATTTGATATAGTGCCATTTTTTTTTCAGAATATTTCAGTTGTTTCCTCTTCGGTAAATGCCATTGATTTTGCATCATCGTCACTTACACTACTGTCACCAATGCTCTCAATTCTCTTCAAGATGTCCTTGATGTTATTCTTCTTGTAATCATCAATGTCATCTATGCTGCAAAGACCGTTGTGCACACAAGCTATTTCACCTTCATATGTAATGTTGTAAGGTGTTGGCAACTGATTCTTGTTAACCTTAATCTTGCTGACAGTACCGTAAGTATAAGTCTGTCCCTTGACAGTTGCATTAAGCTTCTTAATCGCAGCCTTTGCCACACCTCCCAAGTGGATGATGAGCCTTGCAGCATAGAAGAATGCTTTACCGCCCTTGAGTTCAATTGAAGGCAATCCCATTGTACTATTCATAGAATCATTCCAAATCTTGTTGACGCACACAAACGAGTTTGTATATGGTGAAGAAACCTTCCTTGAAGTAGGAATCCTATTGTTCAAAATGTTCGTGAAAGCTGAACTTAAAGCACCAGCGTCAAACATATTGTTTCCTGTTTTGCTCATAAGGCTCTTGAATGAAATGATTGAACCAACAGAGTCCCAAATGAAGCAGATAGGCATAGGTATTTTGCCATCTTCTTGCTTATCAAGGAATTCATTTATAGAATATGCAATATCCTCAATAACCGCAGTATTTCTCTTCTTTGTTGTCTGCTTACCAGTTGCATAATCATTCATTCCATATGTATCAGCCAATTTTCTACTGTTATAATAGAAGAAATCGCCATTCCAATCAACAATCTGTCTTTCTGTAGTTACTGTTACCTCACCTGTTTCCTCATCAACAGTTTCAACATCAACATCACCATATTCAGGTGTAGCCTTCATACCACAATCTATTGCATACGAAAAGTCAAAGTTGTTTTCTGTATCATAAATAACTGGAAGAATTCCATTGTTTATACAGCTTGCAATAAGGCAATTAACCAATGTAGACTTACCAGTGTTTGACCAACCAGTTATGATGCTCATATATCCCATTGGAAAACCTGGAAGTTTTAATGCTTCATTAAATGCCTTTGGCATTGGAATAAAGTCCATTGGTTTGTCAGCAATACTTGCTGCAAGGTCATTACCTTTTCTTGAATAACCCATCTCTGCCTTTAATTCGTCAAGGTTGAATTTCTTTATCGTTGTCCCCTTCTTTATTGCTTGTTTCATTATTAATGCTTATTTTATTCAAATTATTAAAAAAACATTCCCTACATATTGCTCTATAAGTGTCATCACCACCAATAACAATCTGTTCGCCATCAACAATCATATTACCGCTTGAATCAAATCGAGCATTTATTATTGCCTTTTTACCGCAGTCACAATATGACTTAAGTTCCTCAATAGAATCTGCAATTTCAAATAGTCTTTTTGAACCAGCAAATAGACGTGACTTAAAATCTGTACGCAAGCCGTAGCAAATTACATTGATACCGATTGTATCTACAACCTTCGCCAATTGGTCTACTTGTTGTGCCGTTAAAAACTGGCATTCATCAACAAGAATTATTCTACAAAATCTGTTCTTAATCGCAAGATTGAACAGATTAGTCTTCTTGTCAACAAGAATGCAAGGGCGTTCAATACCAATTCTTGACCTTACTACTGCTGCTTCCTCTCTTGTGTCTATAGATGGCTTTATTACCAATATTGGTATTCCCTTCTCATCCAAATTATGAGCCTTTATCAGCAAATTCAAGCTTTTGCCGCTACTCATAGAGCCATAATTAAAAACTAATCTACTGTTGTTCGTAACCATGTCAAATAGCATTAATATGGAAGGTCAGTGTCTTCTGTTGAAGGTGCAGAATAAGGAGGAAACTCAATTGGTTCTGGGTCATCATCTTGAGTTTCCTCTTCTTGATTACCATTACTTTCCGCAAGCTTTCCAACATAACAATTCTTTTCCTTATTGAAATAAGGCACATCACCGTCAAGAAGAATAGACATATAATCATAAGGCTTGACCTTATATACGTCAGACCACTTCTTTTCATCATTAATCCACTTGTTTCCAAGCTCGAAATCATTTGTCAATGGAGAGGCAAACTTTGAGTCTACAACTGAATAAACGTTCTTTCCATCAGTACCTTTGCTGATAGTAACCTCCAAATCGTATCCATTGTTCAAGTCAAAAATATTCAGATTTTGGTTCATCTTCAATCCTTGCTTGTAACGAGCTGACCAAAGCTTCATAATCTTCTCATAAGGGCCTTCCTTTGCGCCTGACATAAGCCAAAACTTAACACCATCATTCTCGTGGTCACGTTCTATGCACCTTACAACATACATTGTCCTTGCTCTGTTGTGCATATTGATTTCATCGTACTTCTTCTTTTCAGAGTCGTTTGTTGCCTTTTTCTTCATTTCATACGCTTGGTTTGATACCTCACAGAATGGGCAAGTGTCACCAAGCTCGTTTTGGATAGGACATGGCAATGTCTTCCAACCGCTTGGAGAAACCTCTTTGTTTACCTTAATTGTATGCATATGAACTTTTTGAAAAGGAAAACCTCCATCCTTGTTTATAGGAAGAAGCCTAATAGTGATAGTTTTGCTAGATTCACCGTTCTCTAATTTGGTGTTCAAGTAATTCTTTGGGTCAAAAGAAACAAAATTCTTTGGTTTTGCAGCATTGTTCAACTGCTCAATAACATCATCTGGTGTAATGTTTGATTCAAAATTAGACATAAAAAATAAAAAATTTAAAAAAAAATTATTGTAAAGTAAAAAATTAAAAATCGTCTTACCAGTGTTAATTTTATATAAAAAAAACAAAATAAATAAATAAAACAGCAACAAAATTGCCATTTATTATAAATATTTCGTCACATAAAAATATACGAAAATAATGGTGCTATTCTATAAAAAATATCACCATTGTCAGATAATGAATAATTTGGTCTTGTGTATATGTAATTGAATTATATCTTGCTTTGGCTGCGTCAACAATCAAATGTGTGGCAATAATAACATACAATTGCCAACACATTCCGAACACAACATAAAAAGGCAGCGCGTACAAAAAACAGTGTACAAACAGATGATACCAGTTATATCCTTTAGTACTAGCTATAAAGTTATTTTGTAATACATAATCTCCAAATAAATGACAGAATAACAATTTAAAAATTAATTCCATTATAAAATATATTTATAATGTTATTATATAAAAAAAATAGCAATAGTAGTAAAACTATTGCCATTTTTATTTTAATTAAATACCAAAAATCTTATTGATGTCTTGCCTCATTTCATCATCAATGAAGCTATGCTCAATGTCTCTGTCATTCCTATCGCTAATATCCTTTTGCTTGATTACATATTCGTCTTGACCAGTAGGAGCATCATTTCTCTCACCTATTTCATAGTTTGGGTTTTCTTCAGCAAACTTATCCCAATAATCAGTAGGCTTTACATTAAATGGATATGAATCAAGTGAACGCAGATTCAACTTTTCTGTAGGTGTCTTAACCCTCTTTTGGAACTCTTGATTCAAGGACTCAATCTTGGAATTTGTGTTGTTTATCATATCCTCCATCTTGTTTATTGTACTCATGAGCTTTGTAATTGTCTTGTCAATTGTACCAAGATTCCTACCTACATGGTTAACCTTGTCATTAACCTTCTCTTGGGCATCAGTCAAGTCATCTATATCAAGCACTTCCTCGTCCTCTTCCTCTTCATCACCCATTGGGTCTTCTTCATCTCCCATCATAGGGTCATCTCCCATCATTGGGTCATCACCGCCATCCATTTGGTCATCACCACCTCCCATTGGGTCACTACCTCCACCCATAGGGTCGCTACCGCCTCCCATTGGGTCATTACCACCAGCCATAGGGTCATTACCACCAGCCATAGGGTCGTTACCGCCTCCCATAGGGTCGTTGCCTCCACCCATTTGGTCAGCGCCACCACCCATTTGGTTATTACCGCCACCCATAGGAGCGTTGCCACCTCCCATTGGGTCGTTACCGCCTCCCATTGGGTCATTACCACCCATCTGGTTTTGGTCATCTTGGGTATCATCTTCCTCAAGCGGAGTATGGTTATAATATGACCATTCACACAAACGCATAAATTGCTTGTGTGCCTCATATAAACCGTTTTCCTTTAGATATTCCTTGTTCATTTTGTTGTTTCTTAATCAGTAAGTAATTCTTTGTTGTCTTCAGTCAAAATAGTCTTGGAACTTTCTGTACGTTCAATAAGCCCCTTGTCCTTCTTTATTTTCTTAACAGGTTGTGAAGCTAAAATTTCACTTGCTGCGTTAATCTTTTCTTGAGTAGTCATAACTTTTTCTTTTTTATCATTATTTTCTTCAATCTTATCTGTAATAACAGCTTCCACACTCTTGCTAACCGTGTGACGTGACAACAGATATGGTTTCCTTTTAGCTACTTTTTTATTTACAAATCTCATAACATATTTTTATATAAATATCTTATTAATTGAAAAAAAGAGTCTTATCATCTATTTTAGTAACAATCTTTACATTTATGTTACCATTTGACATAAGTATTAGTTTGCCATTATATTTCGACCAATCAACAGTCTCATTGTTTTCGTTTCCAGTCAAGCTGTTTAGAGCATTTATCGAGAATATACACCCCTTCTTGTAGTGTAATATCATACTACCGACAATATCATTCTTTATTACCTTCTTGTCAGAGCATATCTTGAATGTAACCAAATATTCAGACTTGTTACCATCTACTGTATAAACAAACAAATTGCCGTACTTGACATCGTACTTGTTGTGTATGCCTTCAAGATAAGTCAAGATGTTGTTTTTCTTTACAAATTTACCAACTAATACTTCCTTCTTTTCCATTTTCTAATCCTTCAATTGTAATATAAATGGAACGGCAAACCTCTTGTCTTTTACAACCTTTAGTATATTGTATGGTATCTGTCTGTCATCATCGATTATTACATTATATTCGTTGCTTGAAACAGATTCCATAAGCTTCATAATGTCTATGCCGCAATATCTGCATATCTTAATAGATATTCCGACAACAGTCTTGTTGTTGCAAGAGATATAAACCATCTCGTTCCATATATAAATATACTTCTTTTTCGAAGAAAATACAAAATTCAGAAGTCTTTTTGCTATACTGTAGCTAATATTCATTACATTCAAGTACATATACCTTATTGTACCAACATATTCGTTGAATACAGAATTACAGAAAGAAGCAATGTCCTTTTCATGCTCGTCCCTTTTTTCAGTTCTTCCGAAAGTCCAATAAAGATTATCACTAATCTTCTTGTTCAAAATAGAAAATTTATCCGAAGCAATTTCCTTAGCTTCGGATAAACCACATATCAAACAAGGCTTGTCTAACTCAACCAAAGAAAAATCTTTGACAACCTTTATAAAGCTGCAATTCAACTTAACCTTGCCTTTCGAAAATATATACCCAAGATAATTCATATATTGAAATTTTAATGAGTATATAATTTTTTTGGAAAAAACAGAAATTAAGAACCGTTCAAGTAAGAGAAATGCATAGTGTCACCATACTTTCCTCCCCAACCCCAACCGTATTTCTTAAGAATCTTAACAGCTAGGCTGTTTACTGTCCTTATCACTCCGTTGGCATCATCATCGACACCGCTATATGATTCGGCACTTCTAAAGAATGGGTTTTTCAACGGATTTATGTCAATTGCAATACCATATGAATGCTTGCTCATGATATTAGAGCCTTTAAGCCTTGGGTTGTTTATATATCTCCAACAATAGCTTCCGACATCACTAACCATAAAGCCATTATCTCTCAATTCGGTAAATGCCTTTACAATATCTGGTCCTAATTTCTTGTGAAGCCATACCTTTCGTACTGTACCCATACAAGGAACCTCGAATTCTGCAAGATACTGCTTCATTCCATATGGTGAAGAAGGGAACGAACCTCCAAACAAATCTGTCATTATAGCCATCTGTTCTTCCTTTGACTTGTTACATCCGCATTCAACCAATCCACCACCAATAACCTCTTCCCAATTCTTTCCAATCCTTGGGGAAGAAGGTGTAAACGGCTTTGAAGCAAAATTTACGTTTGGTTTAGGCATAACACTTGTACAAGGTATAATATCAACTTTAGAGAACAGTTTCTTTATATCATCATCACTCAAACCAGCAAGCTGTTTGCAGTCCCTTTTTAAATTGTTCAAACCGTTTACAGCAGCAACTGGATACATCTTGCTCAAGCTCTTGAAGAACGCATCATTTACAAAGTCTCCAATTGATTCAATTCGTTTTATTGTGCTATCAGAATAAGTGTAAATAGCAACATCCCTTGCAATAGCCGTACCATCTGTAACCATAACCAAAACAGCGTCTGGATATTGTTTTGACGATACACTATTTACGTCGTTGCAAACCCAACCGATTCCGCTTATGTAATTGGAATAAGTGTTCAACAAAATATCGAACACACTTGCGCCTTGCTCTACAATATCACACTTAATCAAGAAAAGATTAGGGTCAGTATTTTCAAGAGAAACACCGCTTGCAACACAAGTTAGTCTGTCTGTCGCTTGTATGGTCTGATTCAATGCCGTAATAAGTCTATTACCCAAGACAGATATTCCATTGTCTTCAGCATCATTGATGTTCTTTTTAGCATTTCCATCATATTCCCAATATGTCTTGTTCCCATCACCACTAGTAAATACGTGTCCATATACATTGCTATGGTCATGGTGGCATAAGTACTTCTGCTTCCTCCACATAGAAGGTGTCTTTTCCAACTTTGGATTTGGATGATAATCCTCACCAGTATTTGGATTGCTTTCATCATACCCTTGCCTTGAACAGTACATATACATTTTCTGTACCATTTCTTTGGTTATAGTAACTGGAGATGTCTTTGCTTCTGTCTTTTCATTATTTTCATATATCGTTACACTATTGATTACATTTGTAGTCTTACCGACAATAACAATAGGTGTATTAACGAATATATTCTTGACTATAGGTAAAACCTTGTCATATTCAGATGGATGATTACGAGAGTCATATTTGTCATAAGCTATCTGCTTCGGCACAAATATATGGAAATCACCCTTGTTCTTGACCCTATTGAACAATACTGTAGCAACAAGCTCAATTGCTAATTGGTCACTAGTGCCGCATTCGGCAATAACAGTACAAGTCAAAGCCTCCAATAAAGTGTCATAACGTGTCTTGAAATTGTCGTTTTCTGCTGCACCATGCTTTTGGAACCCCTTAGGTTCGACAAGTATTGATTCTTCAAAACCTCCATTCGAAGCCGTTAAACCAATTGGATAGCAAGCATACTTACAGTTATTGTCAATGCTTGCACATCTTGCCTCCTTGTAATACTGTTCGGCATATGTCCCATCCAATGTATCACCCTTCAAATAGAAAGGACTCTTTACAAATGGTGTAAGTGTATTTGCCATTCTTACACCAGTGAATGTAGTAACCATATTGCCTGGTGTAATAGAATGCTTCACCTTCTCAATAAGATATGAACCTCTGAACATTGGAATATTCAACAACACGAAATACATCAACGGTTGCACCCAAGCACAACCCATCATTGTAACAGTGCAAGTATATGAATTATTCGCATATATTGTATACAAGTCTTGACCTACAGCAAACACGGATGTGCCGTTTTCTTTGTCATTAACCCTTTCGCCACCAGTTTTACTGTTCATACTTGCAAGTATGTATTGTGCTTGCAACGACTGTTCAGTAACCATAGCACTATCCATTCCAACGTTCACATCAGTGAAATAGCTTTGATATTGACTACCATAGGTAACTCCAAATGCTGGTATTGGATAACCATTCTCATTGCTCTTGCTGTGAATTGCCTCTGGCCATAAAGATGAATCACCATAATTCAACATAAAAGAATCATCTACATACATCGAACCTTTGATATTCAAGCTCGTTGAAGGTTCACTCTTGTATATTGTGACGAAATAAGGGTTTTCATCAAATTTCTTCATATCAAGAAATGCAACTGGCTTAAACATATCTTGCATAGCATCAACATACATCTTACCACTATTATCATAATCAGTTGTCTTCAGCTTCAAAAAGTTCTGTACACACATAAATGCCAAGTTATTCTCTTGTAGCATTGTTGTAATGAAAGATATAAGTGAGAATTTACGTTGGGCTTCTGAACGACAGATAAGTTTGCACATATCTATTGGGTTGACAATCACCTTATCACCAATATCATAATAATATGAATCTATAAAAGCAAAATGCTCCTTGAAGAAATGCTCCATCTTCCAAGTGTCGAAACTTGTAGCACCAAGCCACTTGTCGTGAAGAATCTTAAGGTACTTGTACAGTGCAATCTGAATATCCTTTGTAGTATCGGGTTCTTTTACTGCTGATATTGGCGTGAATGTCCTTTCATCAACCAAATCATTTTGAACCAAATCCTTCATTTTTGCCACGAATCCTCTTACATAACAAGAGAAATCACCATCAGTCATTGTTTTAGCAACATTGTCAAATCTGTTCATTTCGACATTGGTCGAATTGAAATAATTCTTTATAATCAGAATAGGCTGAACAGTGAAATTTGTCAGTTTCTTTACTATTTCAGTATTTTCCCTAAAGAATATACCGCCTTTAGTGTTTATTGATACATAATTGCTGTTGAAATTTGATTCAACCAAACTGTTAAGCTGCCATTCGTTTCCGTTCTTCGCATATTCAAGGAATTGCTTGCATTCCTTTGCGGTCAAAGATGAATTTGTGCTCTTACTCTTAAGCTCAAAAGCATTCTGATATTTTGGAAAGTCAGACTCTACCCAATCAAGGAAATACTTTACAAATCTTGCCTTCGTACCTTCGTGTAGCTTATCAATCTTACTATTCAAGTCACCACAATTATGTAGTCTTTTACTAGTATCCCCTTCATTGGTGAGTTTATCATATTCGTTATGTAATTCTCTTTCCAAATCTGTACGCACTACATGAATACCGATTCCTTCTTCTTGATAATATTTTATACTATCAAACATATCAGTATGTTCTTTGTAATAAAGATATGCACCTAAAAGTAATGCATTTACCTTTGTTGTATATACGAAAGCAGAACTACCATCCTTTGAATCGCTTGTAAGAACATCTATGAACTTGTTCACATCGTGCATCCTCATATTATCCAAGAACAGCATTGCCCTACCAATAGGATTGCTGCAAGCATAATATATTGGTGAAGAAAACAATGTAACACCAGTTGATGGTATAGTACCAACAACAGAATACCAATCGCCCTCATTATAGTATTGAACTGTAGGAACAATAAATCCAAATTCTTCTGTTACATCAGTATTTTCAATATTTTCACAATTGACAAGCTTTTCAAGGTCATCATTATCAGCCTTTTTCCTTTCAATTGATATTGTCTTCTCCTTGCCATCTTCAATAACTTGTACCTCTCTTTCGTCATTGTCAATGTCTGATGTGAACCAACCGCCCCTTACTGGAATAACTGAATCAGATTCGGCTTCAGTCTTGCTTCGTGGGGCAAGAGGGATTATGCCGTTGTTCTTATGTGGCAACAGCTTAATTGTCTCATCACTAACAGTCCATTTATAGCAAAAATTCCTCTCATATGTTGCGTGTCTATCATTACTGTTTGAATATGAGAACTGTTCGCCATAAATCCTTGAACCGTTATAATGACAATTCTCATCAAACATCTCATTGAATAGGTTAGTGTACGTTGATGTATCGTCATTTCCATGTTCCAAGTTAAGCGCAGACACATTGAAGCAAGAATCAAGATTATCCAAGTATCTTATATTCTCTTTGATATAGATAACTTTATCATTGCCCTCGTCATTTTCACTGTCATAGTAATACCTGTTAGTATGGCTTGCCCTACCATAAGTCAGCATAAATGAAATAGATGCGCCGTTACGTACTAAATTCTTGTTTATTTTTTCATTTCCGAACCAAACATTGAATACAGACATTGGTGCTTGAGGATTCCTAATGTCGCATAGTGTATATCTGCTTTCTGAATCAAAATCACTCCAATAGTAATTAGGCTTTTTAAAGTCCTCAAAAAATCTATCTGCATTGAAGTCAACACTTATTATATGATTCTTGAAATCATTAGAAAAATGCTGTTTGTATATGCTATAAAAGTTAACGGCATCAATACGTCCCATTTGAGTGACCAAATCATCCTTTATATTGGTTGATTGATATTTGCCATTATCATTATACGGTCTTACATTGTCAACCAAGAACAAATTGCACATACGAACAAACATATTTGACTCCATATTGCTTACTGCATCCTCTACAGTATAATCTGTGTTGAAAAAGCTATAGCCAAAAGGATTTTCTTCTTCAACAATATCAGATGGAACCAAAGGATATGCAACCCTTGACTTGCAATAAGTAACAACATTAGTACCCTCATTCGTATTTAACGCTTGGGCAGCATTGTCTATCGATGCTTGAATATATCTTATACCATTAAGCAAACCATTAACAGCATTTGCTTCTGGTTGTATGTTTCCATTGTGTGGGAAATCCCCAATCCATCCATTGTACCATTTGTTTGTAATAGGTTCCTTGGTTACAATTCTCGGCCAAGCTGGAACTTTCTCGTCAGCTCCAATATCCAAACCAGTCAGTTCTGCCGTTGAAATTCCGAATTCGGAAAGCTTTCTATACTCTGGTGTGTTATTGATATTATCCACCTCTTCTGTGGCTGTATAGATGATATGCAACAGTGTCTCAAGATGCGCAAGAATGATAGACATTATGTTAGAGACCGTCGGTGTGAATCCAAGGACAGACTGCATTATCTTGCTATCATATTCAGCTATTGCTAACTCGGCACTAATCTTGTCATTTGTCAGACTCTGCATAATCATATTCATTTGTTGACAGAAATACGTTCCATCAAACACATATGCATTCTGAGATACATTTCCATTCAAATCCTTAAATTTGTTTGGAAAATCAGCAATGGCTTTACCTATCTGTAGCTTTATGTCCTTAAAGTTCTTCAAAGGGGCATCGTTCTTTATTCTTGGTGTATTGTCCAATACCTCTGACCAAACCTTCGCCTCCTTTAGTCGTGGGACATTTGAAGGCAAACCGTTGCTGTAACTTTCTATCTGGTGGTTATATGGCGCAAAATTTACATTTACCACATCCATAGGATTTGTGTTGTCGCTCTTTGTGAATGCCACGATACCTACTATATGGCTTCCTACAACATCACACGAAGAACCGTCACTTGTAAGTGTTTCTGTATAAACCAACGGATTGTCCTTGAGGCTTTCCATTATTGCGGCACACAATCCGTCATATACTTGCATTATATTGTTTAACTGATGCAGCAATTCGGTATTGTTGTTGGCTGCTTGATATACATCGCGGTTGTTTTCCATATCGGCTTGCTTTGCTGATACCAAGTCATCCATAAGTGACAGAATCCTATTCAATGTAGGCATCTTTATCTTTTCTCCATTTGCATCTATGATTGTAAATGCATCGCTTTGGTTGTCACTTGCCTCAATATTATCTTCTCCAACTTCCTCGCTGCTCAACGAGCCACCCCTATCGAGCCAATACTTCATTCCAACGTAATCTGACAATGGGGCGGCAAGAACAGCATTTAAAGTTATGTCATTCAAAAGTGAATATGAATAACCAACAAACTCTGCCGTAGCATCAAAGTTACCATTCTTACTGTCGAATTTTGTAGTGAATTTGGAACAAGTAAGCTGATATGAAACTCCTTGTCCGTAAAAACCTTTCACCATCAACGTGAATTTAGGGTAAGGGAAAGTGAAAAAACACTTGAAGAAAGAACCTGCAATATCATCATCAGCAAAGCCACCAATACCGTTTTGTGTCTTATGGTGTCTATGCTCTTCTGGTCCAAATAACGATGCGCCTCTTACATCAGTAAACACAATCTGAACTTGAGGAACTGCATAATTATTGTAATCAATATCAATCGACTTTATACCAAATAGCTCTGGGTTTTGAGATTGTTTTTCAGTGTTTGCTTCAACAACATCATCATAATGCGTATTGAGAAAATTTGTTGTCAATACTTGGAACCCCTTGTCCCCATCTTTGCCGCCATATCTTATTTTTGAACCAGATAAGAATGAAGCTGTTTCGTTTCCATCCTTGTTTGTCTTCCAACTGAAGAGCAAAGTATGGCTACCATTCAACCCTTCTATATTCCTATCGAATATCTCAACCTCCAAATCTACATATATGCAGTAATCCTCCATATCGTGTAAATAATATGGAGTATTAATTTTTTCTTCAGCATTTGTATTGTAATTTGGTTCTACATATAATACTTTTGAATAATCTTGCGCGTTATTCATAATAAGATGCTTTAGTCATTAGTGTATGCCATACATTGCGTCATATAAGGCTATATCGTCATTGTATTGCGAAAGTGTTGTTGACAAAGGATATGGTATCCTCAACAACGTGTTTGTAGGTATATTGAACTCGTAACTACCAACTTCTGGGTTGGCTTGTAGAATAAGCCAACCATAGTTAGGATTATCATAGTATTGATAAGACAACAAGTCCAATCTCGATTGTCCGTTTATATAATACACGAACTTATCAGTCGTTTTTTCCCTAATTTTGATGAATGGGACGAATTTCATCATCCCATCATCAACGAAGTTGTCATATCTGCTGTATGTGCTCATTTTCTATCAATTTGTAGTTATCTTTTTGTTTATTGGGTTAAATTCCTTAAACTTGACATAATTCCCATTAGAATCATACTGTATCATTTCAGCTCTATTATCATATACTCCAGTATTGGCATAATAGTTGAATGAAACCGCATTCTGCAATCTTCCAATAGGACCAGCCAAATCACTACCACCAAGGAACTTGAATGTAATGGATATGTCAGCAAACATAGGTTGTACGCCAATACCTTCTGGGTTCAAATCCCACTTTATACCATCAGTGTCATACGTTATCTGCAAACTCTCTATTATTATCTTTGTATAATAGAAATCTCCTATTCTTAATACACATACTGGTTGCCTTCCAAATGCCAAGTTGTTGGCAATCCTATTTACCCCATTGACATTGCTGTTTCCAATTGTTGGTCCTTGCCTTGTGCATTGATGCAGGAACGTGAGCCTTGCGTTAAATCCTTCTGGTGAAATTGAATGATAAGCTGGGTCAAAATATTGTATCTTTTCCCTAATTTTATGCCTCAAGAACGTATCATTTATGTCTATCTCCTTGAAGAATCGGTATTCGTCATCATATCTGCCATTTGTACCAACACTCTCATAATATGATTGAGGGTTTGTACTTTCCATCAAATTGCTTTCAGTATTAACTGTATTTGCGCTTGGCTTTTCCCTTTCAGCAACCTTGAAGTTATCGTCATTTCCCTCCGTGTTGCTTGACTCTTGCAAGGTTGTGGTCTCTTCATTTGACAGATAAATTGTTATCAATGCACTTCTACCTATTTTAGCCTTAAGTTCAGACTCGTCCTTTTGAGCACCCTTGTCTGCCGTTGTTGGGACAATACCTTCAGATTTAGGGTCAGTAACCTTTTCAAACTTCACCTTCAGCTTATCGAAGAAGTTCTTTGCTGTTGTTGCTCTATCAAGTCCAAGCTGAATGTTACTTGCCTCATATCCTTGTCTTGAAGCCCAACCATTTGTCTCCAATTTGGCTAATTTCCTCTTTTCAAGTATTCCCCTTAATATATCCAATTTTTCTGTGTCACAATAGTTTCTTGCAAGTTCTTCTGTCAATTTGTTTTTAGTTCCATACTTTTCAGTAAATGCAACATAAAATTCTGTGAAAGAGAACAATGAATTCTCGCAATCTTCTTGAGATAAATTAAATACGGTGCAAGCATAGGAATTCTTGTAATCCTCATCATTGTAAATGAATCCGCGACCTTTACTGCTGTTCAAGCCAAAGCTTCTGCAATCCTTGTGACCTTCAACATTCTTTAATTTCTTTTCATCCTTGAACAGTTTCTCACAGTCAACCTTCTTGTTCCTACTCTTTATGTTGGCACAACTGATATTGCTTTTTCTTACATCAACCCTATACCACCAGTCATTCAATGGAGATGATTCAGAGTTCTTTTGCGGAACCAATGTATAACCATTGTAAGTACAAGCAGTAACCTTGTTTTCCCTCTTGTCTTGGTCTGTTACAATATCAGCTGGTGTAATACCGCCAACGTAAGCCTTTGGGTCATTTCCAATATTATCTCTAATCTCATAACCGATAAGCTCATTTGATTCACCACTTACAGAATATCCTAACACATTTGGATTAGTTGGCAAATCCTTGACTACTTTTCCATCAAGATATTTTTGGCTACCAATACCGTTTAAAAGGTATATAATTGGGTCAACATCATCCTTATCATAATTGCCAGTGTAATTGTTTGGGAAGAACATCAAGCACATAATCTTGTCACAAGAATCTTCTCTCTTCTGTTCTGGTTGTTGCTTTGGTTCTTCAGTTTCATTATTATCATTCTCTTGCTTGCTTATGTTTGCTGGTACTGGATGACCGCATCCTGCAAAAAATCTCAATAAATCATATTCCAAACCAGTCTGATGCAAATCACTGTCATTCGTACCTCTGAAGAAATTAATTATCGAAGGATGGTCTACCAAAATCTTGAAAGATAACTGTCCAGTTCTTTCTGTATCTGTATATGTATATACCTTTTCTCCCCTACCGATAAACTGATTTGCATTCCAAGGGCTTGAAACATTTTCTGAAAATTTCAAGTCATATGGTGGGAACCACATTATGCGTCCACCAAAAGGTCCTATTTGTGACTTTGACAACGACTGTGTGCATCCTTTCCATGCCAAGTTCTCAAGAGAAAACATACATCTTTTTGTTTTTGCAGCAGCATCACCTTCTTGCTTTGGGGTAATATTCACAAAACCGTTCTTTTGTAAAACACCCATCTGACCAAGCCTTGCTTGACCATCCATAAAGCCGCCTACAGCCTTTGTCCTTACCTTTTCAAACCCATAGTCCCTCATAAGCATCTCATCATATACTGGTGCTGCCATATCATATTCGTCCACTGTTGTAAAAGGGCGAATCATATCGTGAACCGAATTATACTGATGATAGTTAGTCCATACACGGCAATATGGGTCGTTATAAGCCTCTGATATATCAGCTTGCCTATGTATGAAATTTCGCTTATCAGCCTCCTTCAACAAGTTTCTACCATGAGACATACCGCGTTCTGAAATTGCTGTATTGTATTCGCTGTAATCATCTATATCGTTGAATCTTCCGTGTGGTCCTACAGCATTTGTACCAAACCTAGCAATCATCGTCTTATATCTTCCTATTCGGAACATATTGTTGGTGAATGAAATCAAGTCATCCTTACCATCTGGTTTCTTTTGGAATGATTCTGTATAGATACCATCAAATGGTATTGAATCTTCAACTGCACTTGTTGTTTCGTTGTTTGTGATTACTACAGCTTCATTGTCAGCCACTACAGACTCGGCATAAGTATATCTCTTTCTTTCACTTATTGAATCAGTGAATTGTTTCGACTTGTCAAATAAGAAACCAATAACACTACCATCAAATAATGTTCTTTTTTGGTTATCTTCTTGCAATTTGTTTCCATACCTTCCTCGAATCTCACGATTCTGCCTATGTATGACTTTACTTATATCATTATCATCACTATTCCAAAATATATTTGATGGATAATATTGTCTAATCCATTCGACTGATGGTTTCCTTAATTGTACATAAGCATTCTTAATATTATCGCCTTGGCTTTTTGGCAACTCTGCCGATATGTATGAAAACAATCCATCATTTTTGATGGATATATTTCTTACACTTACATTATGCGGAACCAAATCCCAATATGTATATCCACTTGTAAGCTGATGAGGTACTTTTTCAGTACCTTCCCAATAGTTGCCATACATAGACTCATACATCTTGGCAGCAACCAAAGACACATACATCTCGCTTTCCCTTGACAATGGGTCATATGGGTCGAATCTCAATATATTATCATTAGAATATATGTTGACAGTATCGTTGTTTAGACTCAACAAGTTATCAAACAATATACTACCATTCTTTTTTGAGTACAATGCCTTGACAGTGTTCTGATTGATATACTTTGCATATGTCAAATAGTTGTCAACCTCTTTCCTCTTTTCTGTTACTGAAAATACAACTGGGTCTCTTACCAATCCAGTATGAACAATTCTGCCCATTCCAATATCAGACCCAAGCAATTCCTCAACCACTGCATAGGCATAATGAACATTACCGATGTTCCTAGTCAACACGGTATTGATGAAGTTGTAATTCTTGCGAAGTAGGCTTGCTCTTGCACAACCTCGTCTGTATGTATATTCTAAATTGTCTATCATACTTGTTATAATAAACCTTGTTTTTGCGACATATAGGCATATTAGAAAATATATGTTTATGTGCCGCAAAAACAACCGTTATTTTATTTTTCTTTATGGCATCTGTGACATACCCAACAGCATATTCCTTGTCTTGCTGAATGCCGTGTCCTTTGCAGTCTTGCCATTGACCTTTGAGAATTCAGTCATTATGATGTCGATTATCTTGCTCTTAACCGCATTATCCTCCAACAACTGATTTATATTTATATCAACCTTCTTTCCACCAAATGCGCTTGCATCAAGCTTAATTGTGCCACTAACGTTCAAATTAACGTCAAGAGGTTTGTCACCACCAATCTTAACCTCATACGAAGGGGCAACAACCATAGGTGCACCTACAACTGGTACTGACATAACATTTGGCTGTACTGCATCACTCTTTTTAACACCAATAGAAGTTGTGTCTTGTGCGATGGTAGGATACAAACCGTTTCCTACGTTTGCAACACTAACATTACCCATAGCATTCCTACCATACATATAGTTGCTGTAGTTGGCTGTGCCATTCATAGCGCTTCTGTTGTATCTGTAGCTCCTTATGTTTGTGTTGTTTGCTTGAATAGGTTCAACCTCTGGTTTAACTGCGACATTGTTCTTCAAAATCTCAAGAATATCAATGGTTGACTGATAAGCCCTATTCTCAAGCTCATAATCCTTTGTTGATGTTTCGGTAGGGTTCTCTTCTTGCACAACCGCACTTGATTGTGGCAAAGCCCTTGTTGGTTCTTGTACGCTTCCACTCGCAACGCTTACCACTGTTGAAGCAACACCTCCAATTGTACCTCCGACAACGAACTTTGCAGCATTTGCCAATCCTCCAAGCAATCCTCTATCTGCCTTTTCTCCATTGCTTTGCAATCCGTTAAGTCTGTACCATATAGAAACAAGCAAATCGTGCATCTTGACAGTGGCTTGTGCTGCAAGCAATTTCAAGTTTTCACCAGTTGGGTCTTGCTGTATAGATGCTTCAATTACATCCATACCGAATTTGGACTGCTCATATTGCTGCTGTGCAACATCTGCCATAGACATATTGTCCTTTCCAACGAAGAAGCTCTTAATTTCTTTTCCGAAATTATCAGACAAGCTCTTTGTCAAACCAATCGCGCCACCAATCAAACCACCAACTGCATTACCTATAACTGGAATAAAGCTACCTATCATAGCACCAGTAGCTGCATATCCAAGTGTGTCTCCAACAACATTTAGAGCCTTGGCTGTGTTGCCTCCTTCTTCAATGATGCCAAAATGTTGACCAAGAATGTTTGCTGCATCAACTGCTATACCAGCTAATGCTGCTGGTCCGCCACCCTTGACTAACTTGCCAACCATCTTTGTAGCAGCCTTTGATGCTAACGATTTGCTTGCTTTGCCAACTACTGAACGTCCAACCCTAGCATTTGCCTTTTGTGCAACACTCTTGACGGATTTGCCAATAGCCTTTACACCAAACCTACTGTTCTGAACACCTCCATAGATTCTTCCACCCAAATGGCTTGCATTGGAAGCAGTTGCAGAGCCAAGCTTAATTAATGGGTTTACAACCGCCCTTGTTCCTCTTGCCACACTACCACCAAAATTTGCAACAGAAGTGACAACCCTTGAATTCCTCACTGCGTTTGCAATTCTTGTTGTCTGTGTTGAAATGCTTGTAGGTACTGTACGCAAACTGCTGATTATGCTTTCCGTTGTGTTGTGTATTGCAGTATTCATTCTCTGTATGCCGCCAACAACCCTTGAGTTGGCAATTGTGTTTGCGACACTTTCTGTTGTCTGCGTTATTTTAGTGCCAATTTGCCCTACTCTTGTAACTATCTGTGAATTTGCTATTGAGTTGTTGATTCGAGTAATGTTATTGCCTATACGAGTAATACCATTAGTTACTGATTCATAAGCATTTACAGTAGTATTTCTTACCCCTGTCACGCCTCGTGATGTAGCTTGCCAAACTCTTGTATTTCTTATACTTCCAAATACATCTTTTTCTTTTGATATAAACTCTCCCCAAGTACGACTTTGCGCTTCAGTAAATTCGTTGAATACGTTTCTCAACTTTGTTGCAATGTCTGACCTTACAGTCATTGTGGACGTTGCACCTCTGCTTGCTGCTGCTTCTTGCGCTACGCCTCTTCTATACAATCCTTTTAACCAACTTTCTTCACCACTTGTAGGTTCGCTATATGAATCTACAACGGCTGGCATAGCACCGTTAGCTATTTGGAACAATTGGCTCTGCTGTTCCTTGGTAAGAACCATTTCGTCAGAGTTGACTCTTGCGAACAATTGGTCGCCAGTAGGATAGTTACCACCTATAATACCACCATGCTCGAATCCAGCTTTACCGAACTTGAATACATTTGATACGAGTTTTCCTAATGGCTTTGCAACACCCTTTGCCGATGTGAAACCTTTGATAAACCTAAGAGCACCCATACCCATAATAAGTGAAATCATAACCTTTTGGTTGGTTACAATATCAGTTACCATACTATGTATACCATTAACAAGGCTAGGTATTTCAAGTGTTTGTGTTGCCTTCGCCCTTGAAGCTTGTATGCTCTTCTCATAACCTTGTTGCTGCTCGTTGAAGCCAATCATTGCTCTCGCTTCATCGTGCGACCAACTAGCAATCTCCGCAACGTGACCAGCTATATTCTTTATGTTTGTGTCCCTATCATTGGAAACGGTATTTGCTGCGATTTGCTTAAGCAAGCCCTCGTTTTGTATTGATTCAACATCATGTCTGTTTCCAAGTGCATCTACAATCTCCCATCTGTTGGCATCTGCATTGAATTGAGCCATATTAGCTACAGCTTGCCTTTGCTCTTCAGACAAGGCTCTACTTATATGGCTGTCAATCTCGTGGAACTTTGCTTGTTGATTTGCCATATTTATAAGCTCTTCAACTTGTATACCAAGTGCTTCAGCATAGTGCTGAATCTTTGCTCGGTCTAACCACGATTCGATTCTGACAGTACCAGTTCCTTTGTCAAAAGTACCCATATCGGCAACTGTGTCAGCAATGCGTTCACCAAACGACTTGGTATCAGACATTGCCTCTGCCATCACCTCCATAGGATTCATATAGTTGAATGACATCTCGCCACCAAGCATCTGAATCTTTGCACTGTTCTCAATTGCGCCTTGAATTGTGTTGAAGTTCTTTGTTGCGGCAGCTATTGACTCGAAATTGACCTTAAGCCTCTGTGACCACAAGGTCATCTGTTGAATGTCAGATATGCCTTCCTTGAAGCCGAATTTGGAAAGTGCATTAACGTTTTTGCTAAGCTTGTCAGCAGCTTCAGCCGCATTCAAACCCAACTTCTTGGCTTGTTCCCTTGTTAAGGACATGTATGCAAGCGATGTTTCAACCGAAGCACCGAACGCATCCATATTCTTGACCATTTCTTGAATGGCCGTAGTCTCAACAAGCATCTTGATGGCTGCAAAGTCCTCACGAGCTTGCTTGCTCAACAGCATTACTCTACCGTAGCCTTTTGAAACAGCTTCGGTAAAATCAGTAATCTCCTTTTCAGATGTATTGTACAGCCTACCAAGTTCTATTTGGGCATCAATTATGCTGCCCCTAAACTGTTCTGCTTGCTCACGAGTAAGACCCATTGAACGAGCTGTCTTCTTTGCAGCATCATCAAATTCTCCCCACTCCTTGGCAAGCCCCTCAAGATAACCATACAAGTCTGATAAACCACCAAATATACCACCAACGCCTCCCTTGAGAAGTTTAGCTAATGATAGTAGTTTATCCAACGCACCCGCTGGAATTTTACTCAATAAACCTAATAACCAAGCTGGCATATTCTAATTCTTTTTTTCTATTCATTTATAAATAGATATTTCATAAAATTTTATAAAAAAAAAGAGGATAAACATTACCCTCTTTTTTTAGCATTAAGTATATTTTGCTGTTCCAAGCTAGCGAAGCTGTTCAATGCGTCACCCATATTGGTTGAATTGTTTCCGTTTCTCATTGCATTCTCTTCCTCTACCTTCATATTATGCCTCATTATATAGAATTTTCTATCTCTAACTGGCATTTCATTCAATACATTGAACGGTATCCCCATATGCTCGAAACAACCGAACAGTTCCTCCTTAAGGTTCCTCTCGTAATCAGGCGATATTGAGGAAAACAGAATCGTTCCATTCAAGAAAGGTGTCGAAAGAGCCTCCCCCTAGACTCTCTGGTCTTGTGACCTTGATATTAAAATCAATTCCAGGTTCATTTTCATTGATATATTTCCTCAATTCCAAAGAATCCTTTGCCCTCATATTGTTTACATATTCGTGGATATATTTTCTATCGCTGTTTCCATTGATTGAAACGATATTCATCTCCATTCTGTTGGTGATAATCTTGTTATATCCTACAGAATCGTTTGACTTGAGTTTCTTTCTGAACTCGTCTGCCTTATCCAATAGTTCTGTAAATGCTGTCTTTTCCTTTGTTGTCAATTCGTCTTCATATTTCTCTACCATCCTTCTAATCTCGAAAATATCCCTTGCAAGAAGTGTAGCATTTGATTCCTTTGTCTCAATCTTTGAGATAAGTTCAAGGTTCTTTTCATCCCTTCTTGTCAAATACTTGAATTTTACTGTATCCTTTGCCAATGGCAAAACATATTCGAAATGACCGTTTTCATCACCCTTCAACTTGAATTCCTTTGGCTTAAGGGTTGACAAGTCAACAACGCTTTCAATTCTCTCACCGCTTTCTGGGTCTCTTACTGTAATTGGGAATTCAACACCGTAGCTTGTTGCTCTCAAGAAGAGTACTATTGCATCAACATCACCGCTCAGCAATTCATCTGGGTCAATATCCTTGTTTACAATCTTGCTTCTAAGCAAACAGTCAATAACAAGACCGTCCCTATAAAGGCTTGGTGAAGTGATAAGGTTTTCATCATATGCTGTCAAATATGCTACTGGTAATCTTGAAATCTTGCTCTTGTATCCCTCACCGTTGCTTGGAAGGGAAATAACGTCATATTGCACATTGCTGACGTTAGTTTGTGAGAACAGCTTCTTTGTTTCCTCGTTCTCCTTGCTTTCACCGTTATTAAGCTCGTTAAGCGCATCAAACACTGACTTATCCTTTCCTATATTGACTTGGAAGTCATCAACAACATCCTTCTGATGTTCTGACATTTCTTGCGCTTGTTTTGAAGCCTCTTCGTCAATAAGGCTCATTTGGCTGAACACATCTTGTGTCGCATTATCTATTAGCTCAATAACCTTGCTTTCGCTTCCTCTCTCTTGTGCTTCCTTCTTTGTCTTTTGAAGCATAGCGGCATTTGCTTTAAGGATATTAATCTCCTTTAATTGGTCTTCTGTTAGATTTTTCTTTGCCATAATCTATAATTAAAAACTTTTTGTAAAAATTACTTTATCAACTATTATGAAGTAATGCTCTGCATCACCCTTTTCAAACATCATAGTGTTTGCAAGTGTGCAATACGTGTCATTACCCTTTAAGTTCTTGAACACAATCTTCAAGTCCCTCTTCGGTTCAACCAAGAACCTATCATTATCACATCTCTCAAACTTTGAATCAAGCCTATAATGGTCATTGACCCAACCATTTAATTCACCTTCAAATTCCTCTTCAGCACTTGACAAGTCTATCTCAAGAATCATCATAATCAATTCATTCTTACCATAATATCCCAACAACTTGTCAATTGTCATAGGGTTATTGTCCTCATCATACAACGTGCATTTGCACTTTGCATATTTCGTTTCGTTCTTTTCCAATTCGTACTGCATTTCTTCTGAATCTTGCGTAGCATATTTCCTTAACGCATCTATGTATGAATTGTTTTCAGAATAGAAATCATTCATATCAAACTTGTTGTCATCGTAACCGTAGTAAGGTATATACAAATCACATTTCATTTCTTTAGTATCTTTCTTTTTGGCTTGTTAGTATTCTTATTTGCATCTTTTATGTAGAATCTTTCCTTAAGCATTTCAAGAACCTTATCTGGATTATGCCTTATATCGTGCTCCCATATTCTCAAGATTGGATGACCGTGAGCAATTGCCCACTTGTCCTTATATTCGTCAATCCTCTTGTTCTTCTTCTGCATCGTGCTCAAATCCTCTTCCTCGTAAATCAATGGGTTTGCGTGATAATAGTCACCATCAATCTCGATAAGCACATTGTTGCACTTGAAGTCATAAAATCTTCCAATGTCCCTTGCTTCGAACTGATACTCATATTCCAAACCAAGCTTATCAAGAAAATTGTGAGCAAAATCCTCTTCAAGTTTTGATGTGCCATATTTGGGATGCTTGAATTTCCTTGGTTTGAAACGTGGTTTGCTGTCAGATTTAACTTGAGCGTTCTTGTTTTTCAAAACTTGCTTCATATCAGATTAGTTTACAAATAAATATGGCAATTACCGTTTTTTAAAAAAAATAATATATAAAATAAAAAAATCCATACTTTTCGTATGGATTTTAATTATTTGAAATTGATTCCGTTTTGTGTCAATATCAAGTCAATTGGTATATATTCAAGAGTTGCAATTGGTCTCAACCAAATCTTGCAAGGAATCTCGTCACCATTTGCATTTTCGTCAATCTCATATCGATAATCGGTTATGCCTCTGTTAGCTTGTACATCACCCATAACACCGATTATGGCTTCAGACAGACTGCTCTTGGTATTGGCATCGTTAAGCTCGAATATGATGCTTCTGCAAGCTACAGCAAGATTTCTCTTTATATGGTTGAGCAGCCTTCTGATTGAAATCCTATTCAGTATATTTTCCTCAATCTGCAAGTTCTTCTGTCCCCAAATATATGAGCCTTCATATGCAAAAGTCTTGATTGGATTGATTCTTCCTTCATAAAGTATATCCTCGTCTTCCAATGTAGTCTTCAATCTTGGCTCAATACATTCAACATCACCTCTGTTCTTACCCGCTGGTGATAGCCAAGCTGACGATGTGTTGTCTGAAATTGCTATATTCCTTACCACGTCCTTTGTTGGTGGTAAATAAATGTATTGTGAATGTTCTGTATCATCAAACTTAACCCACGGATAATATACACAAGTATAATTACTGTCAAGACCAGTATCATATAAATAATCACTTATCATACTTGGAATATACATCTCATTCTTACCGTCATTTGCACCAAAAGGCTTATCTGGTAATGTCATTACATAAAGGCTGTCACCTCTTTCCTCTTCAATCATATCAATTACAGAATCACTCAATGTTGTACTGTTGATACAATCAAAACCTGGTGTTGCAAACACATTTATGCTAATTGATTCTGGGTTTGAATATTGGCGTGCTCCACGCAAGAAAGCATACCAATCAGATGTAATGGAGTCAGAAGGCAAATCAAGCGCCTTGCTATTCCATATCTTGCCAAACGAGAATCCTTCACCGACAAACTTGTTATAATATCCCTTATAGTTGCAAGTCTTGAATCTGTCCAATGTTGACCTATAGCCCCTATGCTCGTCCCAACCATCAAAACCACCATAGAAATATACTGTAAACTTCCTCAAATTCTTGTTTACATATATGTTGTTAATCATATTTTCTTCAGTATCTATGATAGGCATATCGTAATATATATTCGATTGATTGGTAATATCTACAGTGTCAAATGAATATCCAACTTCACCATCAACTGTAATTGTTATACTTTCAAACTCATCACCAGAATATGAAGTCTCATTCAAACGGCAATCAAGGTGGAACCCCTTGGTAAGTGTTTCTTGTTTATCATCGTAAGATGAACATCCCTTATACTTGAACAAGTCATAATCAATACCCTCCAAATCTGACAAGCCAAAATATTGTTTCCTATTGCTTATAGATGTGTCATAAATAGTGTTGTACTTCAAGTTTGGTGTAGTTATCAAACCATTTACAAAACCTTCAGTTACATCCCAATTCCTATATGGATTGAAAACAGAACCATATACAAATGGGACACCTTCGAAGTGTTCTGTAGGATAACCGATGAATCCGCAAGGAACAGCATTGCTAACATCAATACCATCCTTCATTTCAACTGTTATATAGTTTGACTTGCTTGCAAAAAGACCATCAGATGTACCTATTCTATATGCAATATAATCTGGTGAATTAGGTGATAAATTGCACTTCGTATAACTCTCCAATATCCTTGGATTGCTATCAGTATCATTTATATCCCTCACATATACAGTAAACGTACAGTCATCAACTGAAATGTCTGCAATCGACACCTTTACCAAGTTTGTGGTATCAACGCCATCCTTAACAGTATGGAATCTGAACAACTTGTTAAGTGCCATATTCATACTATCACCCTTAACGTTGGATACCAACCAAGGTGTCATAGCATTCCTATATGGCTCCTTGTAGTTGTTCAAGTCACAAGTGACTGGATATGTACCATTCACCTTATCATAAAAATACATATCCTTATAGATTGCCGTACTATAAGTTTCATGTAAATTAACCAAACCACCAGAATTTGTACCAAAATTGAAATAATAATCAAATTTAGGTGTGCCAGTTGTTTTTTCATCTGCATAATTAACATCTGCTTCTGGTGAAATAGATTTTGTATTTATAACCACTGTCCACCCAACAAGAGGTGTTGCAGTAGCAATCTTATCTGGGCTTAATTTTCCAACTGTATAACCGTTAGCTGATGAACCGCTTGCTGCAATAGGCACATTTGGTGTTGGGGCTATTTCTGTACAAACATCTACATTATATGTTTTTCCACTACATTTATAATTCAATATATCCATTGTCTTACCAACCAATACCGTACTAGCTGAATAAATAGGATACGTAGAGTTTGTTTTTGCACTTATAACCGTACTATTTGGATTTTTTAATCTGTTAATAATATCTGGATGAGATAAAAAACTATTAGGTACAATAATACCATTATATGTTTTTCCACTATTACTTGTTGATGGACCTGGTTTTACAGTACCATTTGTATCATACACAGTAACATTTACCAAATAATCACTTGGTTCATCGTGTACATTGATAAATTCAGTCTTCTTTACTTTGCCATCACTACCATAAAAACGTCTGACGAGATTTGGATACTTAACCTTTCCATAAAGTGTTGTTGGGTATCTTAATGTACCAGGCCACATAATATTATCAAGTACCATACCAGTACTTTTTTGTAATTCATAATGGTCTTGTGTCAATACATAATATTTACCATCCTTCTTGTTCTTTACAGCAACGGTATTATTGAATATATTTCCGTTTTTATCAATATCACTTATAATATTCAAGCCACCCTCACCCTTGTAAATTTCATCTTTAAGCGTCTGTCCTTCTTCACTTTCTTCAGACCAAGTACCATTTGGCACTTCTACAAGATTGTCGTAAGAATCTTCGTCAAAACCTTCTGTATATTCATCTGTAGTCTTGTTGTATACCAAATCACCATTCTTTTTATGAACCTTTCCATATACAATTCTCAACTTGCCTTTATCAACAAACGAAAGAACCTTGTAGATGTTTCCATCTTCCATTTTGGTTCCTTGCTTCTTTATAACGATATACTTGTCACCATCAGCTATAAAGTCGTAAAAATACAAATCATTATCATTAGCATTCTTGGAATACAACAGTCTTTTACCTATATCCGATTTTCGAAGTGCACCTTCACCTTTCTCTACCAAACCATCAACTGGCGGTACACTAACAAGGTCTGCTGTATAGCACACATCATAAAATACCAATTTAGAGTTAATTTCTTTGATTGTTCCGTTCTCAATACCCTCATTTAAGGCATTATCATATAGAGACTCAACATAAATTGGTGCTTTGCCATTCATTGGGTCTGTACCAAGAACCTTCAAGATATAGTTGGAATCAGCTGGATTAAGTGTAACCGAATATGAAAATCTGCCACTGCTTCCATCGCCAATACCAGTAAATCCATTTATTGAAAACCTTCCGTGATTTGTGTAATCAACTTCAAAAGACTCTTCATCGGTTCCACCAATATACGTCTCACATTCATCACCGAAATTGCTTGTTGAATGATATGCACTCAAAGTAATAGCACTTGGATTATAATGCGTAACATACAAGCATTCTGGTTTAAGGCTCAATTCACCAACATTAAACCTAATCTTGTCATATGCAGCAGTATGCCCACAATCACACATTTGGGATGTAGTCCCACTGTCTTCGTAATATTCACTTGCATATCTCTCATAATCAGTATAATACGCACGAGAACGCAATACGGCAACTACCATATTGTCATACTTTGTTTCCTCCATTTTATCACCACTTGTTTCGAGTGTCCTATGTGCTGTTATAACCCAAGCTGGACCAGCATTGTAACCGCTCATACCTAGAACCCTTGTAACCTTCATGTTGTTTGACTGTTGGGAATATGTCTTGGCAATATAAGGAAGCTCATATCTTGGATATTTGCTTTCCTCGAATATCTCTGGATTTGTATTTCCGAACTTTTCGGTAAATTCATCCCATTTTGATATTCTTGTAGGTATGAAAGCCTTTCCGTTTTCAGTTTCGCCTACAACGCCCAAACTTGTCAAACCATCGTCCTTTTCCTCGTTAACGGTTAAATCTATGATTTCCCTAGAATATACTCCAGGCGAAACGTGATTATATATTGAACTTCTTGGCATAATATTCTATTAATATTTAATTTATTATAAATATATTTAATTATTGTTTTCAAACCTATTTTAACAAAAATAGTGACATTTGAAATTTTGTTTATTTTTCAAATGCCACCTATCTTTGCCTTCACAAACGGATTGTCTGACAGTGAATTAATCATCTTTTCCAAATCAGAGCATTCATTCTCGAAATTAAGTACCTCATCATCAGTCAACAAGTACCATTCACCGCTTATCTTGCTTCCAATATGGTGCTCGTGAAGCTTCTTCTCCAACAAGAAAGGCATTTCAGTCTTGTAATACTTTCTGATTGAAATTTCATTTGAGTTACCAGTTTGCAAAGCCTTTATTCTGTTCTCGATGGAACCCCTTGTGACACCAATCTTGTAAATCCCTTCATTGTCAGATTCTGACAACAGATAAACATATCCTCCCTTTTTCATATCATATTCTTTATATAAAGAATATGATTTATTATATTACTTATCAATACATTTTGTCCCTAAAAAAGACATTTTCATATACTTGCTTTATATAACGCATTGTTTGTTCTGATATTTCTCGTTCAACACCATCCTTTCTTATTTCACAAATGCTTCCGTCCTTTCTCTGTGCAAATATAACCGTTCCATTTGAACTATATTCATTGTCAAATAAAACGTATTTATATAATTTATCAGTTATAAATTCACCCTCACTATTAATTAAGGTACGCAAGACACGGTTACCAGATTGTAAACCAACTACTGCAAGCTTAGTATCTCTATCAAACCTTGATATTGTGCTGAAAGTCTTTTCCCCAAGAAGTCTGCCAGTCTCATAATTGAAATATCCTAATTTGCCGTTCTCAAGTCTAACACCTTGGACGTTTAGCAAATTACAATCAGCCGTTTGGACAATCTTGCATGGCAAACCAAAGACGTGATTTGGAAAAAGGCTAATCTTTCTCACATTATCAAAATATACTATTATGAATTCACCTTTATCTAAAACTGTATGTACTTCATTAGTAAACATCTCGTTACCTTCACTATCAATCAATGTTTTATAGTTTGAATTGCTATTTGATTTAACTAGTGCATATCCACTTGGATAAAAATCCCACGCTATAGGATAATTTCTATCACATAATAATTTGCCATTTTTGTCAATATAATTACAACTTGTTTTTGGGCCATAAAAAGTATACCCTTCATAAATTTCAACAACAGCAAAACCGTTTTGGAATTTATTTATATAGTGAAATTTATTTTTCACAATCACCCTACCATTCTTGTCAATTACAGTCCATCTGTTCATTCCTTGCGGTTCAATACAAACAGTTGCAAATCCTTCGCTAAAATCTTTTGCGTTAAAAAAATTTGTTTCACTTATTAGGTTTCCACTCCTATTAACGAAGTTGAATTTAATAATATGAGAATTCGTATCTTTTATTGCTACACGTCCAATTCCATTTTGGAACGGAAAGGCATTTTCAAACCATTCATCACACAACAATCTTCTTTCATTAATCACCAAATAGTTCCAACCAAGCTCATAAATTTTAACCTCAGCTATCCCTTCGTTTGACATAGCAACTATATCAAATAATTCATCAATATCTTTACATTCTTTTAATTTTTTACTAATATCAAGTATAATTTTCATCTTTGCAACATCACTTGTAGAATCCTCCAATCCAACAGCATTTACACATTGACTTCCAACAACCTTCTCCAACGAGCCAAAATTAAACATTTTGTCAACATCGTAATAAGAATTGTCACCGTGGTTCCATCTTACATTACTTGTTTCAATATTACCAACACTTGATACTACAATGAATATCATTGACAAACCATAACTGTCATACGGATAGCCTTCGCTTGGTTTTCTTTGCTCATTCTGCCATCCATCTCTCAACAGTATATACATAGGGTATTTACCATTATGGGTATAATCGTTATATGTACCTTTACTTTGTGTATAACATAAAGGGCTTGAACCATTACCACCAGTAAATGAACCAATCTCTTTTAATGTACACCCCAAGCCTTTAATTGGCGTGTCATAATCTTCAACCTTATATACACTATAATGAAAATCTGGTATTACATTATCACCATTCTCTTGCTTTCTATTGTTCAGAAGCTCGTTGTATCTTTCGTTGTCTCTCCAAGAATACAAATCCTCGTCATCACCTATAAAGTTGGTATTGCGCACCTTTGCCTTCAGAAGCCTTTCAAAGCTATCCCTCAATCTATGGCCATTATCAATATAGAAATTACCTTCTGCATCCTTTTTAAGCGCATATGGCAAAAGCCTTGGAATAATGTCCCTTATAGGTCCAATCTCGTTGTTCTGCCTGTGATGGTTTACAGCAGCCTCTGGATGCTCAACGAAATTGTCCCATACTTGTTGAGTCAATTCTTTTACTTGTTCAGAATCTATTGGCATACCAGTTTGAGTAGAAATATAGTTAAGTATAATATTCCTAATCCTATTCCATCTTGAATCTTCAGTCAAAACCTTTTTCTTGATGCGTTTATTCCCATTCAAGCATTCATTTATTATATGTTCAAAATTTACCATCATTTATACAACCTATTAAAAACTTCATTAGTTAATCCATAATCCAATAAAACCATAGTTGGTTTTCCATTTCTTAATGTCATTCCAAATGCATCTATTCTACGCAAATCAGCATGATGATGATGATATTTCGCATTATATTCATCAAGTCCTTTACACAAATCATTTGTATTAATCAAATTGTTGTACATTTTATCTGACATATTGCATTTTTTCCATATCCACGACATATCTGGAAGACGATGTTTTTCTTGTGATTTCCTAAGGAACAATTGAACAGTTGACCAAGACAATCCGCAGCATTCTTGAAAATCCTCCTTTTGAGCTGGTAAAACAAATTCAGAAACAATCCATTTGAAATTTTCCAAATCACTCAATTTCTCGTCTATTTTGACGAAAATTCCTAATGAGTCCATTGATGACAAAGCCTTCCATTCTTCTTCATTTTGTGCAAGTCCCTTCTTGTTGTATGCTACCTTAATAACCCACTCGTCTGATAGTTGGAAAACGCACCTAGAACTTCCCATACCAATATCATCACCCAAGTGTTGATAACAATAACATACAAGACTGTGTAATTCAGAAATTGATTTCATTTCTTCATAACTAAATGTATCATCTTGTGCTTCATTTAATATGTTATTTCTATACTGTCGTTCAGTTATAATAAACCTCATATTATATTTTATTTCTAATAAATAGTCTGTAAGACACTGATTATAACAAAAAAATGAGTGAACCTTTTTTTTGATTCACTCATTTTTTATGTATATGAAACCTTGTCTGTTAAAGGTATCAATAGGATTCTCACAATCCATTCTTGCGCCAAGCCTCATTACATAATCATCCAAGGGAACACCATTCTTTAACATATAGTTTATCTCCCTAAAAATCTGATTCTGTACTGATGTCACGTCCTCTTGAGGTGAAAACACACCCAAGCACGATTCTGCCTCTTTGCTGTTGGAAATGAACATTGAAGAAGCAAATGCGTTCAAATTGTGTTGTTGACAAAACGATGATGCATAACACCAAATGCAGATGACTTTCTTTGCCTTGATAAGCCCAACATTGTTTGCGTGTAAAATATACTCTTCAAACGTAGATGTCGGAAAATACAATCCATGTGGTGAGCCGTGTCCAACAAATATCAACGTATCTGTCTCGTTTGCAATGGCATCATCAACCATCTGCTCCCAATCGGTAGATGAAGGGGTTAACTCTATAACCTTGCAGTCAATACCTTCCCAAAGGTAATGATTGTACTTATTGTCTATATCGCCTAAATTTGCAGAAATTACAGTCATATTATATTTTTTGTGCAAATATAATACATTTTTTTGATACAAACAATTTTTTTTAGTTAATAAATATTAATTAGAAGTTATCATTATAACTCCAATCTACTTGTGGTTTTTGTGGGCAATTAGGATTGTACTTTCTGATTATATCATCAATTGCATATGTCGTGTCACTGCTTTCAAATGCCCTATACAAGTCTTCCGCAAGAGTTTGAGCTTTGTTTGCATCACAATTAGTTATGACTTCAGCAAGGCAATCAATCATTTCCCAAGATTGAAATTGACCCATTGTTTGCCCAATTTTACCAAAATCTGGACTTTGTTCCTTCAATATTCTCTTAACGCTTCTTTTCACAATGTTTCTAACATCTGATTCTGTAAGCCTAATTCTTCTTTTCATAAAGCTATTATTTATTTTTATTTTTATTGCCAACCTTTACCTTTGACATATCTTCCGTTACCATTAGACATTTGGTTTGCAACTCTTTCTCCTTTGTCTATCATTGCTTGATTTTTATCATTGAATTTACCTCGATATTCCAAATCTGCTTTATTTGGTAAATTCCAAGATTCTATCCTTGTACCGCCTCGGTTTTGCCTCATTGATGCGGTTGTTGTATCATTATCTTCTTGTTGATGTGCAGATGTTGCAAAACCAGGATACATACCATAATTTAAACCTTGACCTCTCCAATTTGTATCAGACCCATATCGTTTATTCCATTCTTCCCTCGCTTTCTCATTACCTTCATATGCTTTATCATATTGTCCTTGAGCCTTTCTCTTTTGAGCGTATGAAGCATAAGTTCTAGGGTCAAGTTCATTCAATTGGGCTTCTCTCAATATTCTTTTTACTGAATTTTTTACAATTCTATGTAAATCACTTTCTGTCAATCTAATTACTTTCTTCATTTTGTTATAGTTTTATGTTCGTTTATTTGATTATTATCATCTAAATTCTTGTCATCATCCTTATCAGGTGGATTTATCGAAACACGAAGTTGTGGTTCATCACATTTGTTAGTAATATCTACATATTGACCATTACAAATACCTTTTATTGAACGTATAATTAATTGTTCGTCTTGTTTAGTTATCCATTGTCCATTTCCTTGTAAACGATAGACATATTCATTAACTTTAATTGGTCTTCTTCTATATCTCTTCAAGGTTAAACAATCTATTTCGTTAAATGTGTCATCTTTATCTTCAAAAACAATACTAACAATTGGCAATCCTTTCCACTTTGGATTTTTTTCTAAAATATCATCCCAAACATATAGTCTTGTGCAATGATTTGAAATTCTTAATAATGTGTTTCCAATTTGAGTATAATATGATTCCTTTTCTTCTGTATTTGGTACTCTAAATCGCACATTTTCTAAAATTTTCTTAATTATTTCTCTTGCAAACGCCATATTCTTGTTTTTTTTATTATAAATATACTATCTTTGCAAAAAAAATTAGAGTAATAAAAATATATTACCCTAATTTTTTAAAAGGACATCACGAATTTCATGTTTCCACAATCCCAAATTCTATTATAACCTAATGATTGCATAAGCTCCCATTCTGTTTTTGACGAATCTAGTTCATTATGCTTTTCCAATATCCTTTGTTTTGTATAGGTGAAACGATGCTTTCTTTCAAGCATATCTGTTTTATGCATATACCAATAATTTGGCTTTGTCTGACCATCATATTTAAACCCGTTTACATCATAAACAGAACCATTTGGAATGACTGAACTCCATCTTGAATCTGCATAAGTTGTTATCTTTTTAGGCTTGTATTTCTCAATGAAATATTTTAGCAATTTGCTGAACGAACCTATTACATTTGTATTCAATATGTTTGCAAACCTTATCAATTCATAATTTTCCTCACCATCGCTTTTTTTGTAAATGATTCTCTCCTTTGAAAATGTCATAACAGAAACAAGCGTATCTTCAAAAAACAACCCCACATTGATTTTGCTGTTTGTATCACCTTGAATATGGTTTTTATTTAAAAATTCGTGTTTTTCAGAATATTGTATTTCCCTTATGATGCATTTCCTTGCATAAATCTTGTTTTCAGTCATATGTACAAGATTTTTCAATCTGCTTGCAACAATATCAAATTTCTTTGCTATCTCATCTTCAAAGATGTGTATCAACTTTATCCCCTTTTCAGCACATAATCTTGTTTTTCTGATATGGTATTCCTTGTCTTTTCCGCATAATTCACTGTGCCAAAAATTTCCATTTACTTCTATACCCAAATTGAAATCATATAGATATATATCAATCTCATATGGCTTTATTATATCTCTAACATTCTTGGAATATTTCACACCCAAAGAATCCAACAGTTCGTATATCTTTATTGACGGATTATAATCTTTATATTCATCACTGCAATTCTTGCATGGTATATGGTCATATGACAGATATGACAAATTGTTTGTAACAAAGGTTTTGCCACATTTTCTGCATTTCACAAGCAAAACGTGCTTTTCAATAAATTCTATCAAATCCAAATCAGATTTCTCGCATAAATCCCTATATTTGGCTTCCCTTGCTATTCTATATTCCTCAATCTTTTGCTCTGAAACTCCATTTCCAACAGACAATTTCCCGTATTTTGCAAGCATAGTACTTTTTCTTTTGTTCTTGTATTCGTCTGTCGCCATGTATTTCTTTCTGCATTCATCAGAACAAAACCTTTTTTCGGTTTTCTTGTATTTCTCGAATTCTTTTCCGCACATTTCGCATTTCACAATCTCCCTTGCCTTTTCCTTTTGTGGAGTTTTATCAAAAACATTTTTAGAATTTGTTTTCAAATATTCAAAATAACATTCCTGATTGCAAAATTTTGGAATAAGTTCAAGTCTTAATGACTTGTATTTTTCATATCTGAATGTTTTTCCGCAATTTAGACAAGTAGAAACTGGTTTATCTTCTTCTTTTGTTGAAAGAATCCTTTTTCTCAACAAGCCAAGACATTCATTTGAACATACCATTTTGCCCTTTCCATGAACCAATTCAAACTGCTTGCCACAAACGCAACATTCTGCAAATTTCTTTTTTCCAATACCTTTATGTTCAATATAACATTCTTTACAACAATATGTTTTGAATCCACCACCCTTGCTCTGACATTCAAATTTTTTTCCGCAATTAGGGCATATTCTTTCAATCTTCATCTTTTTTTGCTTTTAATACAAATATATAAAAAAAACTAGGAAAAATAAAATTTCCCTAGTTTTTTTGTTATATAGATTCATAATTAAATCTGGTCAAATGACACACCTTCTGCTGTTAAAATAAAATCGAGCGGAATATACTCTAATGCGTTGTATGGCTTGAAGAAAATCTTTGCTGGAAGCTCTCTTCTGTCTCTTGCCTCTTGTGAATCATCAACCTCAATCTTGTAGTCACTGATACCTCTGTTAGCTCTGATGTTATCCAATATTGGAGTAACTGTTGACAAGAACTTTGCCTTTGTTGTAGCATCGTTTGGCTCGAAAATCAATCCAAGGCAAGCGATTGCAACCAACTTACGCATTCTAAGAAGCAACCTTCTGACAGCGATTCTGTTGAGTTGTGACTCGTTCTTCTGCAAGTTCTTCTGACCCCAAAGCTTTACACCTTCTGCTGCGAAAGTCTTGACTGGGTTGATTCTTCCATCATAAAGAACATCCTCATCACCAATCTTTGTGATTTTCTTTGCGCTTACGCATTCAACATCACCTCTGTTTGTACCCGCTGGTGCGAACCAAGGATGAGCAACATTATCAGTCTGTGCCATATCCCTTACAGCATCCTTTGTTGCTGGTAAGAAGATGTATTGGTTATTCTCAACATCGAAGTACTTAACCCAAGGATAATATGTGCAAGTGTAGTTGCTATCAATCTCCGATTCTTCGAGGTTATCAACTGCGTCTTCTGCTGAATACATTTCATCGAAGTAATCTCCAGCACCCGCTGGTTTATCTGGTGTTGTAACAACGTAGATTGAGTCAGCTCTTTCCTCTTCAAGCATTTCGATTGTTTCCTCGACAAGCTTCAAGTTGTTAACGTAGTCAATACCTGGAGTTGCGAATACGTTGATGTCGGTTTCTTCTGGGTTTGCGAACTTACGAATTGCTGCCAAGTAAGCATACCAGTCAGAGGTAATACCCTTTTGGTTCAATCCAAGAACGTCTGGGTTATCAATCTTGTTGAAAGCAAAACCTTCACCAGTCTTTTCGTTATACTGTCCTTCATACTTGCTGTACATAAACTCATCTGTGTTTGTTCTAGAGTCTCTGTAAACATCCCATCCATCGAAGCCTCCATAGAAGTAAACGGTGAACTTACGCAAATTCTGATATTCGTAGATTGTTCCATCCATTTCGCTTTCTGTTGCTATAATTGGGAAGCTTTCAAGTGTCTCGGTTACGTTGTTGATTGAAACGGTATCGAAAGTATAACCCGATTCACCTTCAACGGTAACTGTTACCTTACCATCCTCATAAGAAAGTGGGTCAACACGGCAGTCAAGGTGGAAACCATTGCTGATTGTTGATGGGTCGTTGTCATATGCAGCATTGCCCTTGAATGTGAACATATCGACATCAACACCTACCAAGTCTGACAAACCGAAGTACTGCTTTCTATTCTTGATGTCCTCATCATAATCACAGTTATACTTGATGATTGGAGCGATAGGCTTCTGACTATCAACTGTAATTGCAGTTGAAGTAGCTGCCGAATCAACTGAAACTATCATACCCTTTGCCATTGGATTACCATTGAAGTGAGCAAGAGGATAACCCAAGAAACCTGCTGGTACTGAATTTCTAGTTGGCAATGTCTCATTTACCTCCACTGTGATATACTTTGACTTCGATTCATAAACACCATCATAAGAGCCAATCTTGAATGCTACATAGTTCTTGTCTCCAGGAACTAAGTTACAACGTGAGAAGCTTTCGAGCACGATTGGAGAATCGTCAGTATCGTATATAGCTCTGACTTGAACATTGAACAAGCCTTCATCTGGTAAAATATTGGTAATTGACACCTTAACCTCGTTGTTAGAGCTGTCACCATCAGAAATTGTGTGGAATCTGAACAATCTTGAAAGGTCGATATTGTTATAGTCACCCTTCACATTTGATACAATCCAAGGTGTAGATGCAAATCTATATGCTGACTTGTAATCGTTCAAATCGCAAGTAACCTTTTCAACCTTACCTTCACCCTTTGTATAGTAGAAGCCATCCTTCTTGCATTTTGCAATAACAGTGTTGTTGTGCACAATGTTGTTGGTTGTGGCGCTAGTTGCAAAAGATTCTCTTGAAATTTCTGTTTTAGCATAATCAACTGCCTCTGAAATCAACTTGTCAAAGTCATCTGGTCTTGTGTAGACATAGAATCTCTTTCCACTGTTGTTTGTATATGCTCTTACAGTGTAGATTTCACCATCAACCATATCTCGCATCTTCAAGATTGATGCTGTGCAAGTCGTTGTTCCACCGCTTCCATCTGGGCAATTATATGTACAATTTTCGGTTTCATACTTGATGCCACCGTTTTCAACAGTAAACCTTACATACTTTGACTTAACGTCACAGAAGTTTTCAGCATACATGAAACGCTTACCAAGGTCTCTTCTTGTCAAACTTCCTTGTCTTGCAGAGCACTTGCCGTTGCTATTAGCAAAAACTGCTCCAGGTTTGTCAACGAAATCGTCAAATGGTGGAATTGTATTCAAGTCTGCTGCATAAGCAACATCATAGAAGACAAGCTTGTTGTTGATTTTGTCAATTTCGCTAGCGTTAATTCCTTGAATTAATGCAACATCATAAAGTGTTTCCACATAGATTGGTGTGTCTCCATCAAATTGGCTAGTACCCAATACCTTCAAGATATAGTCATTATCTTCTGGGTTCAATGATACAGAGAATCTGAATAATTGTTCAGAAGGCATTTCTCCCCATTCTGAACTTACTGCTGTAGAGCCACTAAGTGTAAACTTGCCATAGTTTCCGACTGAAACATTGAATGAAGATGTAGCACTTGTAATGTTGTATTGTGAACATTCGTCACCAACTGCGTCAATTGGTACATATGGCTGTATTGTCAATGCTGCTGGGTTGTAGTGTGTTACTTTTTCACACTCTGGCACATGCTCCAACTCACCTACATAGTAACGTAACTTGTCATGTGCTGCCAAACCGCATCTACATTCGTCTGCGGTTGCCTCATACTTTTCGTATGCGTTGTAATAACCTCTTGAACGAATAACTGCAATCACCATATCCTTGCTACCTCTCTTGGCTGTGATAGCCCAAGCTGGACCTGCGTTGTATCCGCTAAGTCCCAATACGCGGCACACCTCCAATTGCTTGGATTCTGTAAGATATGATTTTGCAATGTAAGGCAATTCATATTTAGGGTACTGTGTTCCCTTGAATTTTTCTGTACTTGTTCCACCAAAGGTGTCCTTGAAACGCGCCCAATCCTCGATTAGCATTGGTTGGAAGGCTGGACCCTTAAGAGTCTCGCCAGCAACACCAAGTGTTGTCAAACCAAGGCTTTTTACTGCATAATTAAGGTCAATTTCCCTTGAATATACACCTGGTGATACATGTGTCTTTCTTGCATTGTCTGCCATAGTTATGTTTATTTATTTAAAAAAATTAATTATCTTCTTGTTATTTAATTATAAATACTTTTCAATTTTCAATAGTTTTACTTTCCAAATTAAAAACTATAGAATATTTTTCAGAAATAATATTTATAAATCCAATAATTTCTGTCATATTTATCAAATCCGTGTCAACTTCGCTCTGTTGAAGCAAGTCGTTGTAATCATACATGTCGTTTACAATATCAGATGTTGATACGCTGCCAGATGTTGGATATGCAATATCCTTGTGATAACTGTTTATCAATTCAAAGTAGATGTTGGTTATCTCACCAACCTTTCGCATATATCCCTTCAGTCTTACGACCTCGTTGAATGTAAGCTTGTGCTTGTACTTGTCATCAATCTTCAACAGTTTCTCTTCTTGTTGTATTATTTCCTTTAGTGTCATAAACTTATGCATTATAAATGATGTCCTCTTCGATTGGTTCCTCATCCGTAACGGATTCCTTATCTTCAGAGTCTACCATTTCCTCTGAAATTCCATTCAAGGAAATCGAAGCGGTTTTCATCTTATCGTCTCGTTCGACCTCTATATATATAGTGTCTCCACTATAAATATTAATCTCTTCTTCAAGATTCACATATTCCTCGTTAATCTTCATAACAAAGTCATATACATTGTTCGTAACAATATCTGTAACTGAAAAATCAACATCTATGTCGAACTTTGCAATAAAAGTGCAAATTGGGAAATTAATTTCCAATTTAATCTTCTTGTTCACATATCTCGGCTGTTCCTTCTCCCTTATGTTGCAGCACGAAAGTTCTTCCTCGTAATCCTCTATCACTTTTACTTCTGCCTTTTTTTCCTTCTTATTGTTGTTCCATCCTAAAACTCTTCCGATAACCCTTGTTGGAAGCTTAGTCACCTTGAAGTCCTCCTTCCTTATGATGTAGCCAAGCAAGTTTATCTTATACGTCTGTGAATAGTATTTCCTATCATCTATCGCATTCTCTGACTCGTCTGAAATATCCTCAAGCTTCATTGGCATATAATGCCCATTTGGTGCAATATAGCATTCCAATGCCTTGAATTCATTAAGTATCTTCTGATTCACATCGTTCAACAGCTCATACTTGTTGGTTATAAGGGTCAGAGAATAAATCAAGTCCACACAAAACGGCTGCTTCATAGAATACATATCATATGCCTCTTCACCGTTCTCCAAAAGGCTTGGAACCAAGAACATAGGATAATCTCTGTCTCCAGGAATATTGAACATACCCCCTTGGTTTCTACCTTGCTTTGGGTTGTTTTCCCTTGTGACTGCAAAAAAGTTGAGCAGTGGGTTTCCAACCTCGTCCAAGTGCTTCCAAGTCTGTGAATATTCTCCTATCCTCTGGTTGCTGAAAAGCTTGAATATTGGAAGAAGCTTGCCATCATAAGAAACTTCAAGACTGTTCACCCATTCGTTGAATGAATTGTCTATGTCGGACAGTTCAGTATACAATGGAAATGGTGTACCCTTTTCAAGGATAATCTTGTCCATATTCAACCTACGTTCCTTTCCAATAGCCTTCTTCCTCATCCTAAAGTTACTTAAATATGGTTTTGGTTGTATAATCATCTCTTTTGTATTTATTTTCCGTTAAATTCATTTTCACTTGATACTGGTGCGGCTTCAATGCTTCTGTACGAAGACTTGTAGCCGAATGTAGTTCTAGCGTTGTTGAAATTGTTTCTACCGTCATTAGTAACTGTATAATACTCTATGTGGGTATTCGAAACAACCACACCTATATAATCCCCAATCTTTATGTCACAGCCCAATTCGTCAAGAGTCGCTTGAAAGACACCGAATTTGAGCTTTCCACTCTTCACATAAGTTCCCAAGTTCTTGTTCTTCTCATAGCTCATAAGCTCTGGTTCTTCCACAGTATATAGACAATGAAGTTCAACTGGCGGCTTATACACTATTGCATCACTCTTGGATTCAACATATGTGGCATCAAGGTTTGTCTTCTCCAAGTCAACTTGGTACAATATCAAAGTCTGATTTACATCTTCCTCCAAGTAGTTCTTTCCTATTTCCAATTCGAACAAATAGTCTTGCTCTGAATAGAACATATTGTTTCTGTTGATTGGAATCTGTCTCTCGTCTCTAAATTTCTTAATTGTCTCCATATCAAATAGGTTTATTACCACTATCAATTATTACCAATACTTCCTTGCCGTTTCTTCTTGCCATACCGAAATTACCTTTATGCAAGTCAGAACTACCACCAGTCATTATAATATATTTATATAAATCTTTGAACCATTTTCCATTTGGACCTTTCATTAGTGCCATAAACTTAAGGTTTATTTTCCTTATTTCCTTATCAGTAAAATGCTTGAAAATCATTTCCAATTTGCCGCCTAAATTGTTAGAATGCCAAGCTCTTTGTTCTGCCCACCATATAAAACCCTCCAACGTTACGTTATCACGTACTTCATTTACAATATATTTCTCATAATCTGGATTCCATCCATATATCTCCGAATGACTATCTGTGCAAAATGGAATACCTAATATAACTTCGCAATCTGCCATATCCATAGGAAGTACACTCTCACAAGTTATCCAAGAAAAATCATCGGCATGTTTATAATATTTTGGGAAAATATCAAATTTAGCAGCCAATTTAGCAACGTTGTTCCATTCATTTTGATTTGAATTATCGTGATAACTACTAATATTGATTTTCAATACAGTCTCTTCATCCACATCGAATACAGCACGAGCAATACCCCTTCCAACTGGTTCACCCAAATACTTACAGCAATATTTATACTTCTTATTCGATGTTGGTAATGAGCTAAGTGTTTCATATGAAAAACCATCTTGCATATATTCCTTCAATAACTGGTATTGATTCTCATTGATTATATATTTCATATATAAAAATTATCGCATTTTACTATAAATAGATTGTTTTTTTTGTTTAATTATTTATTTTTTATATAAAAACAATATGGCAGACAGTATATTAAAAGTAAATAAAGCATATGACATTCTAAAGAGTTATAATGGTGCAAATCCACTGATAAAACAACTCAAAAGAAAAACAAAAACACCTTTGACTAACTTTGAAGTGGAATATATACTCAATTCATATGAAAAAGACCCTATTTTCTACAACAAGACTGTTAAAATAGCAAAATGGTACGGTGAAAAGCTTAAAAATGAATATAACATTGAATTTGTACCAGAAAAGTTGTACATAGGATACGTTTTCGGTGAAACAGAAAACACATATCATATGTCTATTCTATACAGAAGAAGTCAACCAGAGATTTTGCAGCTTTTTGTACCTAAAACAGCTATACTTGCACCTCTGTTCGTTGAAGACTTCAAGTCTTTGGACGTTGACTTCAAGAAATATGACGAAATGGGCAAAATAACCATCAAAGAGCACCAAAAGAACGCAATAAAGTTCCTACTTTCACGTAAAAAGGGAATAGTTTCACTCGATATGGGAATGGGAAAGGAAATTGATGCCAACACAATGCTTCCTACGCCAAACGGATTCAGAAGGGCTGACACATTGCAAGTTGGTGACTACATGTTCTCTTCATATGGCTTGCCAACAAAGATAATCGGAAGATACCCACAAGGTATCAAGGATATATATGAAATAACATTCAATGACGGTCTGAAAGTAAACTGCGGTCTCGAACACTTGTGGATTGCAAAGAGAGATACAAGAAAGAATTGGGAGGTTATTTCACTTAAAGGCATCCTTAAAAGCGGTATTCACCCAAAAAACAACCCAAACAAGAACTGTTGGAGGATTCCAATGTGTAGACCATCTGAATATGAGGAAAGAAAATACTTGTTCCCACCTTTTGCAATGGGAAAACTCATAGATTCAAACGAAAATGTAGCTGATGAGGCATCTTGGGAAAAACGTAGAATACCAGAAGTATATTTGTGCGGTTCTGTACAGCAAAGGCTTGAACTTTTGGCTGGTATATTGGATGGAAAAGCAACTTTCGACAAAAAGGCATTCATAAAATACGAGACGAAATCAAAAAACATAGCCCACGACATTAGAATGCTTGTTAATTCGCTTGGTGGAATTGCAATGCTTGAAAATAAGGAGGATTGTGTTGAAATAAATTTAATGACAATGTTCAATCCTTTTGCTGACGAACAAAAAAACAAGGAATATGACGAAATTGCTCAAAAGGCAAAACCATTTGACAGATACATTACTGATGTAAGACTCGTAAGGGAAAGCAATGCAATATGTTTCAGCGTTGATTCTGAAGACCAATCATTCTTAACAGAAAATTATGTTGTTACACACAACACAGTATGCTCAATAGTGGCATCAATAGAGGGAAAATACAACAAGATATTGGTTATTTGTCCATCTTCATTGAAAACAAATTGGAAAAGGGAGATTGAAAGATTCGTTCCATCTGATGATATAACAATTGTGGAAGGTTCAAAATGGAAAGAGAACAAATATACCATCATCAACTATGATATTCTGAAGAATTTCTATGTTGTGCCAAAGGTAAACAAGAAATTCAAGACAAAAGTATATACCGATGACGGAAAAGTCGAATGGAAAACCGTTGAAAAGATTGTAAAGACAGAAAAAAGTGAAATTGTAGAGGAATCTCTTGACAATTCACAATTGTTTCAGTCAAAATTCGACCTAATAATCATCGATGAGGCACACAGACTGTCAAACAACAGTAGCGGTATGTATGAAATTGTAAGTGACTTGCTAAAACGAAGCAAACCAGATGGGGTTTTCGAGCTTACTGGTACAATGGTTAAGAATAACCCAATAAATCTTTACAATATACTTAAGCTAATTGATGCCGATGTTACAAAGGATTGGATAAATTACGTAAAAACATACTGCGATGGTAAACAAATAATCCCAAACAAGAACGAAAGGGATTATTTCACAAAACAATTCTTGAAATCTGTGCAGAAAGATTCGTGGTACGACTTGACAATTAAAGAAAAGGATGACTTGGACAAATATCTTGACAAGAACTGCAAGAAAATATGGCTAACAAACGGTGCAAGCAACCTTGACGAGCTTGCTGAACGGATAAAGCATCTGTACTATAGGGAAACAAGCGAAAACACACTAAAATCAATACGTACTGAAAGAAAGGTAATCGAATATGAGCTATCCCCACAAGAAAGGGTTGACTATGAAAACGCTTGGAATGACTTCATACTTCATAACGAAGAAAAGGATATAACCAAACTCATACAGAACCACAAGCTTATAGAAAGCTCAATATTCAGACAGCTTCTTGCCGACCTTATGGTAAAAAATACCATCAAAATTACTGAACAAGAATTGAATGAAGGAAGAAAAGTTGTAATATTCTGCTGCTTCGACAAGGAATTATATACACTTCAAGACCACTTCAAGGACAAGTGCGTTGTATATAACGGCAAAATGACACCAAAGAAAAAGGATGAGGCATACAACAAATTCAAGACAGACCCAAACTGCACTGTGTTCATAGGAAACCTACAAAGCGCAAGCGTAGGTCTAAACCTCAACGAGGCTTCGGTTGTAATATTCAACAATATTTCATTCATTGCCGCAGAAAACAAACAAGCCGAATACAGAATATTGAGGATAGGGCAAGACAAGGATTGCAAGATTTATTACCAGAAGTTCACAGACACATATATGGACAGAATGTTCGAGATTCTTGCAGTAAAGAACGAAATTGCAGAAAATACAATACTTGCAGAAGATAAAAAATAATCAATTAAAACATATATATTATGACATTTTCAATTAACGACTTAAATAAGTTGACTTCACTATGTTATATCGAAAACGGTATAAAAGTTGAAATTACAAAAAGAGGAAATGATTCTTTAGAAATCAATGCATTTCCTTGCAATTATTATATCAACGGTGAAAAAATAAAAACTATAGACCAAGAAGCGGCCACAAGTAACGCATCTTCAGCAATTAATGGTGATACAAAGTGGTGGGAAAACAAGAATGGAGTAAACAAGGACTGTCGTGCATACACAACAAAATATGAGATTGTTCTTGACAACTTCAACAAGAAACTAAACGTATCAAAGAAGAACAATGGATAAGAAACTCTGCTTTATAAAGCATATTGGTGAAAACATTGGTGGACAGAACATATACAAGCTTCTGTTCACCAATGACGTTGATTCATTCTTCGGTGAAAACTTCGAATACAAGCCTTGCGGACTATGCAACGAGCTAATTCCAAACGAAGGTTCGTATGACGAGGAATATACTTTCATAACAGATATTAAACTAGACTTGATTCAAGACTCTACTTGTTTCGGGTTTCAAGACTGTATGGATGGGTGTGTTGCACTAGCATACGAGAATATGGATGACTACGATGAATATCCAGAACCATGTAGATTGGTTCTGCAATATGGTATGGATATTGATGAAGTTATGGGAAAACTCGCCCAAAGAAACATAATAATGGAAAAAGAGGTTAAAATATGAAAATAAATTTTATCACGTTTGCCAACACCGAATCCAATTTTTCTACTGAAAGAATTTCCTTTGAAGCAAGAAATATGAATTTGTTTAGTGATATAAAAGTATATACAGAAAATGACTTTGACGAACAATTCTTAAAGACTAACGGCTCTTTCTTTAAAGAATTCAAAAGAGGTTATGGCTATTGGTCTTGGAAACCATATATCATCAAAAAGGAATTGGAAACATTAACAGATGGTGATATTGTTGTTTATGCTGACTGTGGATGTATGTTTATATATAACAACAGACTTGAGTTGAAAAAATGGATTGATATAGCTACAAATTCAGAAAGTGGAATATTAAGCCCTTGTTATGGACCTTATGTTGAGAACAACTTCACTAGAATGGATTTATATGATTATATAAATAAAACATACAATAAACACAATATTGATATTTTTGACAATGCCATACAATGTGGAGCTGGTATATTAATTATTTCAAAAAAACCAAAGTCAGTTGATTTTGTAAATCAATGGTATGATGTAATGACAAATCATTTCCATTTATGCACTGATGAAAAAAGTTCAATACCAAATCGCCCTAATTTTATAGAAAATAGGCACGACCAATCTGTTTTTTCTATGCTTTCAAAAATATATGATATAGAGACTATAAATTCTGAAAATGGTATACTGAACAAGAAAACAAGCCCAATAATTGCAGCAAGAATCAAAAACAATAAGGAAACTTGGGTAAAACCAATTGAAATTTTATTCGATGGTCAAATATATAGTTTACAGAAATTTGGTGGAATATCTCGATTATATATTGACATTGCAAATGGTTTAAATAACAGTGAAATAATAAATAATTACAATGGTATTGGGTTAACCAAAGGAAATTATCAAGATTTCGTTGGCAAATTTGCTATTTCTAAAACAAATAACAAGTATTTATCTGAATTAATCGAAAGTGGTGATACTTCTTTTTCACAAGATGCTATTGAACAATTATCAAAAGGTAATTTCGATATATTCTATCCCACTTTCTACAATACTTATTTTTTGGATTATATAGGTGATAAACCTTTTGTTATGTCTGTCCACGATATGATTCCAGAAATATATACTAGTATGTTTCCACCAAATGACCTACAAATTATAGGGAAACGAAAAATGGTACAAAAAGCATCTGCAATAGAAGTAAACACAGAATGCACCAAAAAGGATTTGATTAGGCTATTAAATGTAGATGAAAAGAAAATACACGTAATAAGCCGTGCTTTGAACCCAACGTTTGGAACTTCATATTATAACAATAATCCGTTTGATTATGATTACATATTGTATGTAGGTACAAGATGGGGTTATAAAAGATTTGATTGGTTCTTGAAACACATTTCTCCATTCTTAAGAAAGCATAAAAACATACATCTTGTATGTACTGGTTCAGAATTTAATGAATACGAAATCAAATGGCTGAAGCAAAACAAAATATTCAAGAGAAGTCACACTATTTTTGCTGACGAAACAATGCTTGCTACACTATACAAGTACGCAAAATTCTTTGTTTTTTCTTCTGAATATGAAGGATTTGGAATGCCAATACTAGAATCATATAAAATGGAATGTATCGCTCTGCTTAATGAAAATGAATGTTTTAAAGAAGTAACTTTCAATAAAGGAACTTTCTTTAATTTATCAGAAAATGAATCAAATTTATCTGAAGTGGCAGAAAGAATATTATCTTTAAACAGCCTAGAAAGAAAACAAATAATTGATACACAGAATGAAATTTTATCTCATTATTCATACGACAAATTTATGAATAATGTCAAAAACTTTCTTAAAAGTGTTGTTGCAAATAAATCTGTTGACAATCAAAAAAATATCAAACCAAACGATTTGGACATTTTCATTTGCACCCACACTGATTTCAAACCACCTCTCACGAACAACATATACAAAATTGTTGACTCACGGTTAATAAACAACGATTCGTGGGGTGACTTAAAAGGTAGCTTCTATTCAGAGATAATGTCTTATTTCTATGTGGCTGAACGAGTAAAACTAAAAAAATATGTTGGATTCTGTCATTACAGACGATATTTTAATTTTATGGACGATATTCCAAATATAGATGAACTAATCGGCAAATATGAAATAATAGCGCCAAAAATACTTACATTCAAGACAACCATCAAAGAGCAATACAAGAATGCGCACAATATCGAAGACCTATACATTGTGAGTGGAATAATTGCCGAATTATACCCAGATTACATAAATGGATGGAATAAGTTGTTAAATGGAAAGTCAATGTTCCCATATAATATGTTCATAATGAAAAGTGACGAATTCTTGGAATATGTCAAATTCCAGCAAAAAATACTATACACTTACATCTCAATAGTCGGAATTGACATAGAAAGCAGAATAAAGAACAACAAGGACAAATATCTTAAAGACTTCAGCCCAAATAATGAAATATCATATCAATACAGAATTGGAGGTTACATTGCTGAACGACTAACTAGCCTTTGGATAATGCATAACCATAATCAAGCATTAATGCTTGATGTGACAATAACAGAAGACAAATATAACTAATATATGAAAATAGGGATAGACGAACTAAAACAACTTCACGAGCATACAATAAATTTCAATGGAAATCAAATATCTATATCTTTCAATGAAAAGGAAAATTCCATCGAAATTATTTTCAGTGAAACTATAAAACAAGAAGATAATACTGAAGAGCATCAGCCAAAAAGCCTTACATTGGAACTTGTGCAAAACGAAAATGGTACGCATAGTCTGCAAGAAACAACAGACTCTTCAGATACAGAAAAAAGAACTTTGAAACTTAACAGAGATGATTTCTTCAGACTGCTAAATGCAAAACCATATAGCCAATCTGTTCTGAAAGGAATATACCCACTGCTAGATGAATCAAAAGATTATAAACTAAAATTGGAGAATTGGGCTAAAAAATACAACTATTTCATTGGTGAGGACTTTGCAAAAAAAGAATATGTGGTACTATAAAAAAAATAGATGACATTAATTTGCCATCTATTTTTTTATTAAATATCAAACAATTAGTATGTACCACAGTCAAAGATACTAACTTCACCATAAATCTTTGATGTACCAGCTCCAGTATCTCTTACTTCAACCAATGAAACATTGTGTTGAGATGCGCTTGCTTGTGTTGCACCACTCTCACTAGAACCAATAAATTCAAATTCATTGATAAGACCAGCCATTGGAATGTCAACCTTACTGTCACCGCTAGTTGTTTCAAATACGATTTCAATGGTTTCAGCAGATAAGTTGTATCCAACATCCTTAATAGCCTTCAAACCAGTCAATTGAACAGACTTTTTGCCGTAAGTGTTAACAAATTCCAAAGTATTTGTTGAAGCTGTATAGTGCAAATCAGCAAAAGCATACAAACCATCTGTTGTTGCAGAAATGATATTCTTGTGCATATCAACTTCACTACCAGATGTTGATGGCTCTGTTGCAGATGTGCTTATCTTTACATCAAGTGTAGTTCCAGTATCTGCTGTTGTAACTGCAATTGTGTCTGTAGGATTAATCTTATTAGTTGTAACTGCGCCACTCAATGCTGCCAAGTTTGAATCAAGAGCTGTCAAACCGCTCTTCACTGTTGTTGCAGTAGACATATAGTTTGTACCATCCAACGAGATTGTGTTACCACTACCATCTAATCCAATAGCATCTCTTGTATTCTTCTCAACAGTATCCAAGGTCTTGATTGCCCCACTTACTTGAGGTGATGTACCAACATAATTTGGTTCAGGTATAGTCAATGTTGTTGCTCCAGAACCAACACCAACAACAGCTCTCAAATTAGCATCTGCTGCGTCATTGTTAACGATTGCACTATCCAAAGCTTCTACCGCAGCTTTAACAGTTGTCTTTCCATTTACATAAGTACCATTTGCACTAAATTCTGTATCTCCAGATGTAGTGCCAAGTAAAGTGTGAGCTTTAACTGTTGAATCAGTAGCTTGCTTCAATTGAGTATCTAATGCTTGGACTGCTTCCTTAACAGTTTGATTTGGTTGTACATAGCTTCCATTTGCTGTCAATGTATTAGCTGAACTACCAACTGCTGCTCTAACTTCTTTAGCAATATCATCAGTAGCCTTCAATTGAGTATCAAGAGCTGTCAAACCACTAACAACACTAGTCGCACCACTAATATAATTTGTACTACTTACGTGACTAGTAATAGATGACTCATTATGGTTAACACCAACAGCCTTTTCCAAAGCTTCAGTGCTGCCAGTTAAGCCACTAATCTTTTCTTCTAATTCTCTTTGGTCATAGAATACAGTATGAGCTGCATTTGTACCATCATCTACTCTAAAACCTAAAGCAATTGCGGTATTTGTCTCTGAAGGTGTACCACCAGTATCAATCAAATATCTTGCAACAATAAGTTCGCCATCCTTCAAATCTTCTGCTGCTGTTTTTGCCGCATTCTTTGCTGCTTCTCTACCTTTTTGAGCAATAGGCTTGTTTCTTAAAAGTTGTAAATGTCTAAGTGCCATTTTTTAAATGTTTTTATTTTTTAGTTATTATTTTTTTTTATTCACTTACATATAAATATGGAATATTAATCAAAACATCCACTATTTTTTTTATATTTTTAAAAAAAATGTTGAATACAGCGTACAAACATCTGTATCCAACATTTTTTTATCATTAATCATCGTCATATGAACCACAGTCGATAATACCTCCAAAATACAAACCGTCATTAAGGATTTGAAGTATATTCTCACCTCTTTGGCTTTCACTTTCATCGGTAATGTTCTGTTCGGACAACTTGACATCAACTTGGATTGTGGTTGGTTGGTCAGTCCTTGCACTTGTAGTCACCACTGTAATGTCAGCAGAATTGGTGTCAATTCCCTCAATTGCGGTCTTGTTCTGCAAGTCCATAATCTCTTGTGCAAGCAATGCATCAGCCTCGTGCAATTCTTCAATTTCACCAGCTGCCTCTGCCATCTTACCGTCAAGTGTAAGCAATGCTTCAACAACAGTTTCTGCTTCCTCCAAGTAACTGCTTCCAGACATATATTCTGTAAGTTCGGTATCGGCACTTGTAACGCCAACAACCTTATATATGTTATCGCTGTTGCTGTTTACCAACCTCTCCAAGTCGGAAATTGCCTCTTGAACAGTTGCGGTCTCGCCACTATATATGCAAGTATAGTTGGTTGCCTCCTTTGGAACATACAACTCATTGTCACTGTCCTTTGTCAATACATTACTGTCAAGTGTTGAAATACCGACATAACCCAAAATGGTGTTGTCAGCACTCTTTCTGAACTCAACTTGAACATACTTTGTGAATGAATCACCAGTGCTAATGATTCTATTGACATCAAGATTTGCAGTAATTGCTGTTGCAACATTCTGACTGCTACCAGATGGAGCCAAATAGGTTTCTACCTTAACGTTTCCGTCATAAGTACCAAAGATGCCCTTGAAGAATGCAGTAGCATCAATTCTTGTGGTCTTCTCAACACCTTCTGCTGTGTATACGAATACAAGTTCATTTGATGCACCATCATAATAGATGCTCTTTACAACATCAACTGAATTCAACCTCAAGATTGTGCTTTCTCCATTTGAGTTTGTAAATGTAAGTTCATTACCAGCTGTACTGTATGTCAAATTGGACAAACCGACATACAAGCCGCTTGTGTCTGCCTTAAGAGCATTGTTTCTTGCTGTTGAAATCTTGACATCTGCTGTCAACGTAGAACCACTGTTTGTGCTGTCACTCTTTGTCAAATCAACTGTTGGAGAATCTGCAACAATCCAATTGTACTTCAACTTGATTTCATTTGCTAAATCAAGGGCATTGTTTGCAGTACCGCTTACTGTTTCAACTTGTCCACTGATTGTCTGTACTTGTCCGCTCAATGTTATAACTTGACCGCTCAATGTATCAATCTTTCCATTAGTGGTTTCAACTTGTCCACTTACTGTTCCAACTTGACCACTGATTGTCTGTACTTGACCGCTTAATGTACCAACTTGACCACTTACAGTATCAATCTTGCTGTTAGTTGTTTCAACTTGTCCACTGATTGTCTGTACTTGTCCGCTTACAGTTTGAACTTGTCCGCTCAATTCGGTAATATCTCCACTATATGAAGGTATACCACCAATCATAGAGTCAATCTCTTCCTTGTTATATACTTCACTCTTGGTGTATACGTCACTAGCATTTGCCTTCTGGTCAATTGCTGTCTGCAAAGCGCCACTTGTTGAAACCAAATCACTTATAAGGTTGCCAATACTTTCGTTGCATTCAGCTATGTCTTGGTTCAATTCTTCAACCTTCTCATTAGTATATGCATTTGCACTGTCAAGTATGCTATATGTATATGAGCTCAATTCGGCAATATGGCTTGTATTTGTTGCAACATCACCGCTTATTCTATTAACATTTGACTCAAGTGCATCTACTCTTGGAGTAAGACCATTCCTTACAGCATCGGCATACTGCTTTGCAGTGTAAGCTACAGAACCCTCTTGCAACTCGTTTCCGTTCAATGTGGTAATGGCTTGCTCATTTGCTGAAACCCTATCTCCAAGTGCAGACAAACTGCTTCCGATGGTTGCAACACTGTTTTCAAGCGCTGCAATATTTGTTTCTGCATCTGACAATCTTCCCTCAATTGCGCTTGTTTCCTCCTTGGTTGCGTACTTGGCATCGCTTTCAGCCTTTGTATATACGCTGTCTGCATCAGCCTTGCCGCTTGTTGCTGCGCTAATAGCTTCATCCACACCACCTACAAACAAACCATCTTGGCAAACCTTCAAGTATTCGTTGTGCTCGTGGTCACACACCTTAACCTCAATGATATGATTTTCACTTATGGTTGTTGTTTCACCGCCATAATATGTGTCAACCAAGTCTCCAACGTTAATCACCTCTGTAGTAGTACCGCTTTCGACATTGAATACAAAGGTGAGGTTCTTTGTGATTGGGTCATAAGAAACACTCTTCAAGAACTTGTCTTCTGGAATGTTCAAAGTACCACCTGTTATTGCAATACCGTTATTCAATGTATATACCAAGTCATATGTACGCTCGTTGTCATCGTGCTTGTTCAAGGCAACATTCTTGACACTCTCGTCAATTTCTGTTTGAGCATCATCAATCTTGTCATTCAACTCGCCCTTCACTGTGTCGGTGTAATCCTTCACTGCATCAGCATACTGCTTTGCTGTATAAGCTACAGAACCCTCTTGCAACTCGTTTCCGTTCAATGTGGAAATGGCTCCATCATTTGCATCAATCCTATCGCCAAGTGTTTCAGCATAATGTCTTACATCATCAGCGTACTGCTTTGCTGTGTAAGCCACAGAACCTTCAACAAGTTCATTGCTGTTCAACGTAGAAATGCTTGATTCAGCATTTGCCAAACGTTCATCAATTGCGCTTGTTTCCTCCTTGGTTGTAAACTTGGCATCGCTTTCAGCCTTTGTATATACGCTGTCAACATCAGCCTTGCCGCTTATTGCAGCCGAAACTGCATCATTGATACCGCTAACATATATACCATTATCACTTGACTTCAAATAGCCTTCGCTGTTCAAGTCGGCATTGATTTTAAGGCTTACTGTCTTGGTTGAATAATCAACTGTGATTGCACTTGAACCTTCGAGTGTCACTGCATCAACCTTCTCGTCAGTATAGCCCTTTGCTTCTGCCAAGGCATCTGCTACAGACTTTGCAACAGAGCCTTCGACCATTGCATTGCCTTGCAATGTGTCAAGCCTTGATTCTGCCGAAGCAACTCTTTCTGACAAATCCTCTATTTCGCTTTCGGCTGCTGAAGAATTGGCTTCAAGAGTCTCTATTCTGCTTTCGTGTGTAGCAACTGTCGCAGAAAGTTCAGAAATGTTGCTTGTGTTTTCAGTGGTCTTACCGCTCAATTCAGCAATTGCTGCTGCATTTGCAGTGATACCACTTGATGGTACGTACAAACCGTCATTTCTTGCAGAAAGCATATTACCTTCATTATGACTTATGTTTACATCTGCTGACAATAAATCACTACCATCAACCCTTCTCTCTTTGGTCAAGTTGACTGTATTGGTATCTTCAACTGTAAGCTCGTTGAACAAGTCTCCAACTGGTACTTCAATCTTCTGCATATCACCACCAGCATCCTTGTAGTAAATCTCAAGCTGCTCCAATTCTTGGTTGTAGTCGATATGGTCAACAACACCGAACGAATTAAGTTTCCAAGTCTTTGATGCCATTGTGGAACCGCTTAATGAACCAGCAATAGTATATGTATATGTCAATTCATTTGTTGCTGTATCATAGCTAAGGTCGGCATTGTTAAGGTAGAATGTAGAGATGTTGCCTTGTCTTGGTCCGCTTGTCTCAAAAGTGATTGCATTTAGCTTTGGTGAATAGCTCATCTTTGCTGTTGCGTACAATGCTCCACCGACAATGCTATTGCCACCCTCGATGATGTTGTCGTTCGAATCAAGAACCTTAACATAACCGTTTAGATATGTCGCATTTGGAGTTGAATCATCGACCAAAAGCTTGAGGTTTTCAGAGCCAATCTGTTCAATCTTCAATGTACGATGCTTGTCTACTGCGTCTATATTAGACTGCAAATCACCGCTTGTCTCTCTAATCAACTCCTTGATTTCATATTCCTTTGAATGAACTTGTCCGCTTATTGCATTTGCATATCCGCTCACAGCATCAATCTTCTGGTTCAATTCAGAATCAGACTCTTGTCTTTCAACAGATTCATTGTCAAGCTGTTCTTGCAAACCTTCTGTTGAACCACTCAAGCTTGCAATCTTTGCTTCAAGTGCTTCTTCTGCTTCAATCGCACGGTCTGTCTCGTTGCTTACTGCTGATTCAAGCGAATTCAACGCATCATCCACAGTACCGTTCTTGTACTTTATATTGTCTGCTGTACCCTTAACGTACAATCTTGCATCTGATTCACCATCGTCTTGTATTTCAATGATGTTGTCTGCATCACTTGATACATACACCTTGGTTGACAAGATGCTCTTGTACTCGTCTTGTCCATCCACTGTTGTTGGACCGACCCTTTCAATCTTAAGTTCAACTGGTGATGTTCTTGGTGTGATAACCCTCAATTCTGCTGCCAATCTCTCAAGGCTGATTTCAATCTTACTGTTATCAGACAATGAAATCACAAGAGCCTCCTTGAATTGGTCATAAGTACCAGATATAACGTGTATTTCCTCTGGTATTGGTATTTCCTTTACAATATCACCATTGACTACAAGCTGCAATGGCTCTCCGTTTCCTTCATATGCAAGGTCAACATTGATGAAATGTCCGCTCTTGTTACCCTCGACATCCTCCTTGTTTAGCTGATTTGTAAGGAAAACCCTACCATCGAAAGAGAACTTGGTTGGAAACACCGAATCGGCTGTGAGTTTGCCGTTTTCAAGTGCCAAGTCAACCGTATTTGTATCTTCTACTGTGATGGTCAGTCTTTCTTCCATTCCCTTGACATAATCTGCCAATGTCTCTACAGCTTCTGCCAATGAGCCGCTATCGTCAATGATTACATTTTCGAATGGTGAAAGTGTACCATCTTCCTTCAAACCGCAACTTGCCATTACGTTGGACACCATACCGCTTATAGCATCGATTGCTTGCTCGTCAGCATCTACCCTTTCAGCAAGTTCTTGTATTGAGCCTTCGATGTCTGCCGAATCGATATAGAAAGTCCTGTTTGCAGTACTTGCCACACCGTTTCCTACTGAACCGATTGCCAATATGATGTTTGGATTAGCTGAATCACCGTATTTGAGCACCATTGGCTCTGCATAAAGTGTTGGACGGTCAAGTGTCTGACCGTTCTCGATATATGCTATTGCCTCTTCCCTTGTTTGGAAACATTCGTCATGGTGTACAAATTGTAACCTATTCTTACTTGCTTGTTCCATTATATTACTATTTTTTTATTTTATCAAATTAATTTAAAAAGTTCCATAATTTCCATTGAATTGAACCTCAATGGTTTCTTCTGATTCCTTAAATAAAGTAAGAACTCCACTTTCAGAATTATATTCTCCGCGACTAATAAGTCTACTTTCAATATCATCTTCCCTCTCCTTTGCACGTTCAATCTCTTCTGCCAATTCGCTTGATACGTCCTCAATAGCTCCGCTCAATGCCTCATCTGCTGCTTGACGGTCGCTTATTTCAGTTTCAAGCGCACCACCAAGTGCTTCTACTTCAGAAGCTATTTCTTGAACATCGCTCGAAAGGTCTTCAATTGCGCCGCTCAATGCCTCATCTGCTGCTTGACGCGCTTCTGTTTCACCAGAAAGCTCTTCTTGCAAAGTTGCGACATCTCCGCTCAATGTGTCAATTTCATCTGTAATACCAGATATTTGGTCAATAATTTCATCAACAGTACCGCTCAACTCTGTAATTGCCGAAGTTATCTCGCTTGTACCGCTTTCGATAATGCTTCTAAGGTCTTCTATTGCCCCACTGAACACTTCATCAGATGCTTGTCTTGTCTCAATCTCTTCATCAAGTCTGCCGTTGATTTCTTGTATGAATTGCTCAAACTTCTCATATATATCTTCGTAAATTTGACTAGCTACTGATACAAGCTCACCATTCTTTACCATATATAAAGAATATTCATCATCTTCCAAACCGTCAAACAATACAACACATTCACCCTCTTCAAGACGTTTCTTAACCCAGAAGAAACCGTTCCATTCTGTTGTAAACAATTGGATATTGAATGCATAATCAACAATATCAATCTCTTGTGGGCAATATCTTGGGTCATCGAATGCAACGTTATTTATTGTCCAAATCAAGTAACCGCTCTTTGCTGTAAGAGATGGCATCAATATGCAACGGAAAACACTACCGTTGATATATTCAACCTCGTGGAAGTTTGAACCGTCATAATCCTTTACGAGCCTTATGCTCATAATGGCATGTGGTGCTGCTGCAACTTGAACAACTCCGCTCTTGTCATAGTCGAATCTCTTTGCGTACACATCAGTGTTATTGATTGCCGTACTTGTCCAAAAAGAACCTCTCTTGCCCAAATAATTCTTCAATTCACAACCATCACCATAACCTGCTGGAAGTAATTTCAAACCGAATTTGTCAAGTCCCTTTGAGTCACATGGCTTCCTCTTTGGATGGAATTCGAAGCAGTTGCCATCCCTCTTGTTGTAGTGGTAGCAATTATCATCAACTGGTTCAAATAAATCCTCCTTCTTGCATCTGCAACGGTCTTCAGATGATATACATCCGCAGTCACCACTTTCGCATTCATCCCAATCGGACATTGACTTAAGAACCTTACCAGCACATCTACCAAATTCCTTGTTGCATACAGTGCTAGCATGGTTTCTATCACATTCACAAGGTTCAACAGCATTCAACATACCGTCCCAATCCTCCTTTGTTGGAACCCTCCAACCGAACTTCAAGTCCTCATTGATTGCTTGTACTGCCTTGTAGTCATAAAGATAGCCATATTCGCTAACACATTCCCTAGTGACATATCTGTCACCCTTCTCAACATCACAAGGCTTTGGAAGAAATTCTCCACCAGCAATGTTCAAATACTTGATGCAAGGTCTATAAACTCCAGTTCTATCAACAACGTTGATTCCAAGTGGACAATGCTCCGTTCCCAAACCAACAAGCGTAGAATCTGAATTGACGTGAGTGAGCATATATGTACCAACGTTCTTCTTTGTGATAAGACCGTCAATGATAGCCACATTGTCATCCCAAGTTATCTTTATCTCACCCTTTTCCTTATCATATGCAACATATAGATTGTGCACGACACCTTCGGCCAAAGGAGATAAATCGGCAACAAGGGGTTGCTCATCCTTACTGTTCCTTGTAAGTATGAGCTTGTTCGTATTCTCGTCAAATGTAAATGACTTGATGTCAGCATCCTTCAATGTGATAAAGTTGCTGTCTATCTCATTTATTGTCAATTTACAATCCTTTGTTATGTCCTCTCGATAAGGGCTTACTAATTTATAAAAAAACAACCCACGCATATTTGATTTATTTTTCTTTATTAATTATTTTTTACAAATAAATATCAGAAAATTATCGTTTATTTCCTTTTTGAATTGTACTTATTGTTATAAAGACACCAATTTTATGAGGCACGAAAAGAATCATTGGAAAAATAAGGAAAACGTGATTAATGAATCGAAGAAATATTCGTCAAGGACTGAATTCAACAGAATGTCACGTAGGGCATATGACTCTGCCAAAAGAAACAAGTGGATTGATGAAATGACTTGGCTTGACACACAAGAAAACACGAATCATCCTCACGGATATTGGAAGAACAAGGAAAACATAATGGAAGAGGCAAGGAAGTATTCAACAAAGGAAGAGTTCAAGAAAGGAAACTTGAGCGCGTTCTTTGCTGCATACAAGTACGGCTACATTGATGATATGGATTGGCTTGTGATAAGGAAACAGCACAAGAAGGGATATTGGAACATATACAAGAACATTGAGCAAGAGGCATTGAAATACAATACAAAGACAGAATTCTCCAAAGGAAACAATACGGCATACAGATATGCACTAAAATTGGGCGTAATCGATGATTTCTTTTTCAATGACTATATTGATTTTTGAAAAAAAAAATATTTATATTTAAAATACTAAATAATATGAAGAAAATTGTAAGACTAACAGAAAATGATTTACACAGAATAGTAAAGAATAGTGTAAAAAGAATAATGAAAGAATCTTATTTCGATGGAAATATGGGTAGTGAATCAGTTGACAATGGTGAACATAACGAATGCATGAGAATTATGTCTCAATTACTACAAGCATATAGCCCAATGGCTATTCTTACAGAATTTGGGAATTTAATGGGATATGACGAATGGTGTCAATATGTTAGAGAAGTGGAGCGTAGACTCAATGACAGAAAGAAACAACATATGGGTCTATAAAAGAAACTATGTGAATGATTCATACTAAAAATTGATGGCAAATAAAAAAAAGAAGTGATTTAATTTCACTTCTTTTTTTTTTATCATTTCAAGTCGTTCTGAAATTTCTTAAGCAGATATTTCTTCTTTTCCTCATATGGCATCTTCACCATATATTCGAACTCGTCCTTGTGCTTATTGATATACTCGTCCAACGTGCATATAACCTTGCAAGGTACACCAGCCGCAACAACATTGCTTGGGATGTCCTTGTCAACAAGGCTGCAAGCACCAATTATTGTGTTGTCACCTATGTGCACGTTTTGCAGAATGGTAGAATTGCATCCTACAAAACAGTTCTTGCCAATTACAATTGGTCCGTAGATTACTGTTTGTGGGTTTTGGCCCTTTATGTTCCTAACAACCCTTGTAGCACCATCGTGAGTGACAAAGCTGCATCCGAAACTTATGGTAGTGTTGTCACCAATCTTTATGAGATAAGGTTCAGACCCGAAATTTGGGCTATCTATTAAAGATACGTTTTTACCTAATATTGGTTTGTCCATAAAACTATTTTTTTGGAATCATTACTTATCAACAACTGTAGATGAATTGATGTCAATTGCATCATCTGTTACTTTCAAGTTGTACGCATCCAACTTTTGATTTGCAAAGGCTACTGTCTTGTCTTGAACTGATTTGGCAATAATATCCTTCATATCTTTAGTTGACTTTGTTGTAACACCTTCAACGCCATTATATGTAACCATCTTCTGTCCGTCTTCGGTATTAATTTTAACTTTATCCTCAATCATTGCTGAGTCAAAAATGTAATATGGGAATTTGCTGATGATTTGGTTTAAATTGGTTCCCTTGTCAATCAACTTGCCTATTTCAACAATTGCCTTGTTTTCATAGTCTTTCTGATAATCGGAATGATAACTTTCAAAATGGCCGTTAACAAACTTGTCACCAACCTTGATGTAATCTTGCAGCCAATAAATTTCCTCATATGTGTTGCTGTCATCATCCTCATAGGATACTGTGCAGTAAGGGAATATGGCTTTACATTCCTCTACATTAATCTTGTTTGTTGAAACTTGATATAATCCGTCAACAAGGGCTGTTTGCTCATCGTTGTGCAAATCTCTATATTTTGTTCCTTTAGCAAGTTCTTGTTCTTCTGTTACATATACGACTAAGTGTTCTCCTATTCTCTTATCTTCAATTTCAGCTAAATTCTCATCCATTTGAGTGTCGCTGATTGCATAAAGAACATTGTCATTTACATAGTAGTAAGGATTCTTTAAATCTGATTTTTTGATTAATTCAAGCATAGTTTATAGTTTTTTGTTATAGTTATTATTTTTTTTTATATAAATATTTTTCTAATCGCTAATTTTCAATAAATTCTTTGGCAAATACTTGTTCAAGACATTATTTATTAGTTTATAATTTAATACGTCTGATTTCATAATTGTAGTTATTCCTTATATTCATTACCTCCATTGTGCAGTTATACCATCTGAATATCTTGATATATCCTATAAACGTGCCACCGAAATTTTCCTCCAACGGCATAAGCACATTGTAAACCCTCATATAATCTGGCATTATAACATCACATAGACCTTGTGTGCCACCACCCAATGAAATGTTATATGCAACCAACTCTTGCTTCTCGTCTTCCTCTTGAAGCTTCCTCAAGTTCAACAATGGAACCTCTTGTGTAATATACTTCAGTCTTCCATCCACATAGAACTTGAAATACATGGTCTTGACACCGCCAATCACCTTGACGTGTATTAAGTGCCATTGTTTGTCCTTTATAACACCCTTGTTGGAATATCCCTCGTATATCTTTATCTTGTTGTCACCGCTAACTTCACAGTCAACACTCAAATACCTATATCCAACCTCGCCTTCGTCAGTGATTCTGAAGCACAATGCATTGTTGTACAAATCCTCATAGATATTGTACTTTTCAGCATATTGCTCCTTGAGGTCATCAATGTTCCAAACAGTATAACCAGTGCAAGTTCTATTCATTATCAAGAACAAGTTCTCGTTGAATCTGTTCCTCTCATACATATATTCGACTACAGTGTCCTCAACCCAATTCCTAACGCAAAAACCTCCCTTTGCCCTATGGAATAGCAAGAACTTGTTGTCACTGTATATCTTTGTATATCTCTTGAACTTGAAAAGACTCAAACCGTGTTCTGCCGTTTGGAAGTCATACAATGACAAATCAGTTTCTGGTGCAACATAATCAGTATCATAGTCAAGCTCGTCTAACCCATCCAAATAATCAGCACCGAACAAGCAAGAATGACAGTCAACCTTTTCAACCTTGTATTTTGGAATTCCTATTGCTTTGCACTTTCCACATCCGCAACATACAAGCTCTTGCTTCACAATGCTCTTCACCTCCTTTTCGCAAGTACAGCAGTCCTTCAGCTCCTTTGCAAGTGTCCTATCATCTATAATTATAGGTTTGTCCTCGTCAAAGATATAATCTGAAAAATATTCGTCATCATTCTTGTACATTGAGTCTGGGTAATATATGTAATCAACGTAGTTCTCTATTGGGTTTACCCTCCACCACACCAATTCACCGTACCAATCGACATCTGTGAATCTATGCAACGTTGAACAATCACAGTCCATTCCAAGATAATCAACCACATCATCCGTATCAAGCGTGTCTCCGCTTGTCAACGACTTGTCATAAAGAATATCCCATTTGTTTTCGGCTCTTACACCCATATAGAAGAATATGCCCTTATTTTCTGGATGTTTATCGTTCAATGTCTTGTCGCTTTCCTTTTCAAAGTCCTCCTTCTTGAGAACGAATTCAAAGTCCCAAACATCCTCGAACAATGAGCTTGGTAATATCTGATACTTGTCACATTCTGTCTTGAATACCCCTTGGAAGAAACCACCGTTGCATCTCGCAAGTCCGTTTTCAATCCTCATCGGATATTCGTACTGCAATGTGTTGCCGCTTATGGCATGCAGTTTAAGCCTCATATCATCCTCTTCAAAAGAAAAGTCAGACTCTGAATAAATCTTTACAAACTCTTCATTTGAAATTCTATCCTTTCTGAATCTGAAAAGTCCGTTGTCAACACCAGTATACCCTACATTATGAAGAGTATATCCTATAGATACACCGCTTTCCCATCTGTATGACTCGTTGCTGATAAGCCAATCGTCTTCAACTGTACAAGCGCTGTCGCTTGTGTCTATGTAGGAGATTAGACATTTATCATAAAGCCTTGAACCGTCAAAACAATAAGCACCGAATCTGTCCTTGTTCAAGAAGAAATCCCAATACTCATCATAGTTTATGTTAAGCTTTATATTGTGTCTATTATTGTTTTTGATGTTTCCCATTGTAATTTTTTTTATATTTTATCCTAGTTATAAATATTTATAATATATTATAAATAACCAAATAAAACAATGAAAACTATAAAATTACTTGAATCTCAAGCAACACGTTTGTTTGAATTGACTACCATAGGGGACAATTCGCCAAACAATATAAAGGAATACCCAGAATCAACAGTTTCGGCAACAGCCAATGTCAAGGATACTGATGGTAATACAACATTCGGCAAGCCAAAGACAGCAGATAAGGTTCAAAGAGACTTGTCCAATCAATCCTTTATGGACGGTTATCATAAATGGTAAAAAATTAAATAAGCTATGCCAATATATCTACAAGAAGACAGTAAAGAACTTAACAAACAGACATATCATCTTTCACAAAAAGGCAAACAGAAGCTTCAAGCCGCAATAAGCCAGATGGAAGCAATGGGGTTGGAGGACAAGGATGGCTACAAGATGCTAAAGCACTTGCAAGATGAAGACTATAACCAAGCCAAGAAGAAGGATGACGGTAAAGTAGTTGATGATGCTAACGTTCACACTGAAAAAGACAAGGAAATAGACAGCAACGATGGAGTTTCTAACAAGACTGTTGAAGGTGGTATACATAGGAACAAGGTTTCAACCAGCAAATTGGAGCATTATTTCACTGATTGGGTTTATGGCAGAAACGGTGAATTGAGGTTGCAGCATAAAAATGCGCAAAACAGATTGGGACACCAAGCACCAAAGCCTACATTACCAAAGAAACCTAAAGCACCAAAACCAATCACAAATGATGGAATCAAACCAATCAATACAAAAAACGGTCAAATACATATCAAGGAAATTTGTCTTACAACAAGCCAATTGAAGCTTATAAAGGAAAGAAGAGCAGAACTGAACATACCTTTCAAGGAATTCGGTTCTGAAGAAAACGGATACAAGCTGACATACGAGCACTTTATAGACTACTTGGAAAATATAGGTAAATACGGCAAGTTGCAACCATCAAGCATTTCATTGAACGATATTATAAACAATGTTTCACAAATCATTGAAACAGTTGATTTAGAACATGTATTGTGTATTGATTCAATTAGAAATATGATGGATTGGATTAGGACTCTCGGTGATAATGAAAGATATTTCACATGTGGTGACAAAATCAACAATATTGACGATAGCGACCTATCAAGTGAATATTTGACAATGGAAGGTAAAAACCAAATAATCAAATCATTGTTGGCTTGCTATGGTTTCCCTAAATCATTAACCATCAATGAAAACAATCTCATATATGTGGAAAGAGCACTTGCTGTACCTCGTTTGACAAGTAAAGAAGACGTTTACAATGAATACAACAAAAACTTCCCACAAATAGGTGTATGTTGGAGTTGGGCGAAAAACGGAGGTGTTAGTTTTGGAATGGACAACATCTTCTGTCAAGATTGTGTCGTGCTTCACGGATGGGTTAGACCAGAAGATGTTGATTGGGAAACATCAGTTGAAGTAAATGCAAGTGAATTGAACAAAGAAATGGAATTGAGGTTGAAAAAAGGTACTACTGTTCAGATAGACGAAATCATTTGTGGTTTATCTGATAATGCCGAACTACAAAAGAAAAAACTACCATTGAAAAATTCTATACTATTACCAGTATAAAAAATCAAAATAATAATATTTATTATTAAAAAATAACTTATATAAAAAATAACACCAACTATTATGCAAAGTTGTCTTGAAAAGAGAGGTATTGAAGAGAGAAATACCGAAATCGTAAGAAGTGACTATAATATCAATGACCAATATTCTGCCACACACAAGGACGCACTTAGTGATGGTGACGTTCAAGGTAAGGGTAGCGGACACGGTGGGCATACTCACTATCTTCCAGATTGTAACAAACCAACGGGTACAATAGATTACAGCAACTTTGATACAAGTCCAAGTTCGAACATCGGTGGATGCTATGACATCAAGGGTCGTAACGGCATCGGTGGTCGTGAGTATGCTATGTCAGTATCAATGTACAACGACCAAACCCCATACAGTGCCGCATTGGTTGAAACAGACCAAAACGTGGCTCAAGGACAATATCAAGTTGGATATACACAAAAAATTGTCAATTGTGGATAAGTTATCTATTTTATTCTAAGTTTTTCAACAATGGATTTCTTTACTTTTTTAAGAAATCCATTATTTTTTATATGATTCAAAATATTTATTGTTAAGAATTAAAGTTTCATAGAAATGAGTTTGAATCTATACAATATAATGGAATCAATACTAACAGAAAGCGTTAGTAGGGATGAAGTAATATCAGCATTGGACGATAAAAGAGTTGTAGCCATAACATACAACGATGAGCAGCCCAATCCACCGCTTGGAACAAGATGGATTGAGCCTTGTTCGTTGGTTGATATGGGACACGGAAAATATGGTATAAGGGCATATGCATACAACGGTGCAACAAGACGAGGTGTTCCTGATTGGAAACTTTTCAGACTTGACAGAATATTGACTTGGAAACCAACAACATCAACATTCCATAAAGCACCAGATGACAGATACAATCCTAACGGAGACAAACAATACACTGTCATAGCTCAAGTAAAATTCGATAACGATGACTTGATGCTGCAAAGAAACCTTAACAATGATGTGATGGACAACCAATCAAACAATGTGGATTACTTCGGTAGATACATAAACAAGCCCAATCAACCAAAGCAAGGTCCAGTTGGTAATCCTCCAAATATGTCTCAAATGCAGAATCAAAACGGTCCAGTTATGACACAAGCTATGAAGAAGGCAAGACAAGATGCTTGGAGAAAGAAACACGACTTGGAATACAGAAGGGCTAAGAGAGAAAAGGAAAGAGCAGAATTGTGGAGAAGAAAACAACTCGGAGACGAAGAGGATGAAATGATGAACGCATTCGACAATGGACCTCTTTTCCCTAACAATGATATATAATAACAAAAGAATAAGTTAATGATATGGCAATAAACAAACAACAGTTCCAAGAAATCCAAAAAAGGGCGAAGGAAATAATTGATAGAGATAGAAGAGGTGAACTCGACCAATATGTAAAAGGAATGAAAGCAAACAGATTGGATGAGGGTGATATTGCTTTTGAAACACCAGAAAGAATGACACAGACAAGCCAAGGTCAATATCCACAAATGACACCACAAAGGGCAGCAAGTTCAAAACTGCCAAGAGAAATAGTGGAATCATTCTCGAACAATCCAATAGATATTCCAGAATACAGTGGTTCCATCCTTGATGATATGGGTATTGAGCCACCAGTTCAAAAAAAGCAACCTATTAGGGAAACAAAGCAAGTTGTACAATCTACAGCAAGCGGTGTCGATTACTCCCTAATCAAGACAATAGTTGAAGATTGCTTGAGAAAATCTATGTCAACTCTCAAGAAATCAATGCTGACAGAAAACACAAGCGGCACAAACCAATTGTCATTGATGAGAATTGGTGAAAGCTTCAAGCTAGTTGCGTCAAATGGTGACATTTTCGAAGCTAAACTTATTAAAAAGGGTAATGTAAATGAAAGAAAAAAAGCGTAAATGCAACTGCAAGCAAAACATCAAGACAAAAGACTTCATAGAAAAAACATATGAGAAAACCAATGGCGAAAATTCATTCTTGACTTGGTTGACAAAATAAAAAAAATCTCACTAATTTTTAGTGAGATTTTTTTTTATACAAATTTGATTCTTTTATTTATTTTTCCCCTTGTTAGAAGATGCAGCCTTTGCTGCATATGGTGCGGCAGCAGCAGCTTTTCTTGCTGAATCAACGGCAGCATCTTTTGCAGATTTAGTAGAAGCTTCAATAGCTTTTCTACGCTCTTCTGGACTCATTGGTTTTTCTTTTGTCTGTTTGCTTGAACCTTTTTGTTGTCTATCTTTTGCTGCTGACGCTTGTATCCATGTTGGTGAAGCGGCAGCTTTGGCAGCGCCTTGAGCAGCAGTAGCAGCTTGTCTTGCAGCTTCAGCACCCTTGCGGAATGAATCTTGTGCATCTTTGCTAGACTCTCTCAATATCCTTTCTACACTTTTCTTGACAATTCGGTGTAAATCATTTTCTGTTAATCTAATAATTTGTTTCATAATAGATATTTTTATTATAAATATAATAAAAAATTAATTTATTCGAACATTAGGTGATAATATTTCATCAAAGTTAACATCCTTCAATTCAGTAATAAACGGTCCTTCTACTGGTGGTGAGCCTGGACTTAAATTATGACCGTGATACATAACTGCAAGCTTCATAATATTCAATCCTCTAACCAATAAATCACCATACGGCAACTGATGCAATTGTGCCATTATGTTTGCAAATTCGCTATCATCAATCATTGACTGCTTGTTGACCAATTTTTCTCTCACATTTTCATCTTGGTGTGATATAAGATTAATCTTGTCAGCAACAAGATTTATTACTGAATTAGCTTGATATTCTGGTGTGTTAAGTAATCCTTGCTTATATTTCAATTGAAGATAAGCTGGACTATTAGTATTGAAAATTACATTTCCAACAAGATTTTCATTTTCATTATTTCCACAAACTCTAGCTCCGCTTCGAATCATCACCTCACCTTCCTTAAGTGAAATGTCCTCACTGTTTCTACCAATAACAGCCACGTCTGACGTTTTTGGAAATGCGCCTTCTGTTTCATCACCGAACTTGCTTATATTTTCAAGTACATGCTCGTCATTGCCGCCTTTCAGCAATGATATTGCAGAACCTCTTCCATATGAATATGGGTCGTATGTGAAAAATTGAGGCTGTGAAATTATCGGTCCAATATAGAATCTGTTGCTTTCATTGTTTCCTATTTCAGACGTAATGACAAGCACACCTTCGCCAACCTTTGGGATGGACTGAAATGTTTTAGGTAGCAACGGATGACACCAAGGCAAGTCCTTGATAGCCTTTTCACCGTCTTGAGAAAGCCTTACCTTGATTCTACAAGCACCAGCTTCTTCTCCGAATATACCACTACCATTTTCAATATATTCTACTTGTCCTTCCTTTATAACGTAATTGTTGCTGCTCATATAGCTCTTCTCTTTTTAAGCTCATTTGTAGCGTTTAGATATACAGTATCAAGCTCGTTCATCCTATCTATCAACGCTGCAATCTTCGATTTTATTGTATCATATTCATTCTTGTATTCCTCCATCTTTATCTTGATTTCGGAATTTGACATTTCACTGAACTTCTCGTTATTCATTGAATTAAAATATTGCTGCCACGCCTTTTGCGTAATTCATTATTTTTGAAGTCACAACTACTGGTCCACCAGCGTTTGCACCATTTCCAAGTGTTGTTATAGAACCAGGTCCAAAAGCTGTCTGTATGTTTGCATCTTCCCTCATAGCTCTGAATACTTCCTTTGTTATTTCGTTGATAACAATATTCAACTGATTTGGGCTACCATCCTCCATAGGGGCAGTATTTATACCCCTAGCGGCAACATTCTTTATTATATTTGCTGTTGACAATATAGGAGAAAGTCCAGGTCTTTTTGAGAGAGAACATATCATTATAAGACCAGATATTGCTTGAAATGGTTTCCTACTATAATTGTCCAATAATGTCTGTAGTGTGTTACAAATTTCCTTGATTCCCATATTAGCATTTGCTTGTTTCATTAGTTTGATGCTGCAATTCGTCAATGTCTGCATAATCAACCTTGTCAAGTACCGTATCCAAATCCAAGTTGCTTCCACCCTTGAACGAACATGCCTTAATCATAAGCTTGATTGCTCTTCTATATACTTCAATCTGTTCCCTTATAAGACCAACTTGCAAGTCAAAAAGTAATGCCTTGATTCTGTTTCTGACCTCTTCAAGCAGTTCCTTAAGCAGTAGGTCTCTAATCTCAAGTATTATTGCCGCAATCATTGAATGCATTGCATATAATATGTTTTCCAATGTCATCTTCTTCCAACTTTCATGTGAATAATTTCCACACAGCTCTTGATTCATCAATATCATAAGAAGTACTTTTGGAGAAAGCAATGCAGTAACAATAACTACTGAAAGACTTTGAAACATATTTGTTATGAAGTCAAACGATACACTATCAATAACATCTGGGTCTTTTGCTTCCCTATCAATGACAGCACTAACGTTTCTTACGACACGAGAAAAAGCATCCCTCTGTTCTTGGAATTCTGTTGCGCTGCCAAAGTCATTCAAAGCCTCAATAACCTCATCTGTATTGGTATCAACCCTTCTTTCACAGTCACCGAATGGTGTAAGTCTCGCCCTTTTAAGCTCGGCATCCCTTGACATCCTTTCAACCTCATCATTGGAGAATGTATAGAAACAGTCACTAGCCTCATAACCGTCTGAATTGACTATCTTCTCAACAATATGGTATATCCTATCCATTCCCTCAATCTCTGTCTGTGAGAACGTTATTGAGCCACCAATCATAAAATCAGCCAAAACATTTATCAATTGTGTAGCAACAACCTTTGAATCAAACAGCCTTTGGCTCATTATATAGTCATAATTGAACTCATAAAGGGTTAGACCGAAATAACATTCCCTTATCAATGAAAGTGTTGTACTATAGTTAACTTCTGTGATTTCATCAAAATTATATCTTGTAAATACATTTAAGTCATCACTTGTTATCTTGTAGTTGCCCTTATGGTCAATAACCAACTTGTAATTAGTGGCTGTGCGTTGTGTCTCAAAGAAAGCAAGCTTGTACCACCAAATGGCTCCGTCCATTGAAAAGAAATCCGACTTTGAATCATTGTTCTTGTCATTCAATGTAAAATAAACCTCATCTTGTTCCTCTTGCGTTGGTTGTCTTCCAAGTTTTTCAAACAATTTCTCGATGATAATTGTTTTTACATTTGTATGACACATTGTATCTGTAGGCATTTCCCTCACTGGCATCACAGAAAATCTTCCATCCTTATCAACCTTACCTTCGCTGTTGTATCTGATAATAAGAGGATAGAAGAATGTCTGTCCAATATGTGGAACATGTACCAATGGCTTTGGAAGTACCCTTACATTCAAGCAGTTATATGGTTCGTTGAAGTCGCTGACATTATAAGCATCATAGTTCTTCAAGGAATCCAAGAATTGGAAACTGCACAATCCAATGTCCTTGTTGTAATCTCTATTATTTTCATTTTTTTTATCAAACACCTTTCCAAGGTTTGAAAGATACATACCTCTATTTACATAGTAATTAGTTCTGTCCCAAGCATTTCCTATAGGCATTATAGTGCTTTCTGCAACATAATAATCGTTAAGTCCTTGTTTCTCCTTTATAATGAACTTGACATTTGTGCATAGACTTATCAAGTGTCCGTTTGTACCTTCCTCGTTTGTAAACCTCTGTATGAAAGTGCTACCCAATGCCATACCTTGATTCTTGCCGTTAGGGTCAAAAGTCAAATATGACACTGTGTTGATATTTGAACCGCTAACTGTTCTTGCTCCATATTTTCTTTTGAAGAAGTCGCTATAATCCTCGTCTACGGCTATAACTGACGAATTAGGATACTTGCCTTTATGTACAACAAACCACAAGAATGTGTTCATATCAACTGGTCTAACAAAGTCATATGGTGTTTTCATATTGTCAGTTCCGAAGTAAAGCTGATTGTACTTGTCCAATGGAGATGTTGACAATATTCCCAATGGGTCTATTTCCTTTATATTGTAGGTCATGCCCTTTTCCCTAGCATAATTAGGGATTCTTGGGTCTACGGCACAAGCAACAAGATTCTTCATATTTGACAGCAATATACCCTTTACACCGATTTCTATTGCTGGAAGACCATAAATGATTATCTTGGCAATCTTCTCAATCATTTCCTCCCTTGTACAACCAAGATGCTCCAACAATTGAATCAAATACACAAAAGGATTATCTCCAAACGCAAATGTTTGCGTCTGTTCAGCCGACTGATTCTCAAGTGCCGTAAGATAACCGTCCAAAGTAGATAGCAGTTCGTTCTGTTGTCTTCTGACTGTGGTCAGTTGTTTCCTCTTGTTTGCATCTGCCAATCTCATTACTTGTTAAGCTTTATATATTCAGTGTTATTTTCCTTTGTCTCCTTGTCTAACAGCTCCCTAATGTTGTCCAAGTCAAAAGATGCGAATGAGGTATCCATTTCCTTTACATCACTCAAATTCTTGCAAAGTTCTGCAAGTAACTTGGCAATCTCTATCTTCTTTGAAATCGCCTTGTCCTTGATGCCCATATAGTCATTGATAGCCTTGGCATACTTAGCCTTGTATTCCATAACCTCTTCTTGAAGTTTGGTAGAGTTTGCAAGCTTGTTTATTTCATTTTGAGCCAATATAAGTTGCTCATCTGCAAGATTATATGTTTCTTGCAAAAGTTCCCTTAGGTTTTCTATCGAATTGATTTCAATTTTCAATTTCCTTGCCATATTAAAGAATATATTTGTTTATAAATACTCACCGTATATAAAATTATAATAAAATCTATGATTCTACTACATTTTATTTCTTGCTTCAACGAAACACTGCTTTTTAGGAGCATAATGTTCGGTCATCCGCAGTTGGTTTCTCCACAAGCGTCAATTCGGTAGTACGGCTACCTATTTTTTATTAGAATATGTGTTAACAGTTAATCACCCAACAACTTTTTTTTGACTGAAAAATAAACTGCCTTGTATTTTTTCATGGCAACTCTTATATCCTTTGTAGTCAACTGTGTATTTTCTTTAAGAAAAAGAAGTATAGAGCTTTTATTGAACTTATTGCTGCACATACTGTCAGCCAAATCCTCCCAATTCGCCAATAATGACAAAAGTGCATTACCTACCTTTATCTCGTTCTCGTTAAGTTTCTTGTTTTTGCTCATAACTTCCGTTATGCCACTCGAAGTGTTTGTAATAAGTTCGTTGAAGAAAGATGTTGATGAATCGTTGTCCTTATAAGACAATGTTATATTATCCTCAATCTTTGATTGATAATTTTCATAAGGTTCATATCTCTTGATACCCTTTGCATAATTCTTTATCTTAAGTATCAAGTAGTTTTTGCATATTGTTCCACAATAAGAATATGCTTTGTATCCACTGTTTGGATTAAATAATTCTATTTTTGTCATCAAGAACGATATTGTATCGTCAAAAGTATCCAAAAATTCTTCATCTGGTACATATAGCTTATATCTGTTCATTATAGATTCAACCATTTTGCAAAATGCTGGATGCAATATCGTCTTATATATCTCGTTTCTCTCGTTTTGGTCAGTTGAATTAATATATCTGACTACGGCTTCTTCTTGCTCATCCAAGAAATATCCCTTTTTATCTTTTGAAGGTTTTCTACCTCTTTTTCCCATTATTATGATAATTTTTATAACTGTTATTTTCAAGTCATAATAATGCTACATAGTTACAATGTACTTTCCTTCACCATTTTCACTAACGGAAAATCTCACGTGTATTATGAACAAGAAGAGGATTGAATTATCAATCCCCTTCATTTTTATCGTATACCTTGTTTCTGTCGTTCTTGAAGAAATGCTCTTGCTTTGCAATGTTCAACCATCCCTTCGTTTCCTTATCGTCCATTGTATCGGCATATTTCTTGATAAGTGAATTGTCTCTATTCATATAATGCGCATATCCAACTCTTGGAATTACAAACACCTTCTTGTTGTTGTGTGTAACCCTCAATAGGAACTCGTACCAAAATGTAAGCTCAATAGACTTCTTAAGTCCACCAACAGAATCCCAATCTTCCTTGTTGAATACAGAACCAGTCATATAAAAGTCAAAAAAGTTCTGCAAACAATCGTAATCTACATAACCCAACTCGTTAGAGAAACTTGATGCCCAAACAGCCTCATTTCCGTAGCCGATAAATTTGTTGTCCTTGTAATCATACAAATCAGTCAAGCACATAAAGATGCTAACTTCTGGGTTGAATTTGATATACTTTTCAACATTATCGAACCAAGGTCTATAATATATATCATCAAACTCCAAAATACTGAACCATTTTGTATCAACATTTTTAACAGCTTCATTTACCAAACCGCAAAAAGATGTCTCTTCAGACTTGAGAATGGTATATTCTTTTCTGTTGAAGTCTTGCAAGATTCCTTCATTGGCGGCTTCACTTGTTGAAATTATAACTTTATAATCTTCTTTCACACTGTTCAAAGCCTTTGAAAGCAATTGCTTAACATCTTCATTATATTCGTGAACTGGTATAATTATTGTCAAATCAATCATATTCCTCTTGTTATTTTATTAATTAGTTTATAAGAAGCAATAATACAGAACTCTATAAGTGGACTATCAGAATTATATACTTGCTTAACCTCTTCATAATTAAAGTCAATCTTCGCATAATTACTCAAGATTTCACGAAAATCATAATCTGACAAAGGAAGCCTCTCATATATAAACACAACCATTAACAATATAATTTCCTCAAAAGTAAACAAACCTTTGAACTTGGTGTCAATCAGCTTGTGAAGCTCGTCCTTGACAACATTGCCATACACTTCATAGCCACAGATAAAGAATGAAGCTATCTGGTCACAAGCAATGCATGCATTGTCTTTTCTCTCGTCATCAACATTAAAGAAGAAGCAATTACCCCAATATTTTCTAATATCGTTCATATATCTACTGACCTTGATGTCATCAAAATTATGTGTCATCACATATTCAATTCTACTTTCTGTTGTTTTAATTTCATTTCTCATTGCTGCCACCTCCATTGTTAATTTCAGCCAAAAGACCCTCGATTTCCTTTCTGCGTCTTTCGATTGTGTTATTTAAATATTCAACAAATTCCTTTCTTGTTGTTTGCTCATTGTACAAATCTTCATATGCTTTCCTATCCTCAAATACCTTTTCTGGTACATCATCTGTTATCACAGCTCTAATAACACTAGCAAGCATCTTGTGCAAATCGTCATAATCCTCAAACCATATGCAAGCATCATTTGGCTCTCCATTTACAGAATACCAAGGCATTTGATTATCAGTTCTCTTAGCAAGAACAATATTTCCAGCCTTAATTGCCTCAATACCTCCATATCCAAAGCTCGAATCAGTATCAACCCAAACAGTTATCTCACCGTTCAACAGCTCCTTTGCATATGTTTCCTTAGGCATTCCTCTCAAATCCTTGAAAGAAACCCATCTGTACATAGGGAACTTCCAATAGAATGGCTTTACAATCTTGTTGATGTCTGATTGACTCTTTGCAATTACATTAACAACAAAATTCCTTGGTGTGTCACCAACGCTCTTTGCATCAAACATATTGTCAACATTTGGTTGAATAACTGTTGTCCTTACATATGGGAATACACCATTAATCTTCTCCTTGTTGTATTCAGTATTTGTAATACATTCCATAATACCCAAATCCCCCCACTGTACAGAGAAAGGCATCTGTTCAACCATATAATCATAGTTCTGCAAGATTGCAATCCTCTTGCAAGGAAGGTTCTTTGTCTGAACCATTACATTTGCGAAAATTTCTGGAATAAACAGAATGTCGCTAGGTGAAACACTCAATTCTCCATCAGAAATACAGATATGCTCCAAATCAGCATATTCTTGACCAAGCCACTCACCAACACCAACGAAATCCTCATCTTTAGATTTCTGATAAAGCATTGCAACATCGTAACCGTCATCTTTTGCATACTTGGCAAGCTTATAGATATATGACAAGCTTCCACTTGGATTACCCTTTGTGTCAATCACAAAAAACATAATCTTGTTTCCCTTGTCGGTTATCTTTGCCAATTCTTGTTTTACTCTTTCAATAACCTTTTCAGTCTCCATTTGTTTCTTTAAATTTGATAAAACCCTTATGTATCAATGTGTTGAATATCATTTCTTGTGAAAATGGTACAACACCCATATTATATGGGCAAACCTCCATATCAGACAGACTTGCAATAAAATTCTTTACCAAATCATATTTGATTGCGGTATTTGAATCGTTCTTGTTGGCCTTTGTCTCGTTTATTTGCCTATTTACAAGTTCAAGTGCTTGAGTCTTCTCATTAACCCCATACATATCAGTAATATCTGTATTTACAGTAGCTCCATCGGAACCATCAAGAACATAATTCAAGATTTCATCAATATCGTAATAATATGTACCGTCATTTACATTCATTTCCCCAATAATTTAAAACACCTGCTTATTTTACTCCTAATCTTGCCTAACAACGACTTGTTGTTGCATTCTTCAAGCATCTTTTCCACATTTCCCAAAAACTCGCTGTCCTTGATAACATCTTCCAAGTTGTCATACTTGAAGTCAGCTTTGTCGCTTGCCTCTGCATTATCAGATTTTCTAATCAAAACCGCTATTTTACCTTCTGGCTTGTTAATTACAACATCCTTGTCTTGAGTAATAACTACATCAAACAGCTTCCACACCTCCTTACTATTCATAGGAAAAAACATCCTTCTTATTCGGCTTCCCTTACTAAGGAAAAAATATGTTGACTGTATTGAAAGTTCTTCCTCATCCAATGAGAATAGGCTAACTTCACTTTTATCTCTGTTCCAATACAAGTCATATGCCCAACCGTTCAAAAATACGTGCAAATTCCTTGACATTGTATTTGCACAAGCAAAAAGTTCATATGGATAGTCCTCATATACGAACTTTTTCCTTTCATAGTTTGATTTGAAGTCCAATTTGGGCATTATTGACATTGAATCCATATCAACATCACTTTCATCGATATTAGGGTCAATATCCTTTGCATAATATTTCAAACATTGTCGATTAATGTCCCTAACTACTCCATTTAGTTCTATTCCAATCTTCATTACATCTTATTTTGTTTAAAAAATAGATTAAGAACAGTAAAAATCAATACAACATGTTGGTTTTTATGCAATCTTGACACAATTGTCTGCCAAAAGTGTATTTTGTAATGCTTGCATCGTATTCGTTCATCTCTTTTCCGCAATCGTCACAATAAAACTTCCTTTCAGTGGTGTATAATTCGACATTCTGCCCCTTTGGAGCCTTTTTTCTGTATTTTTCCTCAAGTTCCTTGCTGTAGAATTGCTCTGTCAAGTCAAATCGCTTGAAATTGCTTGAAGAATAAGTCAAAATAAAGCCATCTTGAACCTCCTTGCACGAATCAAACGACATACCTAATATGTCATATCTCACATAATCATCCTCATTGGTTGCATTTGATGTCGTAAATGTCAGCATTGCTACATTGCTGCATATATCATCGTGCTCAATCTGATAACCAGAATTATATCTTGATATTTCACCAAGTCTTCTAAGCAGAATCTTCGTTATTGGGTCTTCATTGCTCCTTATATTCTTGTCAAAAACAAACGAAACCTTTATATGATTGTCATCAATATCAAATTCTCCATACGAAATATATGGTTCAAGCTTGACTGTAGGCACATCAATATATGTAAGTTCAAACAAGTACCTTGAAGGCGCAGCATAATCGTCAATTCTCTGCAATTCGTGGTATACATCCTCACAAACCATAGGATTTCCTTGCTTGAACTTGAATCTCTTCAAGTTCTTTTGAGGTTTTCTCGTCTCAATGGTCACACCGTTTCCAATATGATGGAATCTTTTAGATTCCTTACTTACCTTGTAGTCCATATATCTCAATTCCTCAACTTGTTTTGTAACTTCGCCCTTGAGCAAGGCTTCCCCAAGAGATTGTGCTTGCTGTTGCTGTACAACACCAACTACAGTTTCGTTCTGGTCTTGAGTACCAATTGCATCATCACCTCCCTTTATTGCAAAAGCAAAGGCATACGCAATCTTTCTTAAACCTCTTTTAATTGCATCAATCATCATAGTATTCGCTGATTATTTGCTCAATCTCGTTAAGTATCTGCATTGATAACTTTTGAGATTTTCTTCTTCTTAAATATTTTTCTGCAACATCTGGAGTCATATTCTTCAAAGTTGCATCAGATGCTATCGTTGCATAGTCTGTTAAACATTCAGCATAGTATGCTGAAACCATATCTGCACAATTCTTCAATTCAAGCAATTGTGCAAGCGTTAAATTACCTAGTGATTTTGACATTGTGTTTAGTTTTTATAGGAAAATATTTTCCAAATTCCTTGTTTAGTTTTTCTCTGTTCTCATACCAATTCGGTTTTAATTCACCAACTGAATTATGAGCTAATCTCACGTTTGTAGTTACACCAATCTTTGTCTTGCCATCAATGTAGTTCTGTAGACAGAATGAAATCTCATAGAAATTGAACCCTTCATATTCCTCCTTGAAATAGCTTGTGATTCTATCTTTTGCAACTGCAATAAAAACTCCATCGACCACACATACATTCATCAAATCGCAAGGCAACAATGGCGAAAATGTCGTAAGCCACGACTTGCCATCCTTTCTGTGCATAACTTGACCATAAATATCCTTATATCTCCACCAAGCAGCCTCCTTTTCAAATTCTCCACTGCCAGCGACACCAATGATTCCATAGTCCTTGTTCTCTTCAAACAGTCTGACAATCTCTGCACCCCATCCACTTCTTACAAACTCAATGTCATCATGTAAGAAAATGAAGTAATCGCCATCCCTTTCCTTCATTGAATCATTATAAATCTTCGTCAAAGAAATACCATTTGGATTTATATTGAACACTATATCATTTGGGTATCCACAAGTGTCACTAATGTGCTGAATGAAATCAGCTTTCTCTTCATTTGTGCTTTTAGAAGCTACGACAATTACAAGTTTCTTCATTTCTTTTCTTTCTTTATATATTTTCTTTCTTTAATTAAAATTTAATTAAATATTATTTTATATATAAGATATATTATTATAATATTAAAAATAAATAAATATTTAAAAAAAATGAAAAAAAATATTTTTTTTATTTATTATTGATTTTTATTCTTTTTTAAATATTTTATATATAAATGAATTTTACATGGATAAGAAAATAAAAATGCTAGTACTTCCATCAGACCGTTCTGGTTGTGGATATTTCCGTTCCGTTTCGCCACACAAGTGGATTGCAGAACATATGTCAGATATTTTTGACATAGACATTATGTATGGTATTCCAAATGATGTGAATTTGGAAACGTTTTTGAGAAAGTATGATATAATCCATATTCACAAACATCTTGATAAGCAATGCAATATAATTAAAATGGCTCAATTCCTTGATGTTAAGGTTATTGTAGATGTTGATGATAATTGGAACTTGGGAACTTGGCATCCAATGTCAGCAAGTGCAAACGCAGAAAGATGGGATATACCAATCACTGACTCACTTAAATTGGCTGATATGTGCTCAACCACAACAGAAATCTTCGCAAATCAGATTAGAAAGATTAACAAGAAGGTGGAAGTGTTTCCAAATGCCATTGATACAACAGAAGAACAATTTATTCCAAAAGATACGAGAGATACAGACAGATTAAGAATTGGAATGATTTGTGGTTCTTCACACCTACATGACTTCAAGTTGCTTGACGGTATGGTTGCAAAGCTTGACAAAGAAATTATCGACCAAATTCAGTTTGTGTTGTGTGGTTTTGATACAAGAGGTACTAGAACCATCAGATATAAAGATACTGGAAAGGTTGAAACAGTTCCAATCAAGCCAGAAGAAAGTGTTTGGTATGAGTATGAAAAGATTATTACTAACAATTACAGCATAGTATCCAAAGAACATAAGGATTTCTTAATGAAGTTTATACCTCAATCAGATTATCCAAATCACGATGAAGCATATAGGCGCTGTTGGACAAAGGACATTAGCCAATATGCAACTCATTATAACAATATTGATGTATTGCTTGTGCCTCTTGCAGAAAACGACTTCAACAAGGTTAAATCACAATTGAAGGTTGTAGAGGCTGGCTTTTTCCATAAGGCAATAATCGCTTCTGATTTCGGTCCTTATACAATTGACTTAAAGCCAATGATAACAAAAGGATATGAATTTCATGAAGATGGAAATTCTCTTTTGATTGAAAATGGCAAGGGCGCAAAGAGATGGGCTAAGATGATTACTTGGCTTGTACAGAACAAGGATAAGCTCAAGTTGTTGCAAGATAATTTGTTCAAGACAGTTGATGGTGTATATGACATTGAAACCGTCTGCAAACAAAGAGCAAGGAAATACATAGAGCTTGTTGGAAGAACAGATTTGAAGATTGAATAAACAATGATATTCAGTTCCACAAATATATATTTGATTTAAAAAGTTCCGTGAGTATTTGATAATATTCACGGAATTTTTTTTGTTTTTTTAACATTTTTTATATACTCACTATGCAAAACGACTGAAACAATATGGGATTATTCAAATGTGAAAAGTGCGGATGTTGCGAGAATACAGCACTTGGATGGTATTGGCTTGCAGAAGAAAATGCTGATAAAGCTGATTGGTGTGATGTTGGAGAGGAATTCAAGGGTAAAAAATTATGTTCAGAATGCGCCCCATCAAGATTCAAAGATGGTAGCCCTACTGGTTATGGCAAATGGCATAACAAATTTCCCAAACGTAAATATGAATAACAATTTAAACGAATAATAATATGTGTGAATTAAGCGAAGAAGCAAGGTTTAAAAATTACGAGTTGTTTAAGAAGAAACTTGGTGATTTGGGGATTGATTCAGATAAGATAGAAAGTATTTTATATGACAAATTAATCAACGCGCCATATGCAATAGATACAATAAGCGGACTTGCATATGACGGTTCACTTCTTAATACGGTTTTAAGGGTATTAACTCCTTTTGCCTTGAAAATCAATGATTTGTTACCAGAAAATTTAAGATGTGAAAAGGCATCAATAGTAAAGGTGTGTCTGCTTCAGCATCTTGCAAAGGCAGATATGTTTATTCCAAATGATAACGAGTGGGAAATCAACAAGTTGGGTAGAAAATATAAGTATAGCAACAAGAAACTTGCATTGAAATTAGGTGCAAGGTCTCTTGCTATTGCAATACAAATGAACGTACCTTTGACTGAAGTTGAAGTTGAAGCAATGACCATCATTGACAAGGTAGATGATGAGCAAGCGAGGATTTTTGCGAATCCGTTGTCTGTTGTCATTAGGCAAGCTAATGAGCTTGTAACAACTACAAGCATTTTCAAAGAGTAATTTAATATGGATTTAAGGATTTTTTTCGATTTTAAGAAATTATTTGGTATCAAGAAAAAGGAGCCAACTATTTGGATTAAGTTGAAGAAATTGGACGAAAAAGCTGTCATACCATCCTATGCACATAAAGGTGACATAGGTATGGATATGACAGCAATCAGTGTGGAGTATGACGATAAAACAGACACGTATATTTATCACACTGGTTTGGCATTCGAATCTAATTTCAACATTGGGCAATTCTTGTTTCCCAGAAGTGGAAATTCTAAGAAGGAAGCCTATTTAACTAATAGTGTAGGTATTGCTGACTGTGCAATATATAGAGGTGAAATACAGTTCAGATACAAGAACAGGACAAGCTTAAAGACTTATATGGAGATTATGGGTCAACGTGTTTATAACTCTGCTTTTATCAATTGTTTACATCTTTGGGATGGAACCCCAAAAGAATGGCAAAGAACAATTTCTTGGGCTTATGATACGGCAATGGATGCATATAGCCAAACAGCGAATGAAATACTACATAAGGCAGAAAATCTTGAATATGCACCATACAAAGTTGGTGATAGAGTAGGACAGATGGTTCTGTTCAATTGTCCGACAATAAAGATTGAGGTAGTTGACGAACTTTCTGATTCGGAGAGAGGAACAAACGGATTTGGTAGTACTGACAAAAAAGACAAGTGACATTATGGGAAAAATAGAAAAAGAATTTAAATATGCTTATAACGACATTTCAATTGTCCCAGCAGCAATAAGCAAGGTTAGACACAGAGGTGACATTAATCCATTCAAGAATGGAATGCTTCCAATATTTGCTGCGCCTATGACTAGTGTTGTCAGTTTGGAGAATTTTGAAATGTTCGAATCAAACAAGATAATTCCAATACTTCCTCGTGACAAAAAGTATAAGGTTGAAATGAGATTGGAATTTGCAAAGCAAGGGAAATGGGCAGCTTTTTCACTTGAAGAATTTGACACATTCTTCTGTGCAAATCATACATATATTGAGAACAAAGCATTCGTTTTGGTTGACATGGCAAATGGACATATGGAAGAGTTATACAAGAAAGTCGAACTTGCCAAAAAGCACTATGGTGACAAGCTTGTACTGATGGTAGGAAACATTGCAAATCCATCCACATATTATTATGCAGCAAAAGCTGGTGTTGACTATGTTCGGCTTAATATAGGTGGTGGCGATGGCTGTACTACAACCCCAATTACTGGAGTAAATTATCCAATCGCAAGTCTTATCGCTGATACAATAATTGAAAAGGAGAAGCTATTGTTTGGTAATCCACACGCAAAATGCCCATATATAGTGGCTGATGGCGGTATAAGGGACTTTGGTGATGTGTCGAAGGCATTGTGCCTTGGTGCTGATTTTGTAATGATTGGAAGTGTTCTTGGTAGAAAACTTGAAAGTGCTTCTCCTTGTACGAGTTTCTTTTCTAGTGCATTAGCTCTTGGGTTAGAAGACCGTAATGAGGTTATTGACGGACTTCAGTTAATGAATAGAGATGACTTTCAATATAAGGGTAATGGACGATTCTTTATTGGAGACAAGCAAGTTTCATTTATGAAGTCATTCTACGGTATGGCATCAAATAGAGGTCAAAACGATATGGGTGTTGATACCAAAGTTGAAGAAGGAATGGAGAAATGGTATACAGTTGATGGTACTGTCAAGGAATGGTCAGAAAAGATGATACACGCTTTGCGGTCTACAATGAGTTATATTGACTGCTTTGATGTAAAGGATATGTATGAAAAATCACGGATTATTTTAGTGACAAATAACGCATATAATTGTATAAATAGGAATTAAAATGGTTAAACAAATAAATTTTGATAATTATGTTATTGCTGTAGAACAAGTTTCAAATGGACATCCAGACGCAGTTTGTGATATAATAGCTAATTCGCTTGTAGATGCGTTTGTGAAGGGTGATAGTAAATCGCGTTGCGGTATTGAGGTAATGATGAAGGACAACATTGTTGTCATTGGTGGTGAAGTATATTCAAATACAGTTGTTGATTATGACAGAGTTGTACGTTCTGTATTTGAAAAAATCAAATATCCAGAAAATCACCACCTATCACCAAATGAAATAAAGATTATTAATCTCATTGGTAAACAGTCAATGGAAATTCACAATGCTGTCGATATTTCAGATGATGTAATTGCTGGTTCAGACCAAGGGTTTATGTGTGGTTATGCAACAAAAGAAACCGAAACATTTATGCCTCTTGGTTGCTACATAACAAAGCATATATGTAATTTCATTAATACGCAAACTGAATTGGAAATAGGACCAGATGCTAAATCGCAAGTTGTTATTGAATATGATGGAATAGAACCCAAAAGGGTTATTTCAATTTTAGTTTCAGCTATGCATCAGTGCAATCTTGCTACTGTAAGAAATTACATTACAGAAGCAATTCTAACTAATAGAATCAACCTTAATACTGATATTTTTGAAAAATTTATAACTGAAGAGGTTATTATTGATGTAAATCCAGCTGGAACTTGGAGGATTGGCGGAAGCATATCTGATTGTGGAATGTGCAATAGGAAATTGGCTTGCAATCAGACATCAAGTGCATATAGAATTTCTGGAGGTGGACTCAATGGAAAGGATATTTCAAAACTTGATTACAGTGGAAATATGATGTGTCGTTACATAGCCAAGAATATTGTTGCTGCTGATATTGCAGACACTTGTGGGGTTGACATCTCATATTCAATAGGCGTTGTTGAACCAACTTCAGTAAACATTACACTTAATAGAAACAAGCATTTGGAAAAACCACTTGTTGAATGGGTTAAGAAAAATGTAGGTCTTGAACCACATAATATAATCAAGCGTTTTGACCCAACGGTATGCCGTTATGCAAATTCGGCAATTAACGGATACTATGGAATGACTGAAGAGGAAATGGAAGACGAGCATAATAAACTTATGTACCCTTGGGAACGTTTCGACCTTGTTGATGGCTTAAAATACTTTGTACACGATGCAATTTGGCAATAGAATATTATCTATTGCCATTTTTGTGATATTTAGTATAAAAGGTACTTTTTAAATATATGAAAAGAATAATTAGATTGACAGAAAATGATTTACATAGGATTGTAAAATATTGCGTTAGAGAGATAAAAGAAACATATAATAGGCATTTGATTAATGAAATGTTTGGTGACGTTGATACAAGTGGATACATTTGCGTTGGTGAAATTCCTTATTATCCTTGGTTTGATGATGATAGTAAAAATAAGGTTTATGTAATGGTTAATCCAAAAAAGGAAATGCTATATGGTAGAGAAATCAATGATGTAAGATATACTGAAAATCCTGATGGAAGTGGTAATCAGACAGATTCGATACCATCAATTTATAAGGAGCGTATAAAAATATATCCAGAACATGAAGATGATGAATTCGGTGAAATGTTTCTTGGTAAGAGAAAGTCAAAAGAAGAAGTTGAAAGCAAACATAATGAATTTATGTCTAATATGGTTATAATTGATGATAATCTCCTATTGTTGCATCACGATTCATCATATAAAATAACTGACGGTTATATCAAAAAGGGTGTAACCAATACGTATTCAAACAACAGTGATATTGGTAAATATTTTTGGGGTAGCAAGGACAGTGGAAGCGACCCAAGCAATAGTGGTACTTATAAATATTATTGCTTGATTCCACAATCAGATTTTTATGATTTTGAAACCAATGCTGAAAGATTAAGTCTTCCTATCGCTATGAAAAAATATGGTTATTGCGGACAATATTGGAATGATGGTAAATCAATTGTTGTAACCACATATAAAGACACCCCAATATGGTGCATACTTGACAAGAGAAAAGGAATTTGGTATGATAATGATTGGGTTCAAATAGAAAAGCCTCATTTTTTTGATATATAATTTTTGTCTTTATATTTTTTAACAATTTAAATTTGTAATTCTCATTTTTTTGTTTTATCTTTGCACAACAATTTAAAACAAAAATCGAATGAGTAACAAAATTTATCTTACAATTTTTATTGTTTTGGCGATTGTAGTGAGCTATTATGTTGGTCTTACAAATGGCTTGAAGTATTCATTGTCCTTGGTTCAGTATGCCACCGATACAATGTATGTCGAAAAGCCTATTGTTGAAGAGCCTACTGTGACAAAGACGAAGGCTAAACCAAAGAAGACTGAAGCAAAGAAGCTTGTATCTACGAAGTACAAGGTTTCAACAAATGGTATGAATTTCATAAGGAAAGAGGAATCTTGCAATCTTACAGCTTATTGGGACACTAATGGATATTCAATCGGATATGGGCATCACGGAACTGATGTGAAGAAAGGACAGACAATTACTGTAGAAGAGGCAGAGGCATTGTTTGCGAAGGATATTGCGTGGGTTAACACGTCAATCAATTCTCTTCTATCATCATTTCCATACACGTTTTCACAAGATTTTGTTGATGGGCTTGGTTCATTGATTTACAATTGTGGCGAGGGTGGTGTCAGAAAGTCAGAGTTCTATGCTCGTCTTAACAGATGCCGATTCAATGACAACAATATCAACCAATCTGATTATAACTATACTTTGAGTGCTGTCAAGACAGCCAATATCACTTGTCAGACTCATGTGGGGAGACGCAATAGGGAGTATAACTTAATGAAAGGAGTATTATGAAAAAAAAGACACTATATTACATAGTGCCTTTTTTTTTAGTATCTATTAATTCTTTTGAGGTCATCATATATTTTGCTTAATTGCATAAAATAATTGCGCACCCATTCTTTCTTGACTTGATGCAAGCAACTCATAGCGTTCCAAATATTTCTCTTTGCCAAATTTACGTTATCATAGTCTCTTCTATTTTGCCCATATCTTTCAACTTCTCCTTGCTTTCCATAGTGCAGTTGGTCATAGTCAGTAGCTTTTCTATTAGCTGAATTCATTGAATTAGCGCCTTGCTTAAAGCCTTGATACATTCCTTTGAATCTGTCACCAATACTTTCATCAACATCCTCATTTAATATTCTTTGTAGAGAATTCTTAACTATTTTACGAATGTCATTTTCTGTTAATCTTATATTTTTTTTCATAAAATTTCAAATTTTTAATATATTATTTTACCACGTACCCATATCGAATTCATGGGTTTCATTAATGATATATGTAGTAATGTTACCAACTGTAGAACTTGAAATTGTTATATAATCATTATCTGGGTTTGATTCTATAACCATTTTTTTTGCAATAAGGATGTCTATTTCATCTTGTAATAATCTATCAACTTCCTTAAGTCCATCAATTTCACTATTAATTGTTACCAATTCACCCCTTACGTTGCTTATTTGGTCCCCTAAATCGTCAGTGATACCATACAAATCATTAAGTATATTGTATATATCATCTCGACCTTCAATAATTGTTACAAAAGCATTGCCTTCTCCTTTAAAAAATATACCCATTAATGTCGATGGTTTGTCTATCGAGCCAAATCGAGCTAAGATAGGTGTACCATCTTCAAGACGCTTACCCATAGAGCTGTTTGTGATGTTGTTTAATGCTTCTATAGCAGTTTCTTTACTATCATAAATGTTACTAATCCTTAGGAATTGTAGCATCTTAATCGGTGTATTATTATTATTTGCCATAATTTATTCTTTACCCATTTTGCGTTGATAATATTCTGTCCACTTTCTGAAGCCTATATTACCCTTTTCATATGCTTCAGCCT